GTGTTCCAGCAACCGCCCGCAAACAGCACAGGCCAGCCGCTCGAATACCACGAGTAGTCCGGGATGTAGGTGGTCTCGCTGCCTCCGGCAGACGAGGGGTAAATAGCCCACGGTGTAGTTGTGGATGCTCCAAGAGCGCTGATGTATCCGCTGGAAGTGGTTCTGGTGCCTGCATTGGTGTATCCAGTGGAGGTATCATCGGCGTACTTGGTTGGGTCAGTGCAAACATAGACCGTATCGTTGCTGAAGTTTACTCCGTCCACCCAGTCAAAGACGTTGCCCCACAGGTTTTCGATATGTCTGTATTGAACGGCGGTTGTGCCGTCCGTGCCGGAAGCTCTGCCAGTATGAAATATCATGCTATCAGTGCCACCGGACGAAATCGCCGCGCTGCTACTAATGTTACCCTTGCCGATTTTGCTCTGGCTATCCCAATCTGCGTATTCTACAATGTAGAGTAACCCAATAGCGCACCAACTCGCGTAGTCATACAGCGCCCATCCATTGCCTTTATTTTTGGCGTTATTTCGTGCAGTAGCTCTGGTGATGCTTACCAGCGGAGTTTTTCCTGTGCAAGAAGTGCTATTGCTATCAGTGTTATATCGCCCAACATATCGACCAGACCCGGGATGCTTTTCGAAGCCGCTTTTTTCCTTGCTGGCGACGTAGAAATAGCGCTTCTTTCCAGTAGCATCGTCAATGATTTTATAATAAAACTCAGGAATAAACACCACAACATCTGCGTCTGAACGAGTAAATCCATCCTCTCCAAATTTGGGACCAATTTCACCAGAGACAACATTGTATTCTTCCATCCTTCTCCAAGGCATATAAGAGTCAAATAGACTGCTTCCGCTATCACCACCCACAGCAGGGGACGGATCTGTTGTAATATCTATATTGACCAAATTGTTGGGGTCATTCGCACTGGTCAAACGAGTACAAGCAGTAGAACTATTACCATAATTCCAACATACACCTTCGATAGTTAAATACCCCATCGGAACATCATAGTCTTTCCCGAGTTCGATATTGATGCTTTTTTCAAGCCAGTCATCGTCGAGAGTTGCTTTAATATCCCACCTTCCAGCCCGAGGTAATTTAACAACGGCCGCTCCAGTATCGCCCACCGTAGTATTTATAACAATATCGCCACATGAGAATTTCAAATTGCTTCCTGCATCGGTAGATACAGTTACCTTTGGATAGATAATGTCGCCCACCGTTTTAGAATCAGCAAACCCGCCTTCCACATTCAGCGTTTTGTCACTCACAATACTCGCGATTTTGTCATCTACTTCTGTCTTGGTATACCGGTTATCAAATTCACGATCGACCTCGGTTTTGGTATATCGCTCATCGAATTTTTGACCAGTTATCTTAGCGTCCGCCGGAGCGCCGGAAATAGTGAGCGTCGTATCTGCCGCAATTACTTTTTTTGCCTTTTCAGCAGCCGCTTCCGCAGCCAATCGGTCTCGCTCTACAGATTTGAGCCAGTCTTCCTCAGTACCTTCAAACCCGTGTTTTACGGCAATCTGATAGGCACTATAGGGACCGATAACGACTTCTCTATAATTTTTCAAGACAACACCACCTCCAGATTTCCATGTCCATCGTCACGCATTGTTACGTTATCAGCGACACTGTCTGCAACATACAGAGTCAAAATTCCGCTATCATTATTATCATCCAGCCAGATCCATCCTTTTGTGGCGATAGTTTGGTCGGCTTTTTCAGCGGCCTCTTGTGCTTCTCTCAAGGAAGCCAATGCGTCAGCAGCACTTTTGGCGGATGCGGTTTCTGACGCTTTAGCAGCAGTTTCACTTGTCTTGGCAGCAGTTTTACTATCAGCCGCAGCATCTCGGTGCTCACGAGCAGTATTCATAGCCGTTTGAGCATCATTCATGTGAGCCTGTGCATTACTTTCGGATGTAGCAGCATTCTTGGCGCTTACTGCCGCTGCATCCCGACTTGCCGCTGTGTTTGCAATACTGTCGTTCGCTCTTCGCTCGATATCCGCGAATCGTGAAATCATTGTTTCGACAGCGGTGGGGTCAACTTGCGCTCCTTCTCCGGTAGTATTCAGGCTATTCTTGATAGGCAATGTGGCAGGGACAGTATTGAAATCGTAAGCAAATTTCGGCTCGTCATTTTCGGTTTCGATGCTATAAAACCGTACTGAGAACTGAACATCGCCAGCGTATTTTGTGGCATCGCTCAAAACAGTCCAACCAAAAAGTATCTTTCCTGGAACAGTTTCAATGTCCAATTTGGTGATAGGGAAGAAGCCCTCGTTTACATCACCATTTGGGCCAACGGATCTGAACTGAATAACACATATTTCGTCACTCAAATCATGCTGGTCAAAATAACGGTCGATTTCGAAATAGACCGTTTCAGCGCCATGGTCATTTACGACACTTAAAAATGAAAAATCATCAGGGATGCTTATGGTTCTGCTATTAGCGTCGATAATAAATCTTGGCTCATCAGAAGGGAGCATCACAAGTTCTTTTAGGTTGTCTTGGTTCTGGATGTCTTGTAGACGCTGCATGTATTCATGAGAAGAAGTGATCACGAATTATCGACCTCCTTCAGCATCTGAACATTGACTTCTGACATCTGCACCACACCCTGATAAAGAGCGAGCGTCTTATTATAGATGTCCGCTGCATTCCGATTGAATTCTTCAAGCATGGCGATTTGAGTCTTGAAATTATAGATGTCATTTTTGATATTCAGTGCAAAGCAGCCGGTTGACAAAGCAATAGTTTCCGTAGCAGGATCGATACCCATGATACTAACAGAACAGGGGCCGTCACAAGCTTTAACGGGAGCAGTCATGTCGCACTCGTAGTTATAATAGTTGGTACTTGTGCTATTGACCTGCTTGAGCCCAACAATATCCAGATGATTTTTCTGGTCTTTCAGAACCAGATAAAGCCGCAGTTTAACGTATTTTTTATCAAGAAAGAAGGTGATTTCATCAAGACTATAACTCTGCGACTCTGAAAACTTAGTAGCCTTGAAGCCTTCATTTGAATAGATAAGGTTCATAAACACCTCCAATAAAATAAGCGCCCATCCCACACAGAGATGAGCATATATCAATTTGCAACCACAACAGTGGCTTCCCATGCCTCTTTGATGGATGTGTAGGCAGCACGGACGGTTTCGTCGCTGTTGGCAACCGACTCAAATAGCTGAAGCATGGCCCTTTTGAGTTCTGGCGACCAATTTGTATTCACATAGTTGATCGCCGACTTTGCGGCATCAATAGCGTTTGTAGCATTTGTGGCAGCAATATCAGCATATTGAGAAGATATTTTAGCACTGGATTCGGCTGATTTTACGGCTGAATCAAATTTTGCCGTTATTGATTCCACTTCTTCAGCTTTATAAATAGGAGAGGAATTACTAGTATTGAGCGTGTCAAGAACGGGCAAAGACGCCTCTAGTGTGTTAAAATTGTATTTAAAGGTCGAAATATTTCCGATATTTTCAATACTATAAAATCGAACAGAAAAAGATACCGTAGCTGCCTCGGCTGTCACAGTATTTCGGATTGTCCAGCCAAAAATTATTTTTCCGGGAATAGTTGTAATATCAATCTGAGTAACAGGGAAGAATCCTTCACCAAGTTCAACTCCGGTAGATCCCACCATTTTGTACTGGACGATACAAGTCTCTTCGGTTAAATCATGGCCGTCGAAATAACGGTCAATCTCGAAGAAAATGGTTTCTGCATTATGATCGCCTTTAACACCAAGAAACTTAAATACCGCAGGAATCGTAATGGCACGAGTATCAGCGTTAATAACAAAACGAGGCTCTTTCTTGGTATTGATTGATAACACAGAAACGCCGCCCATATTCTGAATATTAGTAAGGCGTCTCATGTAATCTTCTTGCGTAGTGGTCATTTTATTCCTCCTTTCTCATTTTTATAGCGGCTGCTTTTTGTAACTCAAAAAGTTCAGCAGCCGATTTTTCACCAAGAATATCGACTACTTCGTTATATGGCATATAAATCACACGAGGTTCGGTGTCTCCAAGTTCAATGAATCTCTTGTTTGCGTAATAATACGAGGCAAGAACACGACCCTTGTGTGCTAAACAAATATTGGTACTGCGATGATTTGGAGTACCGAAGCATTCGTAGTTGTAGCCAGAACAGCCGCCACAGCCCATAGCTACGGGGCATTCGAAGCACTCTTTTGTTGACTGACTTTCGCGTGTGATAGCGTCCAGCATGGTCTTTGTATCTTGCTGATGCTTTGTTTTGTACAGTCCGTCGAAGCAATTACCGAGACACATCGGCGCGGCCTTCTCTTTGCCGACCGAAATAGGGGCATATCGAATACATGGATAAGCTTTACCATCAGGAGCAAAAGAAAGCATCGAACCAGTGCCGCCGCAGTAATTGTGGTTGTCACCCGGAGCCATAGGGTGTCCAACATCATCATTCAACATTGTGATGTAAACGTCGCTTTTATTTTCGATGAGCCAATCAGACAGTTCTTTTAGCGCGAAATAAATATTCGATGCGTCTTCCTTCGTATAAGCGGGCTCATACGCGAAGTTGCAGTGAATGATTTTGCAGCCCTCGTTTACCATCATCTTTACACTGGGGTAAATATATTTGACAGAACCAGGAACGAAAGTCATTTTTGAGTTGAGCCAGCCATATTTTTTTGCATCCTGAAATGCGGCATATGCTTTAGAAAACGAACCGACACCATTTACATCAACACGAAAAGCATCATGCAATTCTTGGATTCCATCAATGGAAACGGTGATGCCCATGACGTCATGATATTTTTTGATAAGATGCTGGGCTTCGGGCGTAAACCATGCTTGCCCATTCGTAGTAAAGCTAATACGGGACAGCACAGCCAGCGGATTTTTTCGCAACCAACACTGTTCGTAAAAATAGTCACAAATCTGCTCAATCAGTTTAGCCTCCAGCAGTGGCTCGCCTCCAATAAAATCCAAAACGAGGGCTTTAGTGCGTTGAGTGATAAAATCTCCCTCGCTATTTTCATATAGATCGAGTAGATAATCGACGATTTTCTTGCCCGTATCGAGTGTCATTACGGAACAGCTTTTGCAGTGTTCGTAACAATAAGAACATCTCAAATTGCAGCTTCCTGTCACCTGAAATGTTACATTGCGGGCGGTCTGCTCGTTGTATCCGTTAGTAGAAGGGAAGAGCTTACGAATGCGTTCGGCGTAGTCATCTGTGGGTATAAAACTATTTACCATTCGCACTCCACCTCCTGCTTATAAAAATCAAATTTGTAATAAGATGGGATAAATCCAAGCAAACTTTCAAGCAATGTATTTTTTGTATATGTAAATTCGATATTTGCTTTTTGATAAAGCGAACGGTAATATTCAATCATCTCGCGGTAGTCGCTAGAATTTTCTTCAAAATATTTTCTTGAGATGACCGAGAGCAGAGACTCATAGCTCTTGTTTATATAAAACAGTCGTTCAATCAACATAGAATCCTTCTCGGTTAATTTAAGAGTCTTCTTCATATAGCCCCCTTCCTATGCGATAATTATCAAACTTCTTTTCAAGTTCAGGAAACCCATTTCCAAGATCTCGCATCTTACTCATGAATTCAATAAAATAATGTACTCGAAAATTTTCTTCAAGTTCAAGTGAAGCCAAAACTGTGTTTGCCACGATATACATGGCCCACTTTTGCTCGTCACTTTCGAGCGGCACATTAAGAATTTTTTCTAGCTTACTTTCAGAGATTATACTAGTGTTGGCAATATATTTTTGTGCATTAGGATATACACGGACAGCGATAACATAAGAGTATAGAATCTTCTCAGAGGTGGTTAAAGAATAATCACAGCTTTTTGATATAAGGTTAACAATGGATTTTACATAATTCAGCCACCGAGAAAATGAATATTCCTCTAGACTTGGGTTTTGAAGACAAGACAGATATCCAATCCAAAATTGGAAGGTGAATTTTTGAGGATCTGACTCATAGGGGGCAGAGAATCCGCCTTCTGGAATCGGTATCATTCGAAGAAAATTAAAAAGCACAAGATTCTTTTTATATTCAGAATCCGTAGAAGGGCATTTTATAAAAACAGTTTTATCTCTTTCCATTTTCTCCCTCCTTAATTAGATTTAACTCCACAACTTCCTTTACACCATCCCTCGCAACCGCCAGAGCAGCCGTAGCAACTACCTTGACACATTCCATCACAGCTTCCAGAACATCCCTCACAGCTTCCTTTGCATCCATCACAATCTCCTCGACATCCGCCGCTACAACCGTCCTCACAAGTTCCAGAGCAACTTCCGCTGCACCCCGTACAACCAGAATAACAAGCAGAAGAGCACAATCCTGTACAGCTGGAACGGCAACCGCTGGAAGACCCAGTTAAACTCCTGGACGATAAATCGTTGATTTTAACAAGACAATCTTTTAGCGTTTGTGCATAAACCAAAGATTCTTTGTCAGGAGTTGTGGTGTTTCCATCGATAGCATTCAATGGAGTCGTGATTTTCTGAATATGCTCGTATGTGATAAATTTCCCATTCGCTGGAGTTTCAGAAAACTGCTATGTACTCCCGTTGTATGCAGAAAGAGATCCGGTACTATTGGAATTAGAACGACGAGTAATCTCAGTATTGATGAGCTTTTTTAACGAAGTAAAATCTTCTGGACTAATCAATCCACCCTGTTCAGCCATAAAATCACCCCTTTACTCGCACACGAATGCGACGCTCACAGAATAAATCATCGCCCTCGACTGCATAACCAACAACAATATCCGGCGAAACGATTTCTCCATCTTCAACAGCACGACCAATCCCGGGGACCTTGGAAGGGACAATTAAATCGCCGGTTTTGACTTTTCCGATTACCCGCACACGCACACGGCCAGCGAGAGATACCGGAATATACTTATCGATATTGTAGTCATCCAAAGAAGAACCGTTGTTTGGTAAATCTCCACCAATGAGCATTGCGTATTCATCCGTGTGAACACCAACCACTCGTTTAGAAGTGTCGTCCGCCCGAATATATCGCTCTGTCTGACTACTTGTATCAAGAGCAATAATATCGCCTGGCTGAGTCGCACTACCACGCGGGAACAGCTCCGCATAGTCATTATAAACAGCGCCATATGCTTTGCTAAAAACAGCCACACCAGAATTGTTGACGTAATAATCATTAGAGCCGAAAAACAACGTACCACTCATAATTCCGCCAGAGAGGGGGAGGGCTCCAAGGCTGATGCAAGCTTTGATTGCTGTGTTACCACCCGTACCGCCATGTTCAATCGGAATAATACCAGACTGAATATCGGCAGCGTCATGTTTATGACTCTCGGTAGTTGTTCTTAGCTCTTCGACGGAAGCACGAATATCTGCATGAGAATGCTCATCTGTATTATGAGTTTGAATTGTTTCATCAATATAATTTCTAGCGTCAGCAATATCATCAGCATAATCTGTGAAATCAGTTGGCAAAGTTCCTTTCAGTGTTTTTAAGTTTTCTACAATCTGCAGGCTTTCATCGCGCTTCTGACTGGCAATGTCACTGCTCGCTTTAGCCGCAACCTCTGATTCTTTGGCTTTGGCGGCACTGTTCTGAGCAGCATTTGTAAATCTTTTAATATACGACTCTATCGTACTTGTAAACATTCGCTCCACAGCCATAATAGAATGCTTCAAACGATTGATAGTATCGGCATTGATCAATGCATTTCGGAGACGAGGATTTGAGTTCAGTACAGCTTGTGCGTTAGTGTAATTGCCATTTTCCATCGCAGCACGATACTGATTTGCCGCGCCAATCAAACTAGAAGAAATATCTTCAGAGTTCGTCCAATTATCACAGCTTGCTGGAAAGTTTGTGTATTCAAGGTCGGCATATTTCCCGTCTTCGTTTAAAATCCAATCACTCAAAATTTTCCCTCCAATCAATATTTGTTTTTGACAATATAAGGATAATAGGGCCAATAACGGCTCATAGTAACCGTCATAGTTCCATCACCCAGCGAAATATCTATTTTCTTAATTAAAAAATCGACGGGCTGATTTCCGGTATTGATATATTTGGGGGTATACGAAATTTTCTGATTAACGTCTAACCATGGAATCAGTACGCATTCTACAGTTACATTATCAGTCAAACGGCTAAGAGTCCAGTGTTTGTACTCAGCACAGTTCATGGCAGATTCATTAGTTGTATAATTTTCGTAGCCTTCTCCACTCAAAATCTCATTGCGCCGCCCAAGCTTTTCAATAGTAAACCGAGAACTATTTATCCAATCAACATCCGCTGCGTTTGACAAGCAAACATATCGAATGTACTTGCAATTTTCAGCTTCTTTATCTTTTTCTTTCTCTTCATCAGTGGGTTCCTTATCAACAAGCTTGACCATAACATGGATTTGTTGTTCCCCCTGATAATAAAAGTGCTTAGTATTAGAATCATATTTAACGACAATCATAGTGTCTTTAGGAATGGTTGTCCCATCAATCAAGACATCGTTTCCTTGATCGTCAACATTACGAGCATACAAATCGTATGTTCCGTAGCTCAATGATTTAGTAGTCGTTGTAAGATTCCCGTTTGAATCAGCAGACTGCACAGTTAAACGGAGTGAGACAAGAATTTTTACATTCTTCTTGAGGCCAGTTGTGGGAGTGGTAAAAGCGACCGTCAATTCAGAAGGAGAGTCCTCCATAGATGTAAAAGTTGCGTTTGCAGTAACTGTAGTCGTATCGCCACTAACAGAAAAAGTTGTTCTATCTTTCGCAGAAAAAGCATCGTATTCAACTGACGCTCCCCACAGTTCGACACAATTACGAATCTGGGAATAATCGTATGTACAGTCTTCGGAGATAACGAGATCTTCAAAGTCGGCAGCGCTCATAATTGTCAAGGCATCATATCCGGTAGGAATCTCAGAGCAGATAAATGTAGTTCCGTCAAAGTACATCTCAAATGGATAATACAGATCACGCAGTTCAGTAAGTATCTGCCAAATGGTCGCGCCAGTGTCATATTCAAGGTCATGCGGGACACTCCGGTTCCAATATCCAACGACGCAATCCTCCATACCACTCAAGCGAAATGTTTTTGCGATTGCGTTACCAATGTCTGAACCAACAGGTATTTTTGTTTTCTGACCTGTTAAAGTACCACCAAGCGTTCCATCGAGCTTTGCGACTAGGTCTACGCATGAAATGCTAAGGACATGTTCAGTGCTGCTGTATTTGAAACCGTTCTGATTGAAAGCGTATACTCCTTGAGAATACCAGTACAATTTACTATTAACTGACTCCATACCGATATAAAGCCTTACATATTTATTGGCCTATTCATCTCCGAACATAGAAGAAATGTCTTTGTTTCCCTCCAAATATATAGAAGCGGAAAAGGTCCGTCGAATATCTGCGTCTGAATCGATAGAAATAGAACCGTCAACAGTTAAACCTTCAAGTGAATTTAGAAGATTCATATCAGTGTCGAGTAATTCTATCTTACAATAGAGATGTTTAACACGTGTTTTAAGCAATGTAAGCTCTGCTTGTGAAGGAGCATAGTTTTTCATGGCACACCTCCATCTATCGTTATGATGTCGTAACAACTACAGAACATGTGGCAATCAGATTGTCCATAGTCGCAGTAATTGTTGTAGACCCAGGAGAAATTCCTTCAACCACGCCTTTATCAGTGACAGTCGCAATTTTCGTATCCGCGCTCTTCCATATGACAACATTCTGAGAAGCACCTGATGGATAAGTTGTATACTCTAACTTGTGATTGTTGCCAACACTGAGCGTAAATTTGCTCTCAGTTAGACTAAAGCTTTGAGCAATAATGCGAACTCGGGTTGCAGATGCGATAATTGTGACATTGCCATAAACAGAAGGAATATTGATTTCGTGACTTACTTTACCGGTGGATTCATCAATACGCTTAATATAAGTCGTGTTTGTGACGTTTAAGCCGCCCATAAAAACGACAACGCCACTGATTTCGTAATCTTCAACAGAAGAAAGAGTGGCGGTATATGGTTTGCCTTCGGAGATGGTAGTATCCGTGTTGTCTGAATCGACATAGTAGAAATTGTTCGTGATATTGTAGGTTTCTTCTCCGGTTCTACCTGTCCTCACGTTCACAAAACCATTATTCAGCATATCGTTGTCGTCATTAACGCTTCCAACCTCCGTAAAATCAAAGCTTAAAGTAACTTTGTCAGGATGTTCAGAATTCGAAGATTTGACGTTGCCATCAATAGCAACCATCCAGATGCGGCCATCTTCAATTTTCAAAATTTTAGCACCGCCATTCGTGAGCCAATCAATCATATCTTCACGATACCAATGACTATGCGCCACATCGAAAGTATCATTTTTTAGATACCGAATAGCTGTACCAGAAAAAGAGCCTGAAGTGTAGTTTGATTTGCCTCCGAAAAATACGAATGGATATTTACGATTTAAGGTTGTCACAACAGATGATTGACGATTTCGATCGGTTTCAGTGATTGAAGGGTCGAGCAGAATATGATAACTTACAGTTCCATCTGTGATGATAGCTCCATAAAATTTACTTTGAACAGTTGTCTTGATATATGGAAGCTCTGTTCCGTCGCTAAGAACGGGGACCAAAGCGTACTCGTACTCCGTTTCCCGCCCGCGTGCAAAATAATCGTTGTAAACAAAATTGATGTTTCCATGTCCGGCAAGCTGCTCATAAAGCAAGACCCACGGTTTTTGATCTGCCCCGATTTCGCGGCGCTTCAACTTGATTTCGTGCAAATCCGAGCCATATTCAAAGTTGGAGCCACCAAGAGTTTTTTGATCAAAATCGGCAAAAAGCAAAGTGTCTTCTGTCCATTTCATACCTGAATCATAAAAGGTAGAGAACTCGTCAGGAGACCCTGAAAGATAGACACCGTCGTAAATACCATTTTGAATCACGAACCCCGCCAGAGAAGGATTTCCAGCACAAGGGGAGGCGTCAGAGCCAGTTCCGAACAAATCATACCCCAGAAAGTTCATTCTTCCACCTCCCTAATCATAATATCATAAGCATTATCTTTATGCTGCAGGCAAATCAGTACGTCCATACTGGTTTTCTTTATATAATTGCTGTCAATAAAATAAACGTCTGAATATGCAAAACCACCATCCTCACGAATGATTTTTAGCATAGCATAAAAATATTCGGACTGGTTGGCGGGAAGATAGTTTTCGTAAGCAAGTTTAGAAAAAGCTCGAATATTAGTGGAAATAACGCCTCTATATATCATTCCATCCTGATCGAACGAGAATTCCACGATATTTTTTCGAACAATAGGACGGACCTTGAATGCCATCGCATAGTCTTTGACATTATAGAACTCCATTTGATACGGAATATCGAACGTGACTTTTTCACCATGAGTCAAATCCACAGCATAACCACCAGATGATGTTACATAAGAAATCTGGTCTTTTGTTATTCCAGAAATATCAGCAAGATGGCTTGAAATAGCAACATATCCGTCACTTAATTTATTCTTACACTGTAAAAAAGTGCCTCCTTCTGCGCTCGCATAATATTTTGTTTCGAACTGAATAAAGCCAGTGTCCAAAGAATAACCATTACGAGTTGTGCCGGTTCCGCGAATATAAAACACAGTTCGATTATCCAAACCGTTCACTGTAAAAGACGTCCCTACAGCTCCATAGAACACCGCAGATTCTTTAATCAGATTCTTACTTTCATCGTATAAATGATACTGGTAGGTACTTAATGTTTCACCCTGTACAGTTACATACTGATACGCTAACAGGAACAAAATTGAGGAAGTAGGGATAATATTTTCCGCATTAGAAGAAAGCCCGTCGAAGCTCAATATTGGTTTTTCTTTGCACCAAAGAGGAATAGGGTCACTGAAATCACCATATTCGTCTTCGCCAGAAAGTCTGACCTTGACGCGGATAGTATAGTTACGAGACTGATTGTCGAGCCAATCTGACGAAGTAATTCTATAGCCATAACCAAGATTAGCTGTGAAACCGGTCACAGCGTTCGCAACACTTCCGAGCAACTTGTTGGTCATGCTGTCATATACTTCATAACAATACGTGGTCGTTGCCTTTTCCAGCGCGGCAGTCTTCTCTGCTACATTATCTTTGTCACTCCAAATCTTTCCCTGAACATCATGCATGGCCCAGCCGACAAATGTACTTGTTTTACCATAAGTTTTCTTTAGTTCGGCCTCGCTCCAACCAGCGATAGCGCTGACATCACAGGCGGACAGGGGGGCACCATCAAAAGTATCTCCTTCAACCGCAGCAATCATCTTTTTGACAGTGATTGCGCTTCCACCAACTGTCTCTGAAATTCCTTCCGCATCAACGGACAAGATATTTGCAGCCACAAGACCATTGGTCAGAGCAGTTGCTTTCGTTTTGACATCAGATAAATATTTTGAAATCTCAGATTGAGTGAGCGGAACGAGTTCACCATTGTCCGTCTGGAACAGAGGAGTGTACGCCACCTGTAGACTGCCCATTTTATCATCACACCCGAGAACGGTAGAATAGTCGCCCTCAGAAATGATGGTTTCGTTCGCATTCATCTCGTTCACGAAGGTCTGGTACTTCGCAATATTTTCAGACGTCCATACAATTCGAGCTCGATTGAGATTGTTAATATTCCCATAGGTCTCGACACCGCGGCTTTTAATAGCAGCGATAGTAGTCTTCTGCTTCTCAATGGCCTGGTCGTATGCTTTTTGAGCATTATTATATAATGTACCGTCATAGGTGGTTGCCACCTTAAAATATGCGGTAGTCCCTTCGTTTGCATCAAAAACAGAAATAGGGGACAGTATAGGTTTCGCCAAGGTAGAATCACCTCCTAAAATTAAAAGCCGCACTCGCAGGGTTATCCGTCATTGGCGGAACTACCTGCATTTTGTGCGGCTTAGAGTTTATGAAGAATCAACGTATTGTAGTTGCTTTGAGCAGCAGTCACCGCGACCCGCTCTCCGATATTGAAGAACTGACTGGATTTAATCGTGTATTCCTGTCCAGCAGAAGTTACGATGTATTTCCCGTTGCTGGTTCCTGTTACAACACCAAAGAAGGTCTTGTCAAACGAAGCATCCTCAACGACACGTCTGGCAGTATCGCAAATCATCTTCGCGAGTTCACTGACAGCTTTTCTTGAATCAGTCACTTAACACACCTCCTTATCGTTTACTATACTCCTGATAAATTGCATTGGGCAGATCCTGAACGATTTCACGAGCCAGTCCATCAACGTCGCCAATCGGCTTCTGAACATAAATGTCGCCAATGTTGATAGACGGAGCCTGGCTGCGATTCTGAACATTTGCGGTAAGACCACCATTCTTTGCGAGCTGCTTCTGGAACCATGCGTCAGGATTGCCGCCCAGATCAAAGAGCTTAGATGTAATGTCCGCAGGAACAACGCCGTCACCAGTCTCAAGATAGGTATAGCGCCCAGCTTCAGGCTGGCGGACGATAAGTTCCTGGCCCTTCTCATCAACATTATAAGTACCAGACTTGTTAATGCTGCGAGAACCGGTAGCTTTCTTGCCTGTGATTTTATCGACTTTGTCTTTGACCCAATTCTTTGCCGAATTAGTCTTCTCAGAGACGGCCTCTTTGATATTGTTGTAAGTCTCTTTCACTTTATCAACAACTTTTTCAGCAGTCTCTTTCGGGTGAGTGACTGCGTCCTTTACATTGGACGCGACCTCCTTGCCCTTGCTATAGGCATCCTTTGCGACAGAAGCAACCTCCTGAGCGGCCTCTTTCGGATGAGTGATCGCCCAAGTAACTTTTTTGCCTGTCTTGACTGCACTTTCAACTGCCGAAGCAATCAGTTCTGTCGGATGAGTGAGCAGGTGCAATGCCTTTTGAACCATGTTCGGATCATTGGATTCATTGTATTTTGTCAGCTTATCCACAGTAGAACCAAGAGAGTGCTTATTCAGCCATGTACCAAGCTTGCTGTTGGAGAACTTCTCGAAGAGCCCTTGGATAGTCTTCTTGACCTTGCTAAAGCTAAACGATGCAGAAGGTCCAATATTGGTATCCATCGAATTGCCATAATAGCCGCCACCGCCAGACAAACCAGAAGCCGGAGTGGTATTCATGGTGTTCTCGACTTTTGGTAGCCAGTTTGACAGGTTGTCGCTAATATTTGACGTATCTGCATTGTAATCAGCAAAAATGGTCTCAAACAGCTTATTGATTGCAGTAGAAGCGTCCGTAGACATGTCGGGAGACAGGGAATAGAGGTTGTCCCATCCATTCTTATACACGCTGCCCATGCGCTGGAACATCTCAGCACAAATAGTCTTGATTTGGTCGTCAGTTAGATTCTTATTGCCAAGGGCAGAATCCATCGAATTAGAAATCATGCTATTCATGCGGTCGAAGATGGTGTTACCGATGGTATCAATCTGCTCTTCAGACAGTCCGGCATTTTTGCCGAGCCGCTTCCACACTGTATCAAACTTATCACGCAGACGCTTCATCTGGTTGTTCGCCAGACTCTTCGTAATAGATATCAGGTCGCCCTTTGTTTTAGCATTCTTCAGGTCGTCAATGAACAGAGAACCGACCGAGTTGCCGGATTCTTTCATAGCCTCAGAGAGCCATTTCTTTGGATCTTTGCCGATTTCCATCAGGTTCTCTGTAGTGTCAGCCGGAATAACGCCATCGCCCTTTTCGAGATAAGTCATTCGTCCCTTTGCGGGATTACGAACAATTATCTCTTCGCCCTCTTCGTCAACATTGTACGGAGCTGCTTGGTCGATATGCTTGTCACCCTTAGCACGGCCCCAGTTCCAAGGCCAGATTTTCCAAGAACCGATGCCTTTCTTCTTGGAGCCGCTGTCGCTTGAACTCTTACCCCAGTTCCACGGCATAAGTTTGCTGATAAAGCTACCAACACCCTTTACCGCCTTGCTGATAGTAGAGCCGATGCCCTTTACTACATTAGTGATACCTGCGCCGATTCTCTTAATGCCAGTGGTGAGACTTCCTCCACCAATCGCGCCGACAGCGAGCGTACCACCAAGCAGGATCGTACCGATGACAGGAATATGACTGACCGCAGCCGCGATAGTTCCGGCAACACCCGTGCCGCCTGCAGTGCCAATAACAGTGCTGACAGTCGTACCAATTCCTTTGAAAATACCAGCAATGCCAGAGAATAGTTTGGTGCCACCCAATGTAGTGCCAATGTTACCGAAAATTGAGCCAAGCCCGCCAACCGCTTTTTGGGCAATAGATGCGACTCCACTAAACCCTTTTTGGAAGATAGACTTCAATCCGCCATTGCCGGAGAAAATCCCCTGCGCAGATTTAGCTATAGACGGTTTTGCGGCATCCAGTCCAGTAGTGATTCCATCACCGACGCCAGACTTTATGACTGGAGCAATATCAGCTGTAAGTTTACTACTAGCACTGCCATCGCCGATTCCAAGGATACTCTTTCCTGCATCCGAGAGGCGGCCCAAGAATCCCTTGCTGGAACTCTTATTGCCGAATGAGCTGAACATGTTCTTGATTCGATTGAATAGACCGGTAATGCCACCACTCTGAGTAGTCCCAGTACTTAAACTACTTAAAACGTCGTTCAGCTTGACCAGCGTACCCACCAGATTGGTCAGATTGGTGACGACATTGTTGACATTAGTTGCGCCCTGAATCGCCTTCATGTTGGCGATAACATTATCTTTGTAACCATCAAGACCAGCGGTCATCTGGTCGAATGTCATGCCTTGAATCTTCGCGGCATATTCCTGTTTCTTCTGATAGTCCTCATAGCTAGAACCAATCAAGTTAATCAGTTCAGTGTACTTATCCTTCAGCTTGTTCAGTTTATCAATCTCGTCATTCAAGGCGTTCTCACGCTGTTTAGAGTTGAGATTATCGCGGGCTTCCTTAATAGCAGACTCATCAGCCTGCCACTCATAACCATTAGAGGTGTAAACACGGACGGTTTTCTGAGTCTCGGCTTTTTCGAGCTCGGCTTGCAATTTTGCTAGTTCGATAGCTTTCTCTTGCTCGTCGTTTGCGTCCTGAAGAGCTTCGATTCGTTTGTCAATCTCCTCTGTCATGGCATCGCCGTAGATCTTAAGGTCGTTAGACTGATTGTCGTTGAACTTATTGAAAACATCGAGTAAGGAAGAGAAGAGGTCTTTTAGATTAGAGAAGATGGTTTGAAGGTTTTGAGCCTCAGTACCCATACCTTTCATGTGGTCAGTGACATCCCAAGTGCCATCGGCAACCTTTTGAAGGATTTCAGCATAACGCTTCCCGATTTCTGTACCTTCATAATCGGCGGCGAGTTTTTGTAGCTGTGCAACATAAAGAGCGCGGAATGCCTCTTTATTGAACACAAGCTTATCGCCCTGAAGCTCAAGGCAAGCTGTGTACTTTACGTCAAGCCCCATTAACTTCTGGATTGAATCTTGACTTAAATCACCATAGGCGTTATATTCGTCCACAATATCGGACAGGTCATTAAATGCACTTTGGAAATTATCCATCCGATTATTGATGTTTTCCAAAGTAGAACCTATGCCGTTGATATACTCCTCGATGCTGATAACATTGTTCTTAATCTTATCCTCGGCGTCTCTAAAGCCTTGAGCAAGATATTTTCCAGCTTTACCTCCGGTCTTTTCGCAAGCAGTAGCCATACCATCAAGCTTTTCGAGGAACATCTGCTTGAAGGCATCACTGTTGTAATCTACTAATCCTGTTTCTGGATTCAAAGCTCCGGCAAACCTATCGTCTGTGAATAAATCTGTGTTATCATACAGATCACGAATTGCCTGATACTGCTTTTCAACGTCATCAGAATCAAGAGCACTAAACGGACTATCAATCTTATTCTTACTGACTTCAGAGAGGCTAGAAAATGCGGATTTTATAGCATCCGTCTTTTCCTTAGCATCTGCCATCGCGGTGCCGTAGCCTTTGATAACGTCAGTCAGTTGCTCGAAGGAAATAGTAGAGGAATGGACGTTACTATCCAAGTAGGATAGAATGCGCTTTAACTCATCGGCAGACTTTGATGCCTTGCCACTAGCTTCCTCTTGCTTTAACTGAGTCTCAACAAGCTTACGGAACTCGTTTGCATTGATTTCAAGCTTGTCGCCATTCTTAACTAAACAAGAGGTGAACTTGTCCTCAAGCTTCATCATGGACTTCATAGTATCTGCACTGATATAGCCATACTGGTTATATTCCTTCATGGCCTTAGTCAACGTATCAAATGCGGAAGCCACGTCTGTTACAGATTTTGATGCTGACTTACTCTTGTTGTTCTTATTAAAGCCATTCAAGTGTGTCTTGATTTTATTCGAATCACCGAGAATTGTGTCAATCGTAGAGTCGATAACAGAAAGCTGAGTGTTCAGGCCATTCAAAATGGTTTGGACTCTATCCGGGTCGATTTCAGACTTTTCCTCAGCGGCATTTAAAAGCTCTTGTGCAGTAGCAAGACCAACGGTTCCCTTGATTGCGTCACCCAGACCGGGAGAAAGTTCATTTAGCTTGTTGACCTCGCCGTCCATTGCTTCAGTTGCTTTCTCAGTAGATGTTTTCACATTGTCAAGAGAAATCTTCTGAATTTCAGCAATAGCGTTTTGAACAGCAGTAACCTTAGCGTCTGCATATTTTGACGCAACCATCTGAGCAAATGCTTCGTTATTCAGCTGAAGTTTACCGTTGACAAGCTCCATACAGCTCAGATACTCGTAATCCATAGTGAGCAGAGACTGTAAAGAGTCAGCGCTCATATAGCCATATTTGTTGTATTCATCAACAGCAATTGAACAAGCCTTGTACGCCTTTTGGATATTATCAATCTGCTGAGAAAGATTCTCCATTTCTTTGGCGGTTTCAATAGCTCGGCTTGTTGCATCCTCGATTCCACCAAACAAACCATTCTCTTCGCCAGCTTCTGCAACACCCTGAATGGTTGTACCATATTTATCTGCCGCAGCGGTCAACGTATCGAGCGCCTGAGCCTGTTCATCAGTTAGCTGTACGCCATCCTGAGACAGACCAACAACATCAGAGATTGTCATCTCGCCAGCGTCTTTACCAAGAGAATCAGCAAGAATTTCAAACGCACTCTTAATGTGGTCCACATAGCGAACCGGAGCAGAACTACTACCGTCAGATTCACCAGAAGGACTATTTTCCAAATCATTATAAAGCTGGTCGTAAACCGCCTCGATATTGTCCTTGCCTTCCTGAGCGACAGCCTGTGCATCATGCATAGACTTGCCAACATAACGGCTCAAATTGCCATTATCATCAACAGGAGTCAAGTCAGCATCAGGACCATACAGGTCAATCAAGTCATTCTTGATATCTTCATTACTGTCACCAGATTGAGCCAGTATATCAGCGGCACTGTATACGCCGCCATTTGGATCTTTTCCACCAGCAACACCGGCAATCATGCCCTTGACTTGCATCATTACGCCATTGATATCTTGCTTTAAGCCAGTGGCATCTAACTCCATTAGCTTGTCAATATCGAGTTTTCCATTCTCGTCATAGCACTGTTCAACGATGGCATCGATATAGTTCCACAGCTGGTCTTCCGTTAAAGGAACAAGACCATTATTAGTCTGAAGCATCGGAGTAAACGCAAACGGATGCTCCGTGCCATCTTCATCGGAAATGGTGTCCCAAGAGCCAAGAACGGTAGAATAACTGCCCTTTTCAATTGTTCCCGGGAAGATGCTGTTCTGTTCGTCTACGAAATCCTTGTATTTTGCAAGGCTTTCTTCCGTCCAGTCAATCTTATCACGGTGGAAATTATCAATGTTGCCATATTTACCGTAGCCCTGAGAATTCCATTTCTCTTCAGTTTTCTGGGCTTCCTTTACAGCATCCTGATATTCCTTTGTGGCTTTGATTTTTGCGTCGATTTCAGAAGTGGCTTGAGTGGACTTCTTAGTTTCGCTTGCACTCCACTCTGCAAAATCACTCTTGAACTGATTCTGCTTCAACGCAGAAATAGAACCAGTATAAGAATCGACATCATCCTTTAGTGCATTACGTTCGTCCATTAAGAACTGGTAAAGAGCATGATACTTCCCGTTTACTGCACGTTCTTCGTCGGTAGTATTATCGATGATATATTCAATTGCCTTCCCAAGATTGTTATAATAATCAACAATAGAGTCGGCATCGTTTATGTCGTCTGCTCCGTATCCACCAGCCCAGTTAAAGACGTCAATACCAGCGTCCGTAATCTGATCACCCATTTGCATTTCAGCATTAGACCAGATTGTGCCAAACATATGGGAACGATTGTTCTTCTTAGCGGTATGAACTAGCTTTGTGCCTTGTGCTTCTTTTGACTGAACTAATTCCTTTTGTGAGGCTTTTAACTGTTCACTCGTAATATCTTTTAAAATAGCAAGCTGTTCTTGATACTTGCCGTTTTGAAGATCGATACTACCAAGTTTGTCATCATCAAGAGTTCCTTGCTCTTTCGCAAGATCAAGAATCTCTGCCTGAATATCTTTTGCTTGGTCAAAGTCCTCGGTACTCCAACCAGACTTGTCTCCAAGTTCTTCATAAGCACTGACTAAATCCTTTAAAGAGGAAGTAGTGCTCTGCGCAGCATCGGCGGCTTCCTTAGATTTCGTGGCCGCAGTGTCAATACGCTGAGAATATTCAACAAATTTCTTTGTTATCCACGACAGTGCAAAACCAATGCCAGCACTTAATGCGGCATTAAGTAAAATAGCTCGTGCCCGAAGCAGCAACATACTGAGTGACAACTTGTTTGTTGCACCCTCGGCTCCCTCTGCTTGAACTTTACTTTGGATTAAAGCTGTGGTAAGATTACTAAGAGAAGGCCTTGCTCCGTTTGCCGCTTCTTTACACTGATTGTAAACTGCAACTAAACGCAAAAATTTCTTGATTATTGTGTCCCAAATGCTAGATGTCGTATCTGTTCCATTAGTAGAAAAGAAAGTTAATACCAATCTACTTTTATGAGGAGAGAGTTATGAAAAAGATAGGATACTGTCATTGGTGTAACAAATATGCCGATTTAAATTATGGCTTTTGCCCGTTTTGCTCAAGTCAACTGATATCAATCAGTGCATGGAATAAAATGACCAACAAAGAAAGAGAAGATTGGTTAAATAGAAATCCTAGACACAACCCTCCTAAAAAAATGTGGGGTGTTAATCTTGACTTCGCAGAAAAGGAAAACAAACAAGCCTGCGCTCAACTTGAAGAAGAAGCTCGCCTCGCTCAGTACAAGCCCACTTGCCCAGTATGCCACTGTCCTGATTTGGAGAAAATCTCCGGCTTTGACAAGACTGTGGATATAGCGGTTTGGGGCGTATGGTCGAGAAAGGCACATAAGCAGTTTAAATGTAAAGCATGTGGGTGTGAGTTTTAAATAGGATGTGAATCGTTATGTCCTTAGTGATGGCTATCGCAAACAAAGAAGGAATCGTTGTGTCTGCGGATTGGCGACTCATACGTCATAGAATAGACAATCCGTTTATCGCTATGCCGTCCGACCATAGCCAGAAAGCGTATATTACAAATACAAACCATGTCGTTGCGTTCACCGGCAATGCTAGACTTGACACAGGCGAATTTCTAAACGACGTTATCCTTCATACACTTAAAATTACGTCAGCTCAAAAGATGCCTATCCAAGAAGAGCTTGGATTCTTGCTAAATGTGCTGGTGCAGAAAACTGGGAATAGCACTGTTTATTTAATCGAATGTGGCATCGAGAATGGCGAAAATGTGATACTTAGAGCAGATACAGGCCATAACAAAATTCAACCGAATACATTGGACGACATTGGTTATGCAGCTAGTGGTGAGCATAAACTTTATCAATCAAAACTCATCAAGCTTGGAGATAATATCCATACACTTAAACTACAAGAAATGGTTGAATTCCTTCAGGGCATAAACTGCGAAATAGCCGAAATTGACAGTTTAGTAAGCCCCAAATGCGATATTATTACAGTTACTTCCGAAGGCGCACAACGTTTATATACACCTGAACGCTACGGGTGGATTGTCGATCCATGAAAAAAATTCACTGACAGAAGTGAATTGAATCAGTTCTTCTTTTTGAGATTCGTAATTCTATACTTCGGCATAAGCAATCGTATTTGCGTTTAATGGAAGGTTGGTTCTTGCCCATTTAGGATTAACTGTTCCAAATATAGACAAGTTCTCCTGATAAGGTTTTCTTTTTCCACATTGATAAGAAAGCAAGTGACTCACCTCCAACAAAAGAAACACATAATTAGGAAACTCGGCAAACAATTCAAGTGTAAGAATTGTGGGTACGAATGGTAAGCCGAAACTGACTAAAATGGCATAAATAAAACGCCTAGAGACATGTAGCCTTTAGGCGTTTTTGCACTTGGATATAATAAAAAGCTCCTCACCAGATCGGTAAGGAGCGAAATTTCTTAAAAACGGGTTCGACTGATTGTTTACTCGTCCGATTAACTGTCTACACAGTCAGTCATCTGAAATGGCATACTAGAGTTCACTAGCGCCTCGCAACCACAATCCCGTCCTATTCTGGATTTAATGTATCATACAAAAGATTATAGTCCTTTTGTAAGTCGGCATACTTTTTCTTTATACCATCAAGCTCTAATTGCCTTATTTCAGCTTCGGAAACCGGTCGTTTAAACCAAACTTTTCCGCCATATCCTTCACTGTCAGTAAGATTATGATGCGGATCAAGCCAAACAACATAGAATACAGAATGTTCTATTCCATTAACAATAAATCCAATTACTCTGCCCTTTGACTTGTTAATTCTGAACTGCCAATATTCATGTTGTTCATCACCATCTGGAGCAGAAGCATTTGTTTTGCTCCAATCAATCGGATGTAAATCATGTAATGAAGTTCTAATTTCTGGAATCTTTTTATTGCTGACACTTTTTAAGCAATCAAGTAAATCAAGGAACCATGCGCCGCCAACTGTTTTATCTTCTGCATCTCCACCAAGATTAAACAAATCACGACTTCTATCAAAGCAAGCAAAAGAAAAAGTTAAACTATTTTGTTCAGCTTTGGCTCCATTATGTGGAAATACTTCCGTTTTTACTTCCGTGCATTTTGGTGCGGGAAGTTTGAATTTAGTCTGCCTGTCCTTGCTCATAGAGTGCTTTGTAAAAATCCCTCATTGCTTTATAAGTGATTACTTCCGTACCGGGTTCCCAAGGCTCAAGACCTTTGCGAGCATTCTGCCACGGAGTTTCAGAATGAGTTGAAGCTTCAAGCTGATCGCCGTCGTATGGTCCATAAGTGCTATATACGGAATCAAGAATGTTCAGAACACGTTCATTTAGAATACCCTCGTTAAAATCAACTTTAGGAATAGGCTCCCACCCATAACAAGAATATCGATGGTAAAGATCAGGAATTACAGGACCATGAACCCATGCCTGAATTTCATTTTCAAACAAAGGACCATCATCGTAAAGAGCACAGTACCATGCCTGTGCATAATAGCAAAGCTTTTGAAGCTTCTTGTGCGTCATTGATTCTTTACTAAGAAACCAGTCAGACACTTGATTTAGCAGTACCATGCTTACACCTTCCTTCTTTCACTCATAGTATACGCTAAAACACAATCAATAGCAATGGACTTTTCGTGAACATTTAAAACACCCGGCCTCCCTGCAGTAGGGAAGTCGGGCTTGTTTATTGTGATGATACCTTATTTCAGCAGTTCTGCAATATCTTCAGCAGTCATACCGTTAGCCAGTGCATTGGCAACAATATCTTCTGCCTTTTTGCGATTCAGCTCTGCCGCAATCTTTTCATCGGCGTCAGCCTTTTTCTTTTCGAGCTTTACGATCTCTTTATTGAGTTTCTTCAGCTCTGCTTCTTTTGCTTTACGCTGGGCGTTCAGTGTAGCGATATCATCACTAATAGTTGCAATCTCCTTAGCAATAGATTCTGCGGCAGTATTCTTTTCAGCGATCTGTGCTGCGTAATCGACGCCATCAAGAACCTTTATTTTATTCTTACTTCCCTTGGGTCTAGCCATAATAAAACACCTCCGTATATTTTGGATACGCGATTGTACTTTTATTATAGCCAGAAAATTTCAAAAAAGCAACCTGTTTTTCATGTATTATAAATTACATTATAGAGTCTTGACACAGCCGTGTCGATGCGTGTATAATAAATGGGCAATCAGGAGTTCCACATCGAACTTGTCCAATCATAGATGTAAAAATAGGCGGTCACCCTCCCAGTAGCCGGAAGGCAAGAAGGAGCGTGTATTTCTTTAACTGCCTTCCGGCAATATTGTCGGAAGGAGGATGTTGCCATGAATTTTGACATTCAGACTGTCTACTATGTCGCAATGCTGTTCTTCGGTTTTGCTGGCTTTGTTAAGACTGTTCTTGAGATTTTCAAGATGCTACATCATCACAGCGAGAGCCGTGATAAGTAAAAGAGCCGCCTATGTCCAGTAGGCAGCTCTTCATTGGGATTGAAATTGTCCAGATTTTAATTCCATTTGTTTGATGCTAACCGAGGGAACCGTCTATTGGAACTCTTGGTTGCTTTTATTATACACTTTTTAGAGTACGCTGTCAACGAACAACAGTGTACTTTTTCTTTTTATTCAATTATTCAATCATTTTTCTCTTTCTTATATCGCGCCAGAGAATAGCGCGTCTCCTCGTTTCCACCTACTTCTTTAAGTCGTCTGGTTACGTCTGAGGTGGACTTCTGAACTTTCGTCCAGAATTGACTATCCTTCCAGTGGTTGCTCACTGACCCTTTTTAGTCGATGAACCTTCCACCCTCCTACATTATATAATAGGGGAGTTGATCGGCTGCTGACCGCCCATTGTAAACGCTACTTAGCACTCAATCATTACCATATTTTAACAATACGATAAAACCGAGCTTTTATCTCAGCATATAGCATCCATATCCTTGTTTCTATCTTTCGATTCCTACATTATATAAATATAGGCGATATGGCTCTTAGGGTTTCCCAGCACTCTAGGGGCTATTTTATTTTTACATGGTGCCGCATCCTATATTTTATACGCAACAAATATAAGAGGGCATATTAACTTTACCCGCACCATTCTTGAGCTTTCCGCTCATCTGCATTACGGACAACACGCCAGAGATAGCAGCTGTCAAAGTGGGTAATGCACCTGCAAATTTTACAGCACTATCTGCGCCGTCAACAAAAACTGTGGCAAGGCTTACAAAGAACTTCGGAATATCTGACTTCATCAAGTCCGTACTAAACTTCTGGAATGTAGAATCAAGCTGATTAAGCTTCGCCTGCAAGGAATCCATGTACGTCTGGTTCTCACGCATTGCGCTGCCGCTAGAATTAAGCGCTTGCTTCATAGCATCTTCAGCAACGCTAAAATTATTCAGCAGAGCAGATGCACTCTGACCTCCTCGCTTTCCAGATATCAGCTCAGTAATATTTGCCTGTGTTGTGTCAGACAGATCTTTCCAAACCTCAGAAAGTTCCTTCATAATCTGATAGGTTGATTTGAAGGTATTATTATCCTTCATAATATCAACACCAGCAAGTTGCTTCAACTCAGATCGAAGTTCGGATACAGAATCTGCCATCCCATCTGTTGCAATACCGGCATTTTCAGCATCTGTTTTTGAAGCACGAAGGTACATACTCAAAGTTTTTAGGAAAGTGCCACTCGTATCGGCATCCTGAAGTACACCATTCACAGCAGCCGCCAAACTAAGCGTCTCCTGATATGTATTTCCGGCGGCAAACATCGCAGCGGAACTTTTCTGCATGATAATTCCAAGGTCGTTCATACTGACTGGTTCGGTATTAGCGATTTTGTTCATGCAGTCCAGAAGACGCTCTGCATCATCAGCAACCAACCCAAAACCTTGCATTGCAGAAATTAGGTAAGAGGAAGCAGTCGTTGCATTATCGATCTGGTCTCCAACATTAGCCATAAGAGCAGACACACGAGCAAGCTCTTCAGAGTCTTTATCCGTATATCCAAGTCGTTTCCAATCAGCAGTGCTATTTACAAGATCAGAAATATTAGCACCAAGCTTACGAGCGTTTATTGCAGTTCTATCGAGATATTCATTCATCTCGTCGCCAGTCATTTCACTGACCTTTTTAAGCTCTGTTACAGCCGTGTCCAGTTCAAGAACATTATTATAAACCTCTCGCAGACCTTGTTTGACCATTGCAACGCCAGCCATAGCGATAGCAGTCTGGAAGTGCTCCTTAAACAGACGAGACAGTTTTTGACTAAGAGTTTCTGTAGTGGCCCCACATCTGCTGGCCTCAACCTCAAGGTTTGATAGTCTTGCACTAAGATCAGTAACATCGCCTTCACAGCCAGCAGCAGAAGCTTTTATTCCGTTTAAACTATCAATTAGCCAAGAATATTTACTTTTATTTGCAATAGAGTCTTCTAACTTCATTGCACGTTCATAAACACTCTTAAACTTCGTCATGTCAACATTAGCTTGATTTATATCTCTAAAATCAAATCCAAGTTCTTTTAAATGTTGACTTGTAGAATCAATAGTTGTATCAAGAGTCTTGCATTTTTTATCAAAGTCTTGAATTGCTTTCCCTGGTGTAGTGTTCTCAATAGAAGCAAGCTGATCTCGCAACTCTTTTAACTTTCCAGAAGTTTTTCCAATTCCATCTTCTCCATATAAATATTTTTTGATATTATCATTTTTATAGTTGGAGTTATTCTTAGAATAGTTTTCAAGAGACTGAATCTTTTTTTGATATTTTTCATACTCGGATTCTTGAGATGTGAGAGTCTTTTTTAAATCATCTGCAATTTCTTGATTTTGTTTTTTTAGTTCTTTTGCAGCCGAATCAGCACCTTTTGCAGTATTCCTGTCAGCATTGAATTTTCCGGTTTTTTCGATATCCTAAAGCTTTAACTTCTGAGATTCCGTAATTACATCTTTTGTTTTTGTCTTGAGTTTATCCATCTCATCGTTGATTGCGCTCAATCTAGTCTGTACCGCTTTCAACTCAGATGATTTATTTCCATTAGCAATTAACGATGCTTCATCCGCTTTTAACTTTGCTTGACGATTTGCAAGACTGAAAAGGCGAGAAATATCACTTTTTGAAGTATCTTGCGTTTTTGCAGAACCAGACTTTCCGGTATCAACCTTAACTGTCTGCTTTGCCGCAGATTGCATAGCTTTTTTAAGCTGTGCAGTTACTTTACTCTGGTCAATCTTAACATCAAGTGTAACCTTTGGAGTTTTTAACTTTCCGCTCTTGACTACCTTATCAAGTGCATCATTTATATTACGGATAGTGTCGTTTTGATTTACTCCAAAAGCAATTTTTACTGGTTTTTCTTTATAATGCTCCTTAACAGAATTAAATTGCTGGTCTAATTCTTTTTTATTTGTGTCAATAACAACCTTGACCTTAATGGCTGTTACGGCAGAAGACTCTGTGCCAGTATTTTCTTTTTCATCCATACTGTTGGTCACCTCTCTTTTCCATTTTCAACAATTCCTTTCAAAATAAAAAAGAGAAGCGGCCAGCTTCTTCAAGCCAGCCTCCTCTCATTCAAATTTTCCAAATAAATTGTGGGATTACAATTCATGTAATGCGGTTTTTACGAGCATAGCCGCTTCAACTTGGACTTTTGAAATAAATGGACGTGCAGGACGCTTTGGTTTATTTTCCTTCGGTCGCCCCATTCGATTCCACTCTGCAATATCCATCCACAAGCCATGCTCAATCCAATTAGCAAACATTGTTCCTTCTAAGGCTGCATTATCTCCTTCTCGGAATAGTGTTTTGCACCACGATGCCTGCGGTCTTGCAATATCCTTCACTATCATGGTCACCACATTATTGTCAGTAGTAACGCTACTTACGATATTTTTTTTGCTTTCGATTCCGTCAGACCGCCCACTCTTCGAGTGTACGTTTTCTACAATGCTCGCTTGCAGTCTCGTTTCAATTTCCGGCGCAACACCTTCAAGGATGTCTTGAACGCTGCTAACCACACCGGCCAGTAAATCATCAAAGTTCGTATACGAAGAAGCAAGACTTCCCATTCATTCCACCTCAAATCTCAAACCGATCCTTTGCAGACTGAATCTTTGTCGTATCCTTCTTGATATAATACTTGTTGGTCACATCCGTGCCAGCATGGTTGAGCAGGGAAGAGACATCTTCCAGACTCATACCCGCATTCTTCAGCAGGGTAGCACCACTGTGCCGGAAATCGTGCGGATGCAGCGTAGGCTCATCAATCATTTCACCAATTTTCTTACACCAATCACCGGCAGTGCTTGAAGTAATCGGCATCCATGCACCATTGATTTTTGTACCAACAAACACATAGCCGCCATCTTCAATATCATGCTCAGTGCGGTATTCCTTCAGCTCTTTCAAAAGTTCAGAAACTTCCTTACTAAACATCAAATCAACGATTTTGCCTTCCTTTTCCAAAACATCATGTACCATACGGTTCTCATAATCGATAGACTTCCAGAGTGTATTCCGCACAGCATTGACACGAGCCATCGTGGAGAGTGAGAACAGAGCGTACAGACGCAGTGTCATCGCATTATCCTTCATGTGAACGGTGGTCGCAGATTCAACCAGAGCGTTCAGCTTCTCTCGCATCAACTTAACCTCATCAGGCGTAAGGTATGTCTGCTTCACAACAGCCACATCCTTGGTCGGTCGGTCAATAAACTCCATCGGATTTTCTTTGATGATTTTCTTCTTGCGAAGATACCGATATAGCGCAGAAATTGTACTCATGCGCCGCTTCATACGAGCAGAGTTATTTCCATGCTTCTTACAGTAGAACAGAAATTCCTCAATATCCTCTTCTTCAAGTTCCGTCACAGGGGCGTTGCCCTGATTATCCAAAACATAAATCATCCACTGCTTGAAATCCGATTCATAATTGTAAACAGTAGACGGGCTGAGGTCACGGATGCCCATATCAGTCTCATATCTATCCCAGTATTTCAAAGACACTTGGTTTACGTTCTTGAACTTCTCAGCATCCCATAACTTCAGCGGTTTACTTCTTGTAGCCATATTAAAATTCCCTCCAACCCACCTCTAAAAGTGTTTATTCCTTTTTATCTTTTGCCAGCACAGCAGAGATCTCCTGCTTATTGTCCAGCAGGGCAGAAGTTACTTCAGAAAACTTTTCAACATCAAAGTCTTTCAAGTTACCCTTCACATCATTCAAATAGTTCTCCATAAAGTCAACGAAATCAGAAATAGGGTCAGGCTTCTTAATAATCTCGTTGAGCTTGCCACAGAGACCAAGAACAAGCCATTCCTTATGAGAACGGTCAATCTGCTCGTGGACAGCCTTCTCCAGAGAATCGTACTGATCCCAGAATGCAGAAGTATCACAACCAGCCTTGTTAATCTTGAAGTTAAAAGACTCGTAAGCAATACGCGGCCACTCACTCTGCGGCTCACTACGATAATCATAATCCGCAAAATACTTTAGAACGGTTAGCCGAAACACCACATCAAGCAGTGCGGGCTGATAATCACCGTCAATAGTACATGCTTTAACTACTTCATCAAGGAACTCATTTCGCTCCTGAAAATTTAAAACCTTCATTTTATCTCCCTTTCGTCTGTGCTTGCTTTAATTTCTTTCGCTCTTTTCGAGCTTTTTTTAGGTCGTCGTAATCGACCCAGCCTCCATCAATTTTGGAGTACGTGATCCAGCGGTAGTCTACGTCAGGATAATGGAACCAGAACATCTTGCGCTTCATCAGCGCAACACTGTCAGCAAAACCCTTCGTATCAATTACCTGTTTACTGCCATCACTGTATGTAAGCTCATAGTCTGCCACATAATCAATTTTTCTTACAGCTACATCCTTGCCGTCCTTATCGACCCGGCGGAACGCTTCCTGTAATACAAAAGGAACCTGTTTACGGCACTCTACGATTTCACCATTTTCCAGCCCAGGTAATACAATATCCCGATAGAACATCATCTCGGCACGGCTATCATAAACCACACCATCATAGGTTCTATCTGCTGGATTTTTGCTCACATTAAACTTTGTTCTGTTCTTTTTCTCCATAAAACCACCACGAAAAACGAAGGGGCGGTTATGCCCGCCCCTTACGATTTGATGTTTTCTTAACTACCGGCTTCACGGGCGTTTCATCTTTTACATCACTAGATGATTTGACTTCAATCTCTACAGGCATATCCATAACCTTATGGAATGTATCACGAACTGCTGGAATAAAAGTTTCCACCTCATCCAGCGTGATACGCTTATACTTTAGGAGGTTGTTCAGGCAAGCCTTAGCTTCCTCCTTGGGACGAACTCCAATCTGGAACTCGTATGTATTCACCCACACCTGAAAGTGAGGTTCAGTATCACAGATAACACGCCATGACTTGGATGGATCACAATGCGGGCAAGCATTGTACATCTTGCCACATACACGACACCATGATTCAGCCATAGTTATTACTCCTTCACGACCTCGATGCGAACCAGCTTCTTATCCTCAGAGCAATACTCCTGAGTTGCATTGATAGTCACAGGATGAGTAGTCTCATTGTTGAAGTCAATCTCAACAGCTGCGTCCTCCTTGGCAGAAGGGAAGATGATGTTGGTCAGGATCTTAGTTGCCTTATCACAGGGATTGTAGCACAGAGCCTCAATGACAAATACACCCTCCTCAGAGAACTTATTTGCGCTGTTGTCAATAGCCATACCAGACTCAGACTCGTAAGTCATCTTAACAGCAAACTTATCACCAGCCTTGCACTTATCAGTAGGCAGAGTGACCTCAGTACCAGTCACAGAGAAATTAGTAGTGGTCTCTGCACCCAGCTCATAAGTTTCCAGGGTAACATTGCGGTTATCAACCTTATCAATGTACTTGAAGGGAACACCAGTAGTGATGTCCACAGGAGCATGAGGCAGAGTCAGCTTCTTGCCATCAGCTGTAGTCAGGAAGAACACGCGGGTAAACTTCTGCTTTGCAGTACCAGAAGCAATCTGCTTCTCAGTACCCATCTGGTCAGCCATAGTACCCAGATGCACCAGAGCATTAGACCACTCGGCGGATGCAGTCTTAGAACGGTCAAAGCCCATAATGTTGGTGCCCAGCTCGTCCTGAGCATAAACAGTCTCACCACCCAGAGTCAGTTTCAGATCCTTCAGGTTGCTCATTGTCCAAATGCGCTTACCATCAAAATTATACTTATGAGCTCGGAGAGGCCGATCAATAATCAGTTCATCAAAATTCATAATCATATTTCCTTTCAATTTATTTGGATAAAATAAAAGAGCAGGGCGACTTACTTCGCCTTGCTCGTCCAATCCAGTTGTGATTTTGGAATCTTTCCAAATTCCACGGTGCCAGCATAAACGCCATGCATCGTATTGTCGTAATTTTTAATTTGCTGAACCTTTCTTACATGGTTCATAAAGACACTCACTGGATACTTCATGGCTTGAAAATAATCAGCCTTGAAGCCCTGCACACAAGCCATCGAAAGTACAAGTTCGGCCAAGTGCGATTCGTATGGTTTGTTTTTTTGAAGCTCCATTTTATCTTTCGCTTCTTCAATAAGTGCTTGCCTCGTTGCTTTGTTTGCAGCTCTTTCTGAATGCTTCTCAACGCCATTTGCGGCGCATAGATACTCAGACATTAAATCATAAGCGAGTCGGTCAATCACAACACCAGTCTTTTTGTTCACAAGAACAATTTCTTCAGTCTTGTTGTCTTTTGCCATCACAAAATTTTTAGTATCTAAGTCTCCGAGAAGAATCGACATATCTTGGTCTTTATTGCCAATAAAAAGCTGACGGAACATATCGAAGTCCGATAAGTCCTGCCAGTCCACACCAATAGAATCAAGCTGCACTTTATAATCACTCGAAGTAGAACAAAACAAATACACCAACGAGAAATATTTCTTTTCGCCAAAGCGGATAATTTCGCCAACAGTCGGCATCCGAACCATAATCTTGTCATTGATAGGGAAGTCTTCACCCATCATCAAACTCGGCTCGTACATCTCTCGAAGTTCCATTAGTTGCACCCCACTAGGTCATCTAAGTCCTGAGTCTTGAATGTCATAATGCGAACCCGATGATGTAAATCCATGTTATCTTCGACGTTTGAAGTGATTTTGAGCTGTTTAATACCAAAAATTGTACTACCGTGCAGTTGCTTCTCAACAATGCCACTCAGATAATCAACTCGTGTTGCACCACCATAACCAGAAGGCATCTTCATCAATGCCTGATTTACAATAACCTATACGGTCAGGGTGAAATTCTCGTACCAATCATTGATGTTACTACGGTCGGTCATATTTACCTTGAAACAAATATAGCTATGTGCTGCTTCAATCGTGTCAGGGATATGAAAATAGGGGAAAATATAAGTATAAATTGCCTCATCGGGCTCTTCGATATCATCATTACCCATCGCCTCAACAAGCCCTTCCGTATTGACCAACTTCAAAGCTAATTTGTTTTTGTAGTCCGTAATCAACTCACTCGTTGTCACAGTAGATTCACCACCTTACACTCAATGGATGTACTTACCGTACCATCAGCATTTGTCAGAGAAATTTTTACAGTCGCGCCATCCATAATACTATTATTCAAAATACGAATTTTAAAAGTACCATCGTCGGCAGCCTGCACCTCAACAAATTCATTGAATTCACCAAGACATTTTGTATTCCACACAGGAATCTCCGCAACCTCTTCGCCAGTGATGCTTGTAAATACAGGAGTGAATTTCTTCCAAGAACCACCGACACGAACTTCCGGCTTGCCTGCGTACTTAATAGCAGCAGTCACCTGAGAGTCAGTATCAGGCTCATCACGTTTGTTTGGTTCAAAATAATCACAAATCATCTTCTCGGCATTGTCCGTCTTACTGTTGTACTGATCCTGCCGGATATTCAATACAAGGAATCCCTGCGTCTTACCATGTAACTCATAGCGCTCTGTGCTCTGGTCAACAGAAGTCGTAACATATGTTTTCGGTTCTCCATTGATAATTTCCAACATAAAGCGCTTATCAAGGTCAATCAACGCAGTCTCATCATCAAAAGGCATCTGCACCTTATACTCACGCTGACTTAGTGAAGTCACCACAAGCTCCTTGTTGTTCGCGTAGTATGGCTTACTCAGCGTTGCCCAGCGAGAGACTATTTCACCAGTAATCGGATTCTGCCACTGAATCTGGCGGTTACATAACTCCATCTTGCCACGAAGAAAAATTTCATCGTTTGGTTCAATCTCAGTTACCAGCCATTTACAATTGTAGCAGTCAACAATGTCGCCAAGATTCAAAGAATCACCAGGATAAGCCTAGATTTTCTTTTCCTTAGCAATACTATTACTGCGGCTAACAACCAGCTTTTGAGATAAACCATTTACAAGAGTATCATCCTCGTAGTCAACACTATCCTTAAAATGTGCAGCGAAATCTCGCTTTGCGAAAGCAATTTTTACATCCTTTTTGTTAGACATTTTTGCGGCACCGCCAACAGCTCGTGCCCTTGTATAAAAGTCCATCGGTACACCTCCTTACTCAGAGTAGGAAGCGTATGTATCATAGTTGATGGTCTTACGCTTACGGGTCGAGCGATCTTTTGCCATATAGTTGTCTAGCATTGTCATATTCTCCTCATGGATGTCTTTCACAAGAGCACGAATACTCGTGCGCTCATTAGCAGGGGAGAATACCTGTAAACTCGTAGGAAGGTCTTGCGCACTAAACGCTTTTAATTTTCCAAATTCACGCTTAAAATGTTGCTCTAACATCAAATGCGCTAACATATCAATCTCATCGAATGTGAGATCTGAATTAAACTCTTCTAGTTCTGAATCGTAATCATCGAAACTAAAATCCTCTTCCGGCTCAATGTTTCTTGTAATCACAGAAAGTGATTCCATCAAATAACTTTTTGCACGGTCATGTACGAGATCTCGCACTTCATTCTCGGTTAGGTCAAAATACTGAAAGAAATTACTGTCAGTTTCGGCCAACTCGTAAAATTTGTCGTATACATCCGAAAACGCGGTCATTTAATCCCTCCAATCTTACTCGGCGGGAACGACCTCCGCCTTTTCTGCCTCTACCTTCTTACGGCCACGCTTAACAACAGCCTTTTCTACAGAGTTGTCCTGTGTAACGGGCTGTGCGCCAGCCATCATAGCCTGCATCTGTACCATCATGGCCTGCATCTGCTTCTGCATTTCAGCCATCTGACTCTTTGCAGTCTCAAGCTCCTCATGAACCTTATCAGTGGACTTAGTTGCAGGAACAACAGACAGCTCGCTATTACGCTTGCCAGCACGCAGCTCCTTGTAACGCTCGTCAATCAGACGCTTGACCTTAGTAGACAGATCCTCACCGGCATTAGTCATACGATAAAAGCGACCACGGATACGCTCAAACTGAGCACCATCCTTGATGTCAATCATTCGCTGAAGATTCTCAACAGTAGGATTCAGAATCGCATCGTCAATATCCTCAACGAACAGAACGTCGTCACCCTTAATGCCAATAGCCTCGAAGATTTCATTCTGCTCTTCAGGGCGGAAACGCAGAACACCATTCTTGAACGCAGAACAAGTGCTGTTCATATACATGATCTCCTCCGGCGGAATAGGAATCACACAAGGCTCTTCCACACTACCGGGCTCGAAAGTATAGCCCTTACCGTTCAGTGACGAAATGGTAACTACGTTATCGTCGCAGTTCAGAACGTCAATAAACCTCTTTTCCATCACGGAACTCATATTTTGTCTCCTTTTCTATAAAAGCGGAGTCCGCAAAGTCCCCGCCCAGATTTGCCTTTGGTAAAAATTACTGCAGAACAATCTTAGCAACGCGCTCGATATGATCAATGCTATAGCCGAAGGTAAAGTCCTTGACCATCAGATGGATCTTTTCGTTGTTGTTGTCGTGATCCTCGTAAGTATGAGTCTCACCCTTCATGTCAAGGCGACCAATCTTGCCTGCGATGCCATAGATACGCTTATCCGGGATCAGCAGGGAACCATCACCCAACTTCTTAGCAGAGCTAATACCAGTGATAGCAACACCATCATAAGTCTTAACCAGACCATAACGGTTGAACTCGTCCTTAGCTGCGTCAGACAGATACTCAGCGTAACCGGTCATACGACGCATCTTAGCGCAATACTTCATCAGGCTGACAGTGAAGGGATTGCCACCATCGGCATACTCATTCAGATACAGAGCCAGAGCGTCCATATCCTGCATAGTGGGCTCCTTACCCTGTGCATCGATCTTCTGCTCGCCACCAGTGATAGCGTCATCAACCATGCTGAAGATGTCGTAGAACATCTGGTTCTTCAGAGCCTCAGTCATAAAGGTGGTCAGAGTTGCCACACTCTTCCAAGAATTTCGTCTTACTTCCACAAAGCTAAGGTCAGCCTCGATCTGCTTATTGCGCCAGACGGGCTTAATGGTCTCATAGTGCAGGTAAGACTTCGGCACATTGCCGCCCTTAGCTGCGTCATAAACCTTCAGTGTATTCTTAATCGTCCGACCAGCCTCATAGTCGTCAAACTCACCAACGTTTCCACGCTCAAACATGGAATCCAGCAACTCATCAGGCGCACCATACAGCTCATCAGTCACGGTGCGGTTAACAAACTGAGCAATCTCCTTGTTGGGGTCACCCTTGTCAATCAGCTCCTCAACATGAGCGCCAACAACCTCAGCAATTTCCTTGTCCTCGGCATCCATAGCGCGATTGTACTGAGTCTTCTCAGCAACTTCATAAACACGACCAGGCTGCTTCATCAGCTCGGCCACTTCAATATTCAGTGCCATAATTCATTTCCTTTCTCTTCGCGCAAAATAAAAAGCTATCGTCAAAAACGATAGCCTTAAATTTCACGTATCATATTCAAGATTTTTCTCTCAATCAAACAACAGTCTTTGCTTCGGGCAGCACACTGATCATAATCAGCTTGTGGCCGTTGTCATCCATCACACCAGCAAACTCAAAACGAGAAGTACCAGTGGTAGCAACCTGCCACTTGCCGTCAGTGTTGACCTCCAGCAGCTTGCCAATATTGGCATCCTGTGCATCAGCAGCCTTGTACTGGTCGGTGCCGTACAGCTCGCCAGCATACAGAGGAACGCGCTTCACCAGCACACCTGCCTTAATCTCGGTGACCATCTTATCGTAGTCATCAAAATTAGTCTGGCTTGCATAAATGCCCTCCGGGATAAACTCATGGGCAACCATCTCGATGCCCTCGGCGGTAGCTGCGTCAGGGAACTTAACCTGACCAGCCTTGTGGTCAACCTGAACACCCATACCGGTGACCATAGCGACCTTTGCGGCATAGTTAGCGGGAATATTCTTCGCGCCGTTCACCATCAGTTCACGAATCATAATATTTTTCCTTTCTCTCAAATGTTATTACTTACCCAAATATTCCCGCCATGCGTCACGCTTGTTAGCGCTAGTGGTGTTATACTTGGTTTCATTCAAATTCAGCTTGATACTCTCAGGCTTATGTACATCAGAAGTTTCAATCTTCTTTTCAGCAGGAGCCTTCTTAGCGGCTTCAACGCAACGCTCGGCAATCACACTCTTGATGCCGGTCTCGTCCAGATTATCAATCAGACTTGCGTAGTTGCCACCATCGGAAACTTCAGCTTCAGTAATCATCTTGCTGGAGATTGCGTACTGACGCAGATCCTCCTTCTTCTGTGCAAGCTCTGCAGCCGCCTTTTCTGCCTCTGCTTTCTCGGCCTGATCCTTATACGGAGTCAGTGAAGCAACCTCTTCCTTTGCACTCTGCAACTCGGTATTCAGACTTGCAATAGTGTTATTCAGCTCCGCAATCTTGGTATTGACATCAGAAATAGAAACGGTCAGAGTGATATTCTGCGGCTCACCCAGAGAAACTTCGTCGCCCTCAACAGTGTAGGGGAACATAATGTAATCCAGCTCGTTCATGTAGCCCCACTTCTTGCACCAGATGGTGTGGTCTTCAGGGAATACGTCAGTCATGTAGTAATCAGAGCTAATCTTTGACACTGCATCTTCAAGCTTCATATAAAGGTCGCGACCAGTCAGACTGGAAGTCTCTGGAGTGGGCTCAGGCTTACCAGCAGGTTCAGTGCCGGTTTCAGGCTCGGTCGGGGGAGGGGTTTCACCGCCTTCCTCGGAAGTCTGAACATCAGGCTCTGCCGGAGTAGTAGGCTCAGTAGCAGGTGCGGTTTCAGGCTCGCCAGCTGGAGCCTGCTCTGCCTGCTCAGGCTCAGTGGGCTCGACCTGTGCGGTCTGAGTCTCCTTATCCTTATTCAGTTCCAAATTTTTTGCCTCCTTTTCATTAGATTCTATATTTGAAATCTCTTTTGTATCCTCGATATAGGCATTTGCCAATTCAAGACCAAAATCGGTTTCAGCGACTTCAAGCAGTTTAGAGCACTTATATGCCGGTTCAACATTTGCACCAAGCAAGCAATGTGCAGTAAACACGCCATCGTCAATAATTTTTGCCATGCGGCCACCCACAATGCCCTTATGAGCTTTTAGCACATCAATTTCCCAACTGGTGTTTAATGTGCCGCTCTCAATACGGCGCAGAATCGTCGCACAAGCCTTTGGATATCGTTTCCAGATCTTACAAGAGGCAACAATAAAGTCGGTATCGTCAATTTTCTCGATACCGACTGACTGAAAACTACCGAATGCATCAGTGTCAAATTCAGCAGTTTTGTATTCATTGCCATCATCGTCTTTTCTGGTGACGACTTTCATATTGTGACCGGAAAAATCCAGTTCACCCTTTGGAGCTACGACCAACTTACCAACAAGCGGGTTGCCAACCAGTGTGCTCATCCAACTTTCAATGGTGTCACGGTTCAAAGCAACCTGATTCCCATTTACTGAGAAATCGCAGATGACAAACTTGGCAAGATAGTGATCTGGATGCTCCGTAATCTCAGAGCAACAGATGTTTCTACTATAGAAATACTCCTTACTCATCGTTCATCACCTCACTTACTATCTTCATTTCTCTGCTGATCATAAATTTGTTTTTCAGTTTCCTCACCCTTTGGACGGCCTGTCTTTTTATCACTGTCACTACCACCGCCGGAACTACCGGTCGATGTATAAGAGGTCTGGCGAGCCACAAACACATCGTCATAGCCTTCCTCGGTTTCAGCCTGACGCTTGCGTAGTTCGTCCTCAGCGTGAAGTCCCATATACTCGTAAGCAGTCTTGTAAGAACAGTTCAAAGTTGTAAACAGGAACTGAGCAATCGCCTTCTTCATCTCCATACCCATCATTTCAGTAGTAGAGACCTTCACATCAGGGCAGTACATCGGGTCTACACCTGCATCTTCAAGGCGAATACGATACCATCGCTTTAATACATCTTCAATCTGTTCTGCAATCTTACCGATATTTTTCATCAGCTGGTCAAGAGACACCTTTGCAGTTGAAACAGTCTGTTGACCATCAGTATTCAAGAAACTGATCCCCAAAGCAGCCATCTCTCGGTTGCGATACTGTTTAACAGTCTCGATATTTGTCATCTCAACTTTTGGCTCAACATACTTGATATCCTTTACATAAGGAGCGGTCGTCACAAGCACGGTATTTTGTTTCCATGCACGCAGCAGGTTATCGTGCGCCGTCACTTGTTCAGAGAAGCCCTTTTTATCTTTGTTTGGTCCCATCAACTCAGGGTCAAGCTGTTGCCAGATGATTTTCTTTGCCTTTGCCTTAGCATTTACACGGTCTGAAGTATCAAAAGTTTCAAGCATCAATGCCGGACGTAATGCGCGGAACAGGGGAGAGACACCATATTTCTGCCCCATGTTGCCAATACGAATCACACCACAATGGTCAACATCCAATTTTGCATATGTATCACCATTCTTAAATGCCTGATACATCTCATCTGGATAGTTGTTCTGAATCTCGGTCTCCTGATTTTCAAAGAATAGTGCTTTATTCTTCTTATCCTTCAGCATGGATTTGCTCAAAGCGGACTTCAGCTTAGACATATTGATAAGCACAACAGGCTGTCCATTTGATAAGTAATCGCTTATCTCAGCAATACCAAGAGGGTAGTAGTCTACAATATAGTTTTCACCCTTCTGACGCAGATATGTAATGTAAGTGCCCTCTGCATAAGTCATCGGAATGGCAGCACGCAGCAGACTTCGCACGTTGATTTGTGCGTTGAAATCATCAATCACTTCACGGGCGTAATTTACCTGTTTTGTCTTATTACGCTGCTCAGGGAACTGCGCGAAACTGCATTTAAACTCCGTATTAACATTCGCCTCAATCGCATCATAAGTAATGCCAATCAGGTCATCTTTATTGATGTAATTACGAATGATTCCATTTACCGTCTGCACATTCGTCAGGCTTGACTGTAACCCTCGTGCAAGTTCATCAATTCGGTCAACCGTCAGCGTTTCAGAGGAGGCTGATATTTTCAAATATGTACTGTACTGCTTGTTCTCAGGGTCATAAGATGCAACTGCATTTCGGATGACGTTATTCATTCTCTCTTCTGAAAGCTCATTCAAAGAGGTAATAACAACAGTACCATCATCTGTTTGTGAAGCAGTCACAACATCAAAATCTTCCTTTTTCTTTCTTGCCACATTTTCACCTCCTCTGCTTAGAAGTCAATGTTAGAAATACAAATCGGCGGAGTAGTCATTGTCTCCACCGCAGACTGGCGCACTTTATCCTTACGACGTAATTCATATAGACGATGAGCAAGCAAAATTGCAACATAAAACCTATCATCGTGAATTTTATTGGCGATGTCGGGTGCCAAAGCATATGTTACGGTCGTATTTTCAGAGTTTGTCGTTTTCTGAATACTCGTAATCTCGTTCTTCATCAAGTCGATGTTAACCCACGCAGTCTGTTCCTCTAAGGAGAGTTCATGCGTCTTCAAAATTTCTTGACCAGTTGATTTATCCACACCGTCTACTACCTGAACGTAATCTCCACCGTTATATTCAAGAGGGAAGTGAATGACACCAAGATTCATCAGCTCAATAAATTCCTCAACCATTGCAGTACGGAATTTACGAGGACTAATTAGACGTAGCTTATCAACAGCATCTGGGTAACGGGCATCATACCCTTCATATAGTTCATGATTTGCGTCGATAAAACCACGATGTTCTGTGCCTGTTTTATCAGTCCAATTGTTAAGCAAACCGTCCGCATATGTGGAAGTACCACCGCCGCCTGCGCCTTGGTCAATCATCAATCTATCAATGTACTCGTAATCAGGATTTTGACCATTATAATGTAGAATCAACTCATGCAACTGCTCAAGCTGACGATTAGAATCGAGCTTGAATTTTTTCTCATTCGCAAGGTCAACCATGTTCACGCAATTTATAATGTCGCCACACATGCCGTTTTCTGGATCGTTATAAATACGCATAACGCCAACAATAGAGTTATCCATTGTGCGTGCAGGATCAAACGCAAGAATATACTGGTAGTTCTTATCCCAATAAAGCTGTGGTATATACTTCCGCTCATTGCGACGAACTGTACCCCATTTGATAATCTGGTTTACGCCACCATCACGGCTTGGACGATTATAATATTCACGCAACGCCTTCATTTTATTTGACTTTAGAGCTGCTTCAACTTTATCTCTCGTCAGCAGAGCCTTGTACGGTTTTCCATTCATATAGACCTGAATTGCAACATCGCAAATCATGTCGCAAACAAAATAATCACGGTCACCGGCAATCATACGTTTTGCAAAATTCTTGTAATAACGATAAAATAGTTTGTCCATCGTATCCTGACTCGAAGCATACACAAGCTGAGTAGGAACCTTGCGAGGCTGAGTTTCAGGATTATAAGAATCATCCGTATCAGTCACGAAGTCAGTATTCTGAGTGGCAAAAGCTTCACAGACAACAATCAGTTCGTCAGAGCAAAACGCAGCCTCGTCAAAAAACACAAGAGTTGCACGACGAGATCGGTTGGAATCCGGGTTGGAGTTTAGCGTGTTAATGGAACTACCGTTGTAAAACTCAACAACATACCCGGCGGGATTATGACTAAAGCCACTCTTATTGGTTGCAGACTTTTTCGTTTCTTTCTCTGCAATATCTTGCAGACTACGGATAGACGCAGCTGTTTTACCAACACGAGTGACAATTTCTTCGATTTTATTAAAAGTCTCCTTACTCTGATCACCAACGCTACTTACAATATAAATAGCTTGGTTTTCATACAACATAGCCTTCAGTAGAATAAAAACAGAACCTACAAAAGACTTGCCAAAGTTTCGACTACACGCCTAAAGAACATGACTTGCATTCCAGCTCTGTTCTAGCATATATGCCTGAGCGTCAAATAGTTGAATACCCAATAAATCTCTGGCCGCAATAACAGGATTGCGCCGATAGAATGCAATCGTTGCCGCATCACACTCATAAATCTTACGTTTTACGGCTGTAATAATAGGCGCTCTTTGTTTCATTCTCATACGGCATCACCATCCGTATCTTTTACGCTTGCATCAATACCGGCATCTTCCAACAGCTCCTTGAGCCGCTGGTTCTCAATAAGAGATAACCTGTATTTTTCCTTAGCGTCATCACTTTCTTTCTGGAACTTATCAATCAATTCTCTCTGTGTATCGAAAATTTCCTGCTGGTCATTCTCGTCAAAGAAAGCGTTTTCTTTAATTGCCTTAAAACTCATATCTGCCGCCCATTGAGTGCCCGGAGACCGTAACTGGTCGTAGAAGTTTGCTTCTGCGCCAACAATATCCTTTTCACGCATATCCTTCATCAAGAAGGTAAGTGTGTTACGTCCGGCATCCTTATTGGAACGGTTCTTGACAGAAATCTCGTTTTCCTTGGCAATTTTATCGTTGTTAGAAACCAACTTGACCTTAATATCATTAAGGCTCTTGATTGCCTCAGCCGAGTTCATCGGATTTAAGCGGGCGATCTGCAAGTCGATCTGTCGAATCTGGTTATTGTTGTTCACAACCTGAACAATCTGGGATAGCTTAAACGGGTCATCCTCAATACCATCCTCAAAATACTTGATAAGTTCACTAAACAAATAACGTCGGTCTCCCTCGTTATAACCATCAAACGGGTCATAACCGATAACAGAAATACAATCATCCTTTGCTTGAATCTCAATCTTAGACCACTTCTGCTCTTTCTCTTCCTGAATATCAACAGCTGTTTTGTTCAGCTCTCCACTGGTAATCGTAGTACAGAAGTTTTGAAACTGAAACTGTTTGTTATTTAATTGGCGAAGGTATAAACCTACGGAAAAATTATTATTGTGAGACACAACCGAATCAAAAAGAGAATTGTAAAACGGGGCATCAAGAAGATGACACATTAAGATACAAGCAGTACGTTCACTTCCATATCTTGTCTTAAATTCATCAAAAAGACTATTCACGCACTTCTTACAAAGGGGCGCATAGCAGTCATTTGCTTTATAAAGTAAGCTATGTGGTAGTCTATAAAAAGTTCCTACCGGATCCTCTTTTTCATCACCGCAACGACAACAATGGTAAGTTGGCTTGTTTGTCAGAACGATATCTTCTTCAACAACCTTTTTCTTCCTAGGCAAACAAACACCTCCATTCAAAATCAAAATAAAAGCCGTAGAACGTGCGCACATCCTACGGCAACAAAAGATCCACCCTCATGGGCACCAATAATCTGGGAGGCCGGGTAGAAAATTCTATAAAAGACCTATCATGATACGCATCGTTGAGAGGCTTAATAGGTTCTGTTCAAAATTCGACCTCGGAATTTTAAGTCGAGGTCTTTATCATCTATTTGAGCTTGCGCCCTGCCGACGAATCGGCCAAGTTTCAAAATATACCTGCCGCCAGAGGGAGTTTAACTAACGGCAGGCTTGCAAAAGGGGAGATGCTGGGTGCGGGAGTTGGATTTGAACCAACGACTTTCGACTTATGAGGACGATTAGCTACCAGACTGCTATATCCCGCGTTATATGATGCCTAAGTGTCATCTACTTCGCAATCGTATGCGCATTACAGGTTGATCATAGATTGACTTCGGACTTGCCTCCAACCGCGAATTGGAGACCGTTTTTGGCACGCCCAGCTGCTTTTGGGACAGCACATACGAGTTTTAGAGACTCGCTTTCTACCTTTGAATTATGGGCGCATAACTGGTGTATCCGGCGAGATTTGAACTCTGCGATACCTCGATTAAAAGTCGAGTGCCTTACCAACTTGGCTACGAATACACAATAGATCCTACCTTTTAGCCGGTGGTAGGAAACCGGTTTTAATTAAAAGCCCTCCGAGAGAAGGACTGGCGTGGCTAGAGGTATTTGAAACCTCGCGCCGGATACTATCCGACCTGACGGTTTTCAGGACCGTTCTCTTCAACCAGACTTGAGTATAGCCACATATAAACCCTACTTTCCTGTACGGCTACCTTTATATAAAGGTGTAGGGAATAGCCGTACAATCTTTGGCGTACCTATTCCGGCTTGAACGGAAGACCCAGAGGTTAACAGTCTCTTGCTCTACCAACTGAGCTATAGATACACAAAACAAGCATCCATCAATCCATCCGAGCTAAGTTGAATTGTTCTCGTGTTGACTGAATACTTGGGCTGATTTTAGGTCGATTTCACGACCGCTCGGGCAGGTTTTACATCTCTGACCTGATGGAATGAACCTACGACACTGCATATATCGTAAATCATTCTGGAAACAAGCGTTCACCTTATCTCCTAGGTGCGGGCGCAGTACCCGGCAGAGTACCAGTTAGTGAGCGAGGTGCAGACGTTCACTCCATAAAACGCTTGTTTTAGACTTTTAAGGCTTCGCATTAACGTAGCGAAATACGAATAGCTTATCATTTCGTTCTACAGAACTACTTTGCATCCAACCATCCGTAGATTGAGTTGGTCTAGGCGGTAGCAACTATTGACCGCACAGCTTGGAGCCACCTGTAGGAATCAAACCTACGACATATGTGGTACGAACACATTATTCTATCTACTGAATTAAAGTGGCATGGAGCCAGTGACATGACTTGAACATGCGAAATCCATAAAGGCATCGGGATTACAAAACCCGCGTTCTACCAACTGAACTACACTGGCACAATAAGCTGGAGCAATCGCCCCAGCCCATAGAAAAGGAGACAACAAATGATGTCCCAAGCAGACCTTGCGGTCGTACTTCTTTTTTAATTCCCCATTTAAATCGGTAGGGGCTCACCGCTTTTAATTTAGACGTACAATGTGCGTCTTATCTTCAGTATATCTGAAAGTGTATCCACCAACAGATTTTCGTTTCCCATTACATACATCATAAATGTGGCTACAACAAATACTTAAAGCGTTTCCTGCTTCTTTTGCACATTGATAAACGTTCTGTGTTTCGTTACATATGATCTCTTTTCGCATTTGTGGAATTATTTTTTTACGAACTTTTTTGCGAATTTCGTATGTATCAATCTCATCTGCAAAGCACCAATGTAACGGTACATTTGTTTTTGGGTGCCTACCAGAAGAACTTCGTTCTTTTTTACAACAACACCCAATATGCGAAGCTCCTGTTTCCATTTCAGCTTCAGTTTCACTCTCGAATTTTTTATCAAGCTCAAAACAATATACTTCTTTTTTACATTGATTTTTGTAACTCAATGCATATTTTATATTCTCTTTTGTTTTATCAGACAAATAAAGCCAATGGTAACCACAACTGGTTCCACATTTTTCATCACAACATCTTCTTATTGCTGGTGCTGCAACATTATATTCTTTTTCTATTTCAACGAATCCATCGTAAATTTTATCAAGCTCAATGCAATAAATCTGTACTCTTTCGGATTTATGTATCTTTATCAATTTTTCAATAGTCTTTGGTGAATGTTTCTTTCCGATATTTCCACCAGACTCTAAATTGTATCCAAAATTGTCATTGGTAGTATTATATAAAGATATATAGAACCTTTCGAAGTTATCAATAACTGATTCACTACAAGAACAAATAATATAGAACTGAAAACAGTTTTCACCATATTTGTTCCACGCTCGTTGTAAATACTCATTATGATGTTCGTTTTTGCGTAAAAGATTTTTATGGTTGTTTATTCGTCTTTCAATGTTTTTACTTTGTCCAATATATCTCTTTCCGTTTGCAAGATTTTCAATACAATAAATTCCACATAACTTTTTTCTTGACGGTTTAGACATAAAATATACCTCCAGTATTTCAACATAAATAAAAGTGGGTATCACTTTCGTGACGCCCACTCGTTCAACAAAGTATTTAATTTTTCATCCTTTACGTATACCCAGAACAACTTCTTGCTATTTGGGTTTAACGCGGCGAGCTTATATCTAAGTCCACCATTATATAGAAAATTTCTAAGAGGAAGAGAATAACAACAATAAAGTTCCGTATTCATTTTTACCTCAATTCAAATAGACAAGCTTGGATTTACCATCCAAGAAATGTCCATCTCTGTCCAGATAGAGAAGCATAAAGCCTTCCTTCTGGGAATTAGTTAGATTTCCATCCGTGTACCGCATTTGCTTAGTATCACAACAACAGCCCTGCTCATAAATCATGGTGTTACCAATCTTATATGAACCAATACGGTGGGTGTGAGCCATAGCGATACACTTGAACGTGTAACCCTCATTCCTAAACCAGTACATGGCCTTCTCAGCAGTCTTTAAAGGACTACTGGAGAATGTTCTTGGATGGCAAAAGATAATATCTTTGTACTGTGAAAACCAAGTTCCAGAATATTCGATATCAATATCCTCGAACACGTCGCATAGCGGCTGATATTTTACCTTCGCACGAGACTTTCTATCATAATGAGTGAACCCGTCAGTGAACAGAAGGTCAAATACTGTCTCTGGCATAAGCTCCTGAAGCTCGTTATCGAGATTCTTGGCAAGATACCGCTCCATGCGAAGCTCGTGGTTGCCGTAGTTCACAAGAACTTTCTTGGGCTTAATCAACTCAATCAAATCCATCATGTATTGTCTTGCTTCAATCAACTCATCCATAGGAGAAACCTTGTATGTACATACAAACTTCGACAGACTGGTTTCATCTACCAGATCTCCGTTTACCTGAAGGATATCAATCTTGCCAGCGTACTCACCAAAAGTCTCAATTGGTTTCTGAAATGGAATATGTAGGTCGGAAATAGGCAGAATGCAGGTTCCAACATCTCTATTAGATAAGGATTCCTGATACTGCATACCCGCACGGAATGCCTTAAAACGCTTGCGATATGCGCACTCACCAAAATTCTTGCCCAATTCATCATTAAGCACCTTGGACGCGCCATCCCAAGTCAATTCTCTAGCCAGAACAGCATTCCCGATTCTTACAAAGAAGTCATCACTCGTTTCTTCTGGCCGTTTATTATAGCAACCCATTGGCATCAAGCCGGATCACCCAGCAGCTCATCAGAAGTAGAAATATTGATGGTGACACCCTCAATACCATCCCACTTTGCCAGAGCTTCCTTCAGATTGAAGACATTCTCACCGTCTTTGGTAATCTCTGTGATAGTGCCCTCTGCAGTATCAATAATAGCGTTCTTAAAAACAACACTCTTCTTAGCAACCATAATTTTATTCTCCCTTATATTTTATTTCAAAATTGAAGTATTTTAGCATTCAAGAGCATCAGCCCAAGTGCTAATCCAACCACGATGATTTGTATTCAACTCACAAATTGCGGTACGGTCATGCCCCCTGAAATGCTCCATGTACGGAATCAGCGCCGACCGTTCCGGGTGCTTATACAAGTCACATTGACCAGAATGTCCGATCGCAATGAGGAGGCACGAGTCTTTTACTCGCGTAATGACTTTCTTCGCATCGGCTAGAGTGAAATTTTGTATTTCGTCGAGGATAATAACCTTGTTTTCAAAGTTGACACCTCGCATATAAGTATGTGCTGCACACTGGATGTACGCACCATACTTCTGACTTTCAGGATTTTCATCAGCAATTACCGCCGTATTTGGATTAACGCCAATGGTTTCAAGAGCCTCGAAAAGTGGCTCCATGTACGGAGCACTCTTTTGTTCCTGAGTTCCTGGAAGGTAACCCTGTTTCTCTTCCTGAGTAGGAGATACAATATACACAATGCCATTGTAACGACCATACTTAACAAGCAGGTCAGCAACACCAACAGCAATGGTTGTCTTACCGGTTCCGGCACGGGCATTCGCAAAGACGACATCAATATTAGGGTCCCAGATAGCGTCCCTAAAAATTTTCTGTTCTGGATCAAGCGTCATACCATAAAAGGTAGAATACTCATCCAGACTCTGAGGAATATCCTTCTTCTTACGCATTTCAGTCTTATCAGAAGCCATATATTTACTCTCCCTTAATTGAACTCATCCACATTATCGCAAATCTTATCTACGATACCAAAGTTGACCTGTTCAGTAGCATCCAGATACCAATCCTTAGCCTTATTCTTAGTCATGGTCTTCTTGTCGATAGTAGAGTGAGCCATAATATACTCACGCATCTTCACAACCTGCTTCTCGTAATAGTCCATAGCCATCTTAGACTGCTCGAAAGTACCCTGAGTACCGCCAGAGCCACTGTGAATCAGCGCGGTAGAGTGAGGCAGAGCAAAGCGCTTCTGACCAGACAATAGCATCACAAGAGCGGCGCTCATTGCAATACCTGCGTTAATCGTCCAAACAGGAGTCTTACTCAGCGCAACAACATCAATAAAGCTAAACATAGCATCCAGCTCGCCGCCGTAGCTATAAATAAACAGCTTAATAGGCTTGCGCTGCTCAACAGGAGTATCCTTATCAATACGGTTGTACTGCAGAATCTTGCGCTCAATTTCAATCAGAGACTGGTCAATCTCAAAATCAATAAAGAAGATGCGATCCTTCTCATCGACATAGAAGTTCATCATCTCAGGAGAGGGGAGACCGCCACCATTCATCAGGTTGGTGATCCCTTCTGGCAGTTGAATTTCAAAGTCCAATAGTCTATACCTCGTTCTTTCAAAGATTAGTAACGTGCGTTACGCTGCATCTGCTTCAGCATCTCAACAGCGGCAATATTAAAAGGAAGCAGCTCAAGATATCGAGCAGACTCTTCCAGATACCGTTTGTGACGAGTCTTTGCAATGCAAGCATGAGGGAAGACCTTTCGCACAGCCTTCGCTTCGGACTTAGTAATTTCAATCATTAGGTAAAACACCCTTTCAAAATAAAATAGGTAGGAAGAAAACAAGCGTCCTCGCTCTCTCCCTACCATAACTTTCCGCACTGTGTTTTACTCTATATATGTAAAATTATAACGTATCTGCGTTAAAATACTGCACTTTTTCACATTTCATAAATCAAACATTTTTCTATTTTGCGCGGTTTTCTCAATATTTACGTTTTTAGCGCATTTACGACAGTATTTTTGTCTGCGTCCAGTGCGAGCAACCATCTTTCCACAACAATCACACTTGACGTATTCTTTCCCACAATACTGACTCCATAGAATGCCAGCATTCTCAAAATCGTCCACGAAAATCTCATGAGGAGAATCCGGCTCCGCAATCAAAACATGGATATTTAAGTTGTCAATCTTTTTCAGGCTGGCAAACCCAATAAAGCCAAGATTATGTAACTCGCAAATCATCTCGTTCTGTTTTTTCTCATTCACGGATATGTTTGCCATCCTAAAAATATCAGCCGTATCTTCCGTAATCCAGTAGTTGCATTTTTCATTAACGGCAATATGGTATTTTGCCAAACACAGCATCGTGAACATCAGGCGCTGCATCTGCTTGCTTTCGAGTGCTTGAATCTTCTCAACCTCTGCTTTTGTAATGCACACACCATCAAGCTCCACCATGGGACGACCCTTGGCAGAAGCAATCGCCTTATCAATCAGTTCTCTATCCAGAACCTTGTTGTACCCTTCAAAATGACGTAACATATACTCGTTGATCTTTTCTCTTACGTCATCCTTTGAGTATCCCTTATAGAAATAATACTTCGCAACATAATGCAAAACATGCCCCGCTTTCTTCCAAGGCACATCCTTCTCTAGCCACTCTTCAGCATAAAGAACTTCATTCAATACAATCATCCGCATCCTCCTTGCTATTCATGTCAACCAAAACATCCTTGAAACGCTTGCCGTCATATTCAATATCGCCATTCTCATCCTGCACAAGAGAATGCACCATACCATTATGTCGTTCCAATAAGCGTTTAATCAAAGTATCGTGAAATAACTCCCAAACAATTGCAATACTTGATGCATTCTTCTTACAAAGATCAAGCATAATATCGCAAAGCGCATCGTCGTTAGAACACTTATCATGAAGATTGCGGAACATACTTTCCTGATACAGCGCAATGCGCTCCTTGCGGTCTGCGCCGGTTTCTTTATTATTGTTTCCGTTGCCAGAATGGATTGCGTTGCCACGAGCAAATCTCAAGTAGTCCTTAAAGATAGAGCGGATGCCATAATACTGAGAGTTGGTATACTCCACACCAGACTTGAGCGAGTCGTAATCAAACTTGCGCCTTATCTTGAGTTCTTCTTCAAAATCTTCCAACTCGTCCTCTACAGTCCAGCACAGGCGGTTCATGGTACAAGAATTGATTCCGACCGGCATCCGATAGAGGTAATACTGGATAACCATTTCATCCACATCGTCCTTGACGGTCTTTTGCATAATCTCATCCAGACCAGCAAACCCATCCCACTTGATGCGCTTGCGAGCTGCGGCTACATACTGCTTGTAATCACGCATCTGAGCAGGGTAGATGTAGCTCATAAAGTATGGCTTACGCCATGCGCAAATACTACTCCAAAGCTTCTTATCCTCAATGGTGTCAGGATTATCATCGTCTTTAACAGTACAAGCTTTTAAATCGTACCAATACCGTGGCATTGGCTTGCATTTGACCCCTTTCACAGCGTCCAAAACATTCTGCTGATATAGCTGACCACACATGATACGATAATCCAGTTCTTCATACTCTCGGCTTCCCGGCTCAAACTGGCTTTGAACATCACCCATTGAGGTAATGTGGTTCGTTGTCGAACCAACGTCATTGCCAAATCCAGCAGCATTCGATTCTGCTAAATCATCCTCAGTAGGAATCTTCTTTTCTCCTTTTTTCTGAACACACAAAAGAGTCGGTGTCTCTCTTTTATTCTTGATAAGCACATCATTATCTGTGCTAAAAATAAGATCGCCATCAAAATCTGCGCCATTCAAAGCAGCACAGGTATTGTCCCATGCACTAAGAATTGTTACCGTCTTCATATAACGATACCAGTTTTTACAATCATCATTAGAGTTTAGATTCCGAAGAACAATATTGTTATGACATGACATCGGTGCTCTGAAACAAGCAACTCTCTTAACATCTCTATCATTCCAGAACCGGCTGTAAATCTCACCAGCTTTTAACAATCCAGTGATTTCCATTCCAAAGATGGATTGGCAAAGCGCATAAGGGTCTCCACTTGCAACTTGGAAATTCCCTCGTACCTTTACAACACCCGTTTTTGCTTGGGAAATCCGTTTCTTAATGAAATACCGAATCCGATTTTGAACATAAGGGTCATCAATCATTTCCGGCTCAATCATAAGAGCCTTAATATAGTCGTTTTCCAGACTGTTTATGTAATTCGGGTCATCGCGCATTCCACTGCCACGCAAATACAGCAACGCATCACGCCAGTCACCGCCCATGACACCCTTGATTTCATCCAAAGTTGGCTTCACGAGTTCCCGAATCTCATCATTCGTAAGCTGATAGCTTTGGATAAACTGATAATTCAGGTTACGCTCTTCATCAAGCTCTAACTCACAAGTCTTTGTTACAGAGAAGTGATAATGATTCTCTCGGCAATTCTCGAAGTAGTCCTCACAGCTGTGGTAACTATCCCAGAGCTTCAACATGGATGTCGTAAGAATTACCTGAACACGATTGATGTCCTTGTAGTTTCCCCAAGAATCCTTAATCATGTTCTTTTTGGCAACCTTCTTGGCAAACTCACGGAAAGGGAAAGGGAACAGCATACCTTTACAAAAAGCATTCCGTACACAGAAGCCAGATGCGGTAGCAGGGAGTTTCAAATCTTCACTCCACTGTTGAGCAAGGTCATAGCTAATAAGACCAAAGCCATCGCTGGCGCACAGTTCACAATCATGCTCCATGTCCTCTACCATCGTAGGCTCGCCGGAGGCTCCGTCGTCCAGAACGATTACATGATCTTTAAAGTGCGTGAAGCAATCATTTATAACAAGCACACCATCAGGGTCAGTGACTGGAATGGAAGCGGAACAGGCAAGTGCTCTATAAGCTTCTAGCTTTGCCGGAATAAACTCAATTCCCTCGTTACGGCCATTATCGATTCGCTTGCGGATCTCGTCAACAAGACGGTCGCTCACAAACACAATCGTACTATTCTTAACGCCACCAGTGGTTCCAACCAGACGGCGATACGTGATTCCATTGATTTTAAACCCATTTGGAGAACACGCCCGGCGGTAGTCGTTCTTCTTATCAACCACCAGACACATATAATCCGGCTTGAACTGAACTGCATCCAATTCGGTATACAGCCTCCGAATCTCCCGGCGATTCTCTAAGCAAGAAGGTTCATTCCGCAGCATCTTGATTCTACGCTTGATACTCCGTGCCTTAGCCTCTGCATCCGTAACACCATTCAACTCATCAATCCATCGTAGAATAGTGCTATTAGCCAGCGAGATGATCTCGTGGTTTCGTCTGGCTTCATCCAATGGTAGTGTTAAATCCCATTTTGCTTCAACTAGACGCTTCGTATGGATCTTAAAAACAAACTTCTGGCAAGTTTGCTGCTTTGCCATTCGGCAGTCACCTCCGTGTTCTTCTTAAATGTATCCTGTAATGTATAGCTAAAAGGGAAATACAAAAGCAGACTTTTATAGATAGCAGCTCTCTCCATCTTCCATGGCCTTGAGCCAAAGTCGTTCACGCTCCTGATAGAGTTCATCCAGCATATCGTCAGCAGCCTCATACTCCCGGCGTGTCAGTCCTGCGTAGTTCATATCACGAATTAAATACTTAATTTCTGCATCAACATCCTCGTAAGTACGCATCATTCATCCCTCAACTTCCATTGTAACCATGCTGATTTTACGATATGGACACAAGACTTGCATGCACCGGTCAATATCATCAAATACGACATCTTTTCTTCGACCACGTTCTGTCTTTTCGTGTTCAAAATATTGACAGATATCGTACAGACGAATTTCAATCGCTTCTACCGCACCATTGAACTTGTGGTGGTTTATGATTACAGAATCAATATAATCAGAGAAAGTAATCCTGTCTATTTCCAATGAATCGAAATCTTTACAGATATCTTTGATAATATACTCCAAAGCTATTACACCAGATCTATCTGGTGCTACAATATCACAGTCGTGCTCAATTGCGTATTTGCAAGCATCATATGAACGTCCACACCCACGAGGTAAAAGAACTTTCTCCATCAATTAACCTCCTCGTCCATAACAGCTCCACAGTCAGGACAAAACTTTGATTCATCAGCATTTTTGCTAGAATGACAAGCCGAGCATTCAACAAAGAAGCTTTCTCCAAAATCTTCAAAATGCTCAATCCAGTGAGCATGAACTACAGGGCGAAACTCACGATGCTGAATCTCATCTTGCTCATAGCAGGATACACCATACAAACTTACGATTTCAAAATTCTGACTCATCAAATCTACTCCCTTTAATATGTATTTTATATTTCAAACAAGAGTCGCACAAACTCTTATTTAATTCTAATTTGCACGGCCAGCATCAAATGCAGCCACATCGTTCATGAAATCATTGATATGTAAATACTTATCAGCCTTCCGTACAGTCTTAGGCTTAAACTCTTGACATTTGCATCGCACATCATCACAAGTAGTGAAGCACGGAATCTCATACTGACATTTTGTGCAGACATGCTTCTTGTAAAATTCTGGTAAGCGGCCAGCAGTTTGGTAATACTCATATGTTACCTTTAAATCAATCCAGTATGGGTTATCGAAATTCATTGTACTCAACCTTCTTTCAAATCTCACCAATTACATCATCAATACTAAGACCACAATCCAGCACATTGCGGCCAGACTTCTTGTTACTCTTTTCAGCCATCTTCTCCGCCAATACCTTATCGACGATATCCGCTTCAAAATTCATAACGCATTCTACATTTACGTTATCACGAGCTGCCATTCTCGCATTCGCCTCAGCCACAAGTCGGGCCATAAGTTCTGCATCTGCCGATTCTTTATCCGCATCCTGCATAATTTGCTCATATTGTTCTTCAGTCAAACCGCTGCCAGCCAAGAAATTGTCAATATACAGTTTTTCGATAATCTTGCACCCATGGTCTTTTTGGTTCAAGGTAACCAGTAGCTGGTCGGTAGACTGACGAATTGTGTTATCAACCATATCCGCTACCTGCTGGTTTGTTAATTTGACTTTTTTATATTCAAATTCCTTTCGGATTTTTCTTTCGATCTTGTTATTGCCGCCCCATTCTTTTTGTTCTTCCAATCGTCGCTCAACATCTTCATGCTCCTGAACTCTTGTTGCTACAATAACTTCCTTATTAAAAATCATTGAGAACAACAAACCATCACAGACAATCGCATTTAATTTTGCCATCATTTTAACGGCAAGCTCAACGTCTGCAGGGTCAATCTTTCCAAATCTACGAGCAAATAGATTCATTGTTTTCGGTTCAATAACAATTCTATAAACCTTTTGGATGGTACTATATGTTTGCTTTTTCTCAAATTCTTCTCTGAGCTTTGGATTTAGCTTGCGATAAAAATCCCTCATCCGACCAGTTTGCCAAAGATCACGCTCTGTTGCCGGAGTTCTACCATCAGATAATGTATAATCTTTTAGCACCTCTGCCTTCAATCGCATGTAGGTTAAATTCTGCTTGTCTGTCAAAGGAGTTATGACAGCACGACCATCGACGTAATTAACAAATGCCCTTGTTTCCTCATAATCCAACGCATCGTTTACCTTTAAACCATGCAGGGCACTATCTAGCCATGTTTTTAGTTTGACGCTTCCGACCATTTTTCGAAACGCCTCAGCAACAGCCTCGTCATCCTCTGTCTCAGCATTCCGTCCCCACCATCTGTAATCATGACCAACCATTCCACATGTCTCCCAGATGTCTTTCTTCTCCCATAGTAGCTTAATGCCGTCACATGGCTGCGACTGACAAAGGGCGTTAAAGTGGTAGACGAGCAATTTCTGAATAAGGTCAATAAACTTTCTATTACCGCCAACTGGTTTTGCCGGAAGTATCTCATCCTCTGGTCGTATACTTTTTATAATGATTTGCCGACCAGCCTTCTTTAGAACCACGAATCTGTCCAGCTCTTCTAAAAATGCTGGGCGACTATTTCCTGTAATTGGTTTACCTTTATCGTCAAGAACTTCGAGACATCTTGCAAGCTCAGAAAAGTTCTTGAAAATCTGACCAGCAGATAATTTTGAAATCATATCAGGTGTTACTTCGTATGCTTTAGCCATACATTACCTCCTGTTTTTGTACATCAAACCTGCATATATAGAATATGTAATATCAGTTTTGATGTACAAAATTCATAATTTGTTAATATTTAATTGTACTTTGAATTCTGTAAGGTTCTATCAACCCCAATTCTTCTCGCAAAATATCTTTTAATGGTTTACTCGACTTGAAGCTATGGAGCATAAGCGACATAGATTCAATTTGAGTAAACCTACGAGCGTCCGCAGACGCGAGATCCATCTTCACGCCCTGTCTGGAAGACTACTATAAACATCCACCACAGTCATTCCATCACTAACTCCTTTACAGTATCCTGTATTGTATAGCTATCTACACTCATTATACCATGAGAATGCCAAAAATTCAATAGCTACATAATACAGGATACGAATATTTCTAGTGCCTATTATAATAAGATATGTTTCTTGGGGTATCATCTACCATGGTCTTTCCAGACAGGGCTCGCAAGCTCGCTTCCGCTCTATGAGCGGGCGACCATCGCTAAGTAAGCTGACGGTCACTACGTTCCCTCTGCATACTTAGCTCAAGTCGCTATTACACATTAACCTCTATGAAGAACATCCAGATGCTCTATATATTCTATGTAAGCTGCCAGAGGCTACAATCATGCTCCTTGTGGGTCTCTGGAGTCTCTGAGAGTACTGCTCAGATGCCAGATCAGTCCATTTATGGAGAGAAGGGAGTACAGATGGGTACAAATAGGCATTTTATGCTCCGAAGAATAGTCATTTTCGGTACATTTATGGTACACATCGGAAAAACCCGCATGAAACCTAGCTTTTTCAGGTTTTATTGGCTCAAAAAGGAACAAAACAAGGGGTAAAAAGGTACAAATAAAAAGAAAAACTAGCCAAAATATAACGAAAATACGTTAAATTCTAGCTAGTTACCGAATGAGCTACCGATTGAAAAATAGCGATTTTAAGCCATTTTTAGACATTTTGGATGGGAAAGTGAGTGATTTGAGGGTGTATATAGAAGAGGGTATAGGGGTGTATTTTGGGATATTTTTATCAGGGAAAATGTACCCGGGGAGGGAAGTAGAAGTGTCAAGAAATTATTTATTAACAGATTAGAAATGATAAAAAGTAGTAGTGTTGGCTGCCAATAGGAGAGATATTGGTGGAATTATTGGGAATTGAAGATAAAATAACTCGTAAAATATTACGATAAAGCGTTATTTCTTGAGGGTGAATAAGAAAGATGTACTGGGGGCTTGGCTTGCTGCCTGGAACGTCCAAAAAATGGAAAGTATGCCCCACGGCTTGAGTGCTGGAAATGCTCAAAATACAGCACTCAACAGGGCAAGGGCAAGGCGGGGTTTTGGTGTTGCTGCTGTTATCTGATTAAGTATCAATAGGTGCAAATAATAGTTAAAAAAAATTTAGTTAATTTCAGGATAAACTTACACGTTGCCGGGTGTTTCTTTTGTTCGCTGATTATTGACACGTTGCCGGGTGTTTCATATCTTATATACTATCATATATACTGCCTATATACTTTTTGATATACAATTCTATTTTCCCTTATAAGGTAATTATATATTATATTTTATCCTTATTCCAGCCAAAAACACCCACGACTTGCCAAAATATAATTTATAACGATATATCGCTATTTTCTAAAAATCTATAATTCTTGCAACTTTTGTGCATGAATTGCAACTTTTGTACATAGACATCCTAGCAAGGAACCGCTATAATTAAGCCACAATCAAGCAAGGAACCTAGCAAGGAACCTAGCAAGGATTGTACTGAACTTTGAAAACTGAATCAATCTTTGTGGAAACGGCTAAAATGTTTCTGCTCAATCTAGGCAAGTGCAACAAGCCCATCATGGTTATAAATCAGCAGTCTACCGGAACGGTAAAGCACCTAGAAAGTTTGATTCAGTCGGAAAAATTCGGTGGTGTAGCTAGCACCGATTCAGAAAATGCAACGCTTGCAAATGGGCGTCAATCGTGCATTCCGCACGCAATCAAACACACTTGCTATCCTACCGTATAGGTTAGAAAGATACGGAAAACAGGAAACACGGCTTGACCGTTTAATCACTGTTTTGGTTTTGGCAATGCAAGCCGAAAAAACCATAAAAAGCCGTTTGTCCGATTAAGGCATTAGAGGGCAAACAATCCGCAAAATACCGGATACTAGAACGTAATGTATGCACACAAAACCGTTGTACAGAAAAGAGGACAATGACCATACATTGCAAGACTAGGCAAGTAAGGGCAAGAAAGAAAGCACAGTTTGCACAAACTACAAACTAACTTTTATGGGTTTATATCCATGTGTTACACATTGCAAAGTTTATACTTTGCTTTTATGGTTTATACCATTATCTATTGTAACAAAGTCAAGTGTAGTTTGCAAGGGCTATACAGTAAAGGTTTTCTATCTGTTTTCCAGTAAATTAAACAGACGCAAAAGGTATACATACTTTGCCCTATTTAGGGCAAACCATAAGCCCACAAGTAAGGCGTTTTGTCTGGTTTGTGGGTTTTAGTTTGCGCTAAAACGCAAAACCATCGAATATACACACAATTCAGAAAATTAGAAAAGAGGATTGTTATGCGTAAAGCTATCACTATGCCCGAATTCCGCACCGCTATTCAGAACAAAACCACCGATTCTTTCAGCGCACGCGAATTGCTGGAATTGCTCAACAATTCCGCTGAAATGGCAACGGCAAACGGCAACGAAACGGCTGATTTAATTAAGGCCATTGCGGACAACAACAAGGCAGAAAATGAATCCATTTGCACCGATAAATGCAAGGTTTTGATTGCTATGGAACGGGATGAAATGTTTCGCACCTATTGCGTAAATCCGACTTATACCGGCCATAAGTTCAGCGGTAAAAAGAACGACAAAACCGACAAATATGAATTGACTGAATCCGCTATGCGTATCAAGTTTGCAAAACTGGAAAAGGTTTATCGTGATACCACGGGCAAAAAGTATGATACGCTTTGCAATTCCGACTTTTACGGCAAACTTATTATGCTGTTTAATGGCTTTATGGCTGAATCCCTTTGCACTGATTTGACGGCAAACAAGCCTGTTCGTTCCGAAAAAATGCTTGACGCACTCAAGAATGCAAAGCTTGATTGCTTTACTAGCAACAAGAACAACAAAGAAACACGTCTTGCGCAGTTGCAGGCAATTTACAACGCTATTCTACCCGAAACTTTGACGGCAAAAGCACTTTCTTGTGATATGGCCTATATCAAGACGGCATACTCTAAGGCAAAAATGGGCACTGTTACCACGCTGAACGATAACGCACTGATTGATGAAATTATTGTAACTATCGGCTATGCACTGTCGTTTGATGAATCTACCGGTAAGCGTTCCCGTGCATACGATCTTCAGAGCAAGTCTGCCTTTTTTAAGAAAGCAAAGTAAGTAAGCTATATCTAACCAGAATACCTTTGGGGCTGGCAATAGTCGGCCCTACTCTTGCAAAATCGGTTTGCCTTGACGTGGCGCAAGAGCTTTTTAACCAAATAACCGATGTAATTCCGCACAGAAAGTGCGCCTATTTCAGAAAAGGAAGTGAACACAATGAAAATTTCTTTGCACCAAAAGAATACACCTGTAGTATTTCATGGTGTATCTGTTCCGGCAAATTCCATTTACGGAACAATCAAAGCAGAGAATTATAACTTTGTCTTTGTTTCAATGCCTAAAATGGACTCTTTCAACAAAATGCCTTTTGTGTTCTACCAAAACGGCAGAATCGTTAAAAATATCTATTCGGCTATGCTTGAATCTGCTATTTCTCAGAGCGTGAAAAGCCTTGCAAATGACGGAAAAATCACGCTCACATACTGGAATCATAAGGCAGAACAAAAGGCAGAAATGCGCATTGTAGAGCGTGAAAACAAACGTAAATCAGAGCGCAAGGAATGGCAAGAAATTCGATCCGCACAGAAAAACCGTGATTCAGCTGGGCACAAACCTAGCAAACACACAAAAGCAATGCGGGCAAAGCCTAACTTTTATACGGCAGAATACAACGATCTTTCTAAACGTATATATGGTGAATCCATTGATATGAATGGAACGGTCAGATGTTGCCGGAATAGAACGGCAGAGTATATGGACGGCAGCGGATTAGGAAAGTTCCGTGGTGATATGCGTCCTCTTGAGCCTGTTTTCCCGCTCAAGTCCGGCAAAAAGACAAGGTGATAGTATGGCTATGAATCCCTTGTCAGAACAGCAGAACCATGCTATAATTGTACCATCAATGAAAAACAAAGGTGGTGCGATTGTGGGCAGACCTAGCAAATATGATAATATGAGCAAAGAAGAAATTCTTACAGCGATGCGCGAGCGGCAGAAAAAAAACGCCTCTTATCAGTGGAAAAAGACTTGCACTCTTACTTTGCAAGAGGGTGAAACACTTGAAAATGACTTTCTTGCAAAATTTGAATGCGATAACGTTTCTCAGTTTTTGAAAAAAATTGTTCATAGTGAATTGATTGTTTCCCTAGCAGAGCCGTTAGAATCCAACTAATAAACCCTATAACCCTGGCAACAACGTCTTGTGAATTTATCGCAAGGCGTTTTATTTATGCCTTGTTTTGCATAAATATGCAAATATTGTGCAAATATACAAAATGAAAACACGTCAGAAAACACAAAAGCCGCATAAATCAGATTCACACGGCAGAAAGGAAAATTAAAATGAAAAGTCTCTTAATGTTCTTTGGTTACTCCGCCTATCAGGCCGGATGTATTGCCCCCATGATGTGGTTTTTCGTTCTGGGTGCTATCGCTATGGGTGTGGCAGAATGGAAAGGATGGTTGAACTAATAAAAAAGATTATTGTTTTCAATTCTTTTGGTTGGTGGAAGATGACCACTTACGAGAATTATAGCGCGTATATCATGGACGGGAACAAATGCTGCAAACTCATTGTGGCAGACGCAAAAGAAGCCGTGGAATGCGTAAGAAAGTATTATCCTAGTGCTGAAATCATCGTAAAAGATATGTTTTAAGGAGAGTTTGATATGACCGCAAGAGAATATTGCAAGAGCCATCCTGTAACCGCTTATGATAGCAGCTATAGCCGTTGTGGTGGTTTTCAGATTCATGGCGATATCGAATACGGCATTAACGATTACCTTTATGGTATGTCTGGTGCGCTGTGTGAAGATGAGAAATATCATAGTTATCATCATCTGAAAATCATCTATGCACCGTCTGGCAGAGCATACGTCAAGTGTTTCGGTAAACGAATCTATCTTGATGAGTGCATGAGAGTGTAAAGGAGAACACAAGATGAAAAAAGGTCAATGGTTTATGAACGATGAAACAGGTGTTATCACTAACATTCATCGTGAAGCTGTCGAGTGGTATCGGCAGGGTGCAAACATTTCCATCTGGATCAACGGCGTTGTCGTTTGCCGTTGGGGTCACTGATAAGAAAAGGAGAATAAAAAATGCGTGCTACTGTTGAAGTGTATGAGAACAATGCAGGCGGTATCTGTGTTGCAGTCTTTGGTCAGAATGGTTTAACGAATCTGTTTGTCGTTACTCCTGATGGTAATGAAACAAGAATGACGAGGGCATTCTATCAGGAAGCATTATACGGGTTCCCTGGCAATGATGAATACAACGCAGAAGATTTTTCTGGTCTGTCCATGGATGATGCTTATACAGACATCTGCAATAGCAACTTGATTGCAGAGTTTTATGATAATCGTGTTGTAAACCTGTATCCGGCAGACATGGGTATTGCCGGAATGGAGCTATTTGGTATGGCTTGACCGTACATTCACAAAATTGTCATGAATAAGAAACGTATCAACGCGCTAAAATACGACGTTAATAAAATCTACATTTTAGTGCTTGACAAAATCAGTAGTATCCTGTATTCTATAGCTAGAAAGGGCAGTCCGTCATAGGACTTTTATTTTTACCATATAGCTATACAATACAGGATACAAAAAAGGAGAGTCAACTGCTATGGCTATGTACAAAACTAAGAAAGATGCAGCTTATGCATGGATTCAGGAGTTTAATGCGATTCCTCAGAGCGTTATTGAAAAGCTCGCCAAGGTCGATTTGGAAGAGAATGGTGAAGGCATTACCGAAATCACGCCGCCGTCTTGCTGTGATCATGTCTATATCTTTAGCGGTGACCACTATGGCAAAAATGGTGAGATTCGGAGCTACAACAAAGATGACAACACTTACAAAATTTGTCTCGACGGCACTGGCGAGGAAGTTGATGTCAGAGAAGATGATTTTGAAGTCGAGCGTGACGACTTCTTTCCGATGTGGGGAACGATGTGGCAGTTTGGCAATTCGTGTGATAACTGGTGGCTTGAAAATCATCTTCAGGAAATGGCAGATTGCGGATTCCGTATCTATAAGCAAGAGGATTTTGAGTACGTTTTCGGCATTGATGGTTGTGGCTACGACTTTTACGAATCTCATTGGATTCCGCTTTATGAAAAGCGTGGATTCCATTGGGATGATGAGACTGTAAAGGAGCTGGAAGAAAATGCGTAAGACGTTGCTTGAACGACTTTTGGATGCCGGATATCCGAAAGCAGAAATTTATCATCATATGTCCGACCTTTATGTTTTTGTAACACCGTTGACTACAAAAATTATTTCTGAATGGTGTGATGAAAATGGGTATACGATGAACTTTCATTGTGCAAAATTCGTGGATCAGATTACGGGGAACATGATGTACGACTGTGTTTTTCAGTATTATGAGGTGGAAGAAAATGACTGATATTCAGGAAAAGATGTGGGACGTGCTGGTTGAGATGTCCGGTGAGGATGTTGCAAGAGCGTTTGCAAATTTCTTTGGTAATCAGCTTTTGAACGAGGATTTCCATCAGTTTTTGGTTGATGAAGGTTATATGGAAAGCGAGGATGAAGAATGATCATTGATTCTATTCTTGACCGTAAGGACGGCAGACACTACAGTGCTCATGATTTCTATCTTGAGGTCAGGAAATATGAGCGTTTGGGTGTTGGGACAAACGGCGAGGATATTTCTATTGCAATGGATTACGGTGATAACAAAGATGTGCAGCGTGTTCTGTGTCAGTATATCCAGCGCAATGGATACCCGGCAGATATTGAGGACTACATAAGAAGTCAAGTCTGGGTGGTATAAGCAGCAGATGCTAGGTGATTAGCGGTACTAGGGCAGACATAACCGCTACCAATGCGAAAGCATGAACGAATACACACATGAAAATAAAGGAGATGGTGCTATGAAAGTGGGGACATTGCTTAATCTGTTTGATGATTGGAACAAATATATCATCATCAACGACAATAGTTTGAATCGTCTGTATAATGCACGAACCAAAATCTTTGAATTTATGGACGAAAAAGAAAAGCATAAAGATTTACTCGGCAAAGAAATCGTATCGTTTGGACTTTACGACGATGATTTCTGCGTAAGAGTGAAATAAAGGAGATAGCATTATGGATAAAGAATATAACATTCCCGAATTATACGACAAGTACGGTCTCAAATATGAGATGAATTATGATGAGATTTGCTCTTTACTTCTCAAGAGAATTAAGGAAGACCCTAATTTTAACAACTATGTAAGGGCCGACTTGATTGATAAGCTGGGCTGGATTCACGACACGTTAATTGATGAAACGTGGTAAATAAAAGGAGTGTTAGGTATGAAGAAGTTTAATTCGACCTCAAATAAAGGATTCAATATGACTTTTGCAAATGGTATTACTGCAAGCGTCCAGTGGGGAACTGGGAATTACTGCGATAACTATTTTAGTAAAGACTTCTCTTTCTCAAAAGAAGCAAGTTCTAATACAGCAGAAGTGGCCGCATGGAATGAAAACGACGAATGGGTTACAAATAAGTTCTGCGACACCTGTGATGATGTTGCTGGGTATCTCTCCCCAGATGAAGTGTTGCAGTTTTTGAATAGCTGTGCAAATTACAAAACGGCTTAAAATCATGCTTTTATGAGGTTTGTTTATGACTGTTTCTGAATTTATTAAGAAGTTGAAAGAGTTTGGCTATGACGAAAATACCGAATTGGTTTTTGGAATGTATACCAATACTGAATTCGGAGACTGGAAAGAACTTCAGGTCAGGGGGTGTCAAAGGGTGTGTGTTTTTCTGACGAAGAAGCATATCCTGATGAGCCTTTGATTTGCGTAACGATGGAGCAGGAGTAACAAAAAAATGAACATTCGGAGAGTTTTTATTGAAGCGTTTTGCTGGGAGTTTGGATGCACCAAAAAGAAAGCAAACGAAGTATTTTCGTTGCGAATTCATGACGATCCTGAGTATGTTCACGAGGTAATTGCATTCTACAAATGTCAGAATAAGAAAGCATTTTACGAAGATTGAGGTGATAATATGACTGAGAAAGATAAACGGATTCTAAAATACGCAATCGATAATCTTGTTCTTAGAGAAATCGAATTATGCAAAGGAAGTTGTAAAAGCAACCTTGAAAACAAAGCGAACCGTGAACGAGATCGTGAATTGATTATTTATGGTATTCACAGCGTTTTATATGAGGTTGAGCGTCTTGAAGAACAAGAGAAAGAGATGCTGGAGAAAGTCAAACATGAAGTGGTTCAGTTTTGATTGAGGTGATAAAAATGGACGAAAGCAAAGTTGTGAAGCAGATTGCCGAATGGATGGTCAAAGAAGGTACAAAAAATACTACAGAAGGCAATTGGATTTTTCATATTGACGAAATCACAAAAGAATTTAACGTAAGCAAAATGTTTGTTGCGGCCTATTGTGGAGAGATTTTTGATTCACTTTATGAACACGAATCGGTTGCTGATGTGGAATGTACTCTACAAGAAGGCTCTAATTTTTATGTGAAAACTTTTGACGTTGATTTTTATACAAAATTTTGTCCCAATGTAGAGGATAAAAATTGGAGTGAGATTGTATGACCAACACTGAAAAGAATATCGTTCTCGCAGCTCTTTCTTCATATCGGCGTAAGCTGATGGATCAGAGTGTTTCGTTCCTCAGAGCTGGCAATCACGAGGATGCAAGAGCAAGCACGATTGAAGCAGCCAACGTGAATGCGTTGGTGATTAAGTTTACAAGAGAAAAGGAGTTTGCAATATGAGAAACCTGTCTAAACAGAACCGCAAGAAAATTTTTGATTTGATCAAACGTGATTGCACATTTGTTGGCTCTTACGATTTGGAACATTCTGAAGAAAGTGTTTTGACTTATCTCCCGAAGCCAGGCACACAGATTCACAAAGATGTTGAAGAGGTTCGTGTCATAAAGAACCGCAAGACTGGAAACTGGGTTGAATCCGTTGTTGATGTGCGTTGGTATTACGGTATGACTTGCGCTGATGCAGAGATGATTGAACGCAAATATCAGTGCAAGTCTAATAAATGAGATAGGTGGAATATGAAATACAAAAGAATGAAGATTGTTTATATTGATGGCTGGTATCATGTTGAACAAACATGGATGAGCGGCAAGGTTATTATTACTCCGTATAGATGGAAGGATAAAAGAATAGCTCAATCCTACGTTGTTGCTTTTTATGAAGCTGGGGAGGTGGCAGAAATTGACTGATCCATGCCATTATTGCGTGGCACCGGAGCGTTATCCTGGTTGCCACGACCATTGCAAAAAGCTGAAAGCCCATCGTGAAAGTGATGAGTATAAGAAGCTGTGTGAATATAAGAATACATACCTAAAAAGCCATTCGACAGCAAGCTCTTCTCAGATTAACAAAGCGATGCGGTATTTCAAATGTAAAGGTTATAGCCTTTATGGATTCAAGAATGTTGGGAGTGTGTAAAATGAACGGCTATTACGTTACTATTGAAACAAGAGTTACTTACACAACGTTTGTAGAAGCAGACAACAAAGATGATGCTTATGAAATTGCGAAAGATAGATTTGTTGCCGGTGAGATTGAACCAGATAATCCGAATCCGACGGACATTGATAGTGTTACGGTAAAAGACGCAGAGGAGTGATAAAATGAGAGAATTTGAAGGTTTTATTTTTCCTAACGGAAGAATTGTAGCGATTCCTGAAGAGGAATATATGGCAGCTATCGAAGCGGGAAAAGAAATTCTTGTGTTTTGTGGTGGATGGGCTGGTGGATACGCTAGAGCGTTTGGTGCAGATAAGGAACAGGATATTTATGAGCCTGATAAAACTTGTTACATGGTCTATTCGTATGATGTTATGGATAAGACCTTTACGCCAGAAGATATGAAGCGGTTCGCTAAAGTGATTGTCACAGATGGTATCCGTGTGTATATGAAAACAGGTGAGTCGGCCAGTGATTATTATTCTGGAACCTTCTGTGACTGTGGTACGAAAGACCGGCTCGAAGAACATTACCCTGACACTTGTAGTAATGATATTGAACAATACGATTTCAGTGATTGTCAGACAGTTGATTTTGATATGACGGTTCGTATGCTGGGTGCCGATGATAAAGATTACGAAGGTATGGTAAAGATGCTCAAGGAGATTTTGAGGTGATAAAATGTGGGATCTAGTTGAAAATGAATATTCTAAAAAATATGGAATTGGGTGTGCAACCTTTTTTCGTGACAAACAATTAAAAACAGCAATGGTTATGTATAAATATAATGGCCGTAGCGTTATGTTTTGCTATTCCGAGTACGATAATAAGATTCTATCTGACGGTGATAAAGACGAAATTGAGATGACAATCAAAAAGAAACTCAACTTTTGGAAGGATTAACTATGTGGGATTTAATTAAAGATGAATACTCTGAAGAATATAAAATCGGAAGAGCAAAGTTCAAGAACAAACAAACAGGTCATTACTTCACAATCATGTATATGATACTTAGTTTTTGTATTTCTTTTTATTTTCCAGAGTATTCTTCCTTTTTTGTTCTTCCTACCGCAAGAGATAAAGAAGAAATGAAAGAAATTATTATTTTAAGACATTCTAAAACTTTGGAGGATTAACTATGTGGGATCTGAGAGAAGTCCACGCTTGTTTTGATGGTGAAAGTTGGGTTTGGAACGGATCTTTCCATCACAAGGATGTATTTGTAGATGAGAACGAAAACCCGAGAGAAATCTTCTGGCAAGAATGTCAGATGTTCTTCCTTCAAGATTATCTTAATAAGTGCGAAATCGTTGATGATGGTGATATTCTAGAACTTCAATTGAAGGATTCTGGCGAGCCGGTTCTTGCTATGATGATTGCAGAGTAAAGGAGAATGAATTATGACACGTTTTTATTTGGATGCGGGTACTCTTGGCCGTTGGATGCACCAGAATAAAGCACAATACACTGGTGCTTATGTTGAAGGTGTTCTGGTTGATAGTTTTGTCGTTGAAACAAAGCGTGGAGTCGCAGCCATCTATGAACACTATCTGAATGAGTGGACAAGCAACTATTATGTTGAGTTCACTGATTACAAGAACGGTTTTAAGAATGGCGAGGTCGATAAGATTTGGTCTGATTGGTACGCTTTTGAAGAAAAGGCTAGTGCATAAGAGGTGATGGAATATGGAACTGCTTACTTTACTTTCAATTATTCCGGATGACATTAGCTTTACGCTTTGTGATTGTAATTCAGGCGAAGAAATTGAATGTTACAATAATAATTCTCTTCTTGAAATTTCAGAAGCAAGACGCTACACGGTTGACTTCATCACACCAGAGTTCAATATGCTGATGATTTTTGTGAAAGAAAAAGATTGATAAAAGGGAGATTTTAAATATGTTATATTGCTATGATAATGAAACCATAAAATGGACAGACAACGATATAAATTATTGTTTACATATTTGGGCAGACAATGGCGAAGAGTGTAACCCTCGTGATTATGACCATGATTCTATTATGGCTTGCTTTTATGGGAATTATAAACTTGGAGACTTTATTGAAGCAGATACACCGGAAAGTTTTTGGAATAACCTTGTTTGGAAGTATTGCGACGACAAGGAAGTTCTTGATGCACTTGTAAACAAAAAGTTATTTGATACATGTGCAGTTCAATATCACGACCAGGATGACGATAATGATTATTGGGCAATTTGCGTCAATGATTTTGAGTCAAACGATTGGATTCCAAATGAAGAAGAATATTCTTGGAGAAATCTGTTTTATGATGATCTTGTTCAGTATTCAAGAGGAGATTTTTCCATTCGTGATTGTATGAAATTGCTTGAAAAGAAAGTGGTTTGGCTTCCTCTTTGGATTTACGAACACAGCGTAATCACGATGAGCTGCGGAGATCGGACATATCCTTACAATGATACGTTTGATTCAAGTTGCGCTGGATGGATTGTTACTGTTCTTTCTGACTTTAACGAAAAGAATAAAGCTATTGCTGAAAAAAATATGGAACTTGACGTTGAGGCATATAACAACTATCTGACTGGTGAAGTGTATGGGTATACGCTTTATGAACAGGATGGTTTTGTAGAAGATGATGTCGAAGAAAGCGCCGAATCCAATTGGGTTGAAATTGATTCTTGTGGTGGTTTTCTTGGAGATGATCTTGTTCAAAATGGTATGGCCTACAATGCAGGTAATGGTTTAGAAGAAGCTATTAAAAATAACAAATACGAAGAAGGCGAAGCAAAAAAGGTTGTTACAACTAGCTGGCGCTTTTGATAAATGTTGAATTTTAGGAGGGAAATACCATGGATGATAATATGATGGAACGTCAGATTGCTGATTATATGGTGAAGTATGGCACTGAAAACACGAATTATGGCACATGGGTGTTTGAGGTCGATGAACTGGCGAAAAAGTTCAATATTACAGAGAAATGGATTCAGGAACATGAAGACGGTATTATGTCTGAGCTGTATCTCAGAGAAGAAGTAGCTGACGTTGAACGTGAATTAAGCGGCAATGATATGACTATCACACTTTTTGATGTGGATTTCTACACCAACTATTGCCATAACTATATTGAAGACGAACAGGAAAAGGATGATGACGTAAATCAGTATTAGTTTGCTGAAACTCGTTGGTGTATCGATGACGTTATTGATGCAGCGAAGAAAAAAGGAATTGTATTGACTTCGCAACAAGCTGAGTCGTGGTGGAAAAAGAACGAAAAGTGGTTTAAGGATACTCTTACTGAATATGGTAATGAGATTCTTTTTAATGCAAATTTTAGTAAGGTATAAGTTATGTGGTGTGTTATCAAATGTGGTTCTAAAGGTGAAATTTTTGAGCCTGAGTTTTTTCAAAACGAAAAAGAAGTTATGAAATATATCGTGGATGATTCGAAAGAATGCCATGCAATGTATTCTGACCTTCCTAATGTTCTGGCTTATTATGATAGTGACGAACTCGAGGCACAGGTTTGGACGGATGAATTTGGTTTCAGATGGAAAGCATTTGATATTTCTAACAAATTGATGTAAAAGGAGAGTTTTATTATGAGAATTACTATAAAATATGACATTAAACAAATGACGGAGACGCTTTGCGATGTAGCAGGTGTTGAGTATAACCTTGATTTAGAAAATTTGTTGCATTCGCTAGATATTATGGCACAAAATCCTTACAATGCTGATTTTCGTCGTAATGGTCTTGCTATCATTGCTAAAGTGTGCGAGGAGCTGAGAGAAAAATAATGTATTACCATCTTGAATACTCTGTCAGACACTTTATGTACGGCGATACATATAGAGGGCATGAAGTCTATCCTACAAAAGAGCTGCGTAACGCAGAACTTAACTGGATGAAAATGTGTTACAGCAAGCCGACAGAGCTTGTCTATGCAACGTATGAAACCGAAACGCTTGGTGAGGATAAGATAATAATATAATGAGGAATTAAGGGAGTGAGAGTTATGATTATCCAAAATTGCGGATGGGATCATTCAGTGGACGAAGTTAAGGAAGCTCTTGATACACTTTCATATTGGTTAAGAGAAGGTGTGACAGTTGGTATTTTTAATGAAGAAACCAACAAATGTGAGTTACTAAAACCTTTTGATTCAGAAAAAGCTTTTATTTTGGGGGCATTAACTTATGACGGCACGTGAGATTGCAAGAGATTTTCTTTCTAAAATGAATCCTTCTGGATGGAATGGACGTGGATACAAACCGGATACATTTAATGATAAAGATCAGATTAAATATCATGTAGATGGTCACCCTGAAATTGATGTGGATGTTTATTATGAATATGATGCTGGCGATAATAGCTGGTGGCATTTTTGTGATGCACGTTACAATGCTTCTGGCGATAAAATTCTTGGTGTGTGTAATCCTAATGTTTGGTCTATTGATGCGATTGAAGAATCTGCTAAATATTTATTTAGCAAAATGAATATTGAAATTAAATAAAATCGAGGTTTTAGAAAATGGAACGAACTATGAATGATAAACTCATGGAAGCAGCACAGGTTCTTATTGAAAATGGAATGAGTGCGGATGATGCGTATGTTGCTTTGCAGGCGCAGTGTTATATCCTTTTGGATATTGAGATCGACGATTATCTCACAGATGAAGATTATGAAGAACTCGAAGATTTTGAAAAGAAACTGAGTGAGACAGAGGAGAAATGATTATGAATATCAACGAAATTCGTTACTTTGAACGTAAGATGACCGACAGTGCATTTGATGATGCTGTGAAGTACGATCCAGCGATTGCAGTTCGTGCAAAGCGAGCATGGGTTATAAAAATACAAGGGCTGATTTCGTTCCGGGAGTACATTTCTTGCTTGCAAGATATTACCGGCAACGCACGAATCTTTTGGAAGTATCAGTTTTAAGAGGAGGAAACAAAATGTTTTTGCTTATCAATATTTATATTGCAAAAGGTGAGAATTCATTTCTCCCAGAAGTTGTTTATAAAAAGGGTTTTAATACGATTCTTGAGGCGGAAAATGAAATGAACAAACAAGTGGACGATATTCTTGTAAATCATTATTGTAAATATTATAAAGATGAAAACGGTGAACAGAATTTTAGTGTTTTGCGATTAAAAGGTGATATTCGTATTGATGCTTGTGACGTATACGACTGGTGGAAAATCGTAGAGATTTGATAAAACAGTTCTTCTAAGGAGATGGTAATATGAATGAAAAGAGATTTGAAATTGATACGCCTATTGGAAAACTGGTTGCTGAAGCTGATGGAGATTATAAAGATTATCCAGGAATTTACATTTATCTTCAGAGAGAAGATGGCGTTCAAATTGATTTGTCTTGCACGGAAATTGATAAAGAAACTGGCGAAGGCAGAGTCTTTATCTGGGAAAATACGTCTACAGATGAATGCACTAAGATGATGCGATGGACTAAAGAACAACTTATGATTAAAGAGTGAGTGTAGGGAGTAAACAAAAATGACTACTAATAATCCTATGACCGTAATAACCTCTAAGCCCTTTGGTGTACTGAATGTGGATGTGTACCAGAATGACAAGCATCAGTATTACATGACTCGTGAACAAATTGGTGCAGCGCTAGAGTACAATAATCCTAATAAGGCAATTCAAAACATCCATGTTAAGAATACGGATCGTCTTGACCCTCTTTCAACATTCCTCAAACTGAGGAAAGTTGAGGGCGGAATCACGAAGGAACGTGAATATATTGTTTACAGTTTGCGTGGTGTTATGGAAATCTGCCGTCTGTCACGTCAGCCGAAAGCAGATGCGTTCATGGATTTCTGCTGGGACATCATGGAATCCTTGATGCGTGGTGACACCGTTCTGGCTACGCCTCAGATGGATGCTGCACTGAGTAAAGAATTTATTGATGTAAGACTTCACGCTCTGTTTGATAGTATGAAGAACCTTCAGAGTGAACTTGATTCCACTCGCAAGGAGCTCGGTGACCAAATTGAGGAAGCTCGTGCTACTAGCAACGAAGCACTGAATGTAATCAGCAGCGTGTCTCAGTGTGTCCATCAGATTAAGGATAAGCAGATGGATAATTCGATTCGTGCTAAGAGCTATACTCCTCGCAATGTGTTTCGGGATGAAATGAGTGACTGGCGTAAAGATTTGTATAGCAAGATTGGTGTGATTGCAAATACTAAAGGTTACACAAATAAAGAAACGCTTCACAAGATCTATGAATATCTGAATCGTAATTATGGTTTTGTTTTGGAAGATGCTCGTGCAAAGTATATTAAGAGAACGAATCGTAGTGGGAAAATTTCAATAATCGACATTATCGAAGAGGATTCCACTTGGAAATCTATCATGGAGGCTGTTGTTGCAGATATGTACGTAGCATCTATCGAGCGTCTGCATCAGAATCAGAATGAACTTCGTCCGACTCCAAAGGCTGTCGAAGCAGTTTCTGAAACAAATATGAACGTTACTCCTGTGATTGATGTGGTAGCTAAAGAAGTCGTTAACAAAAAACTTAAGAACAAGAAACAGAGTGAGACGGCGAAGATCCTTTTTCCAATCATGATGCCTCTGGCGGAAAAACTTGGTGACAAGCCACAATATAAGCACACTTACACTCTGATTTATGAGCATATTGGCTATAAGAAAATGAATAATTTGTTTGTGGCTTACGAAAAGGCACACGGTAAGGCACCGCATACGAAGACTAAGGTGTTTATCGAAAATGAAAAGAATCTCGCGCTATTTAAGAAGACTGTGAAGCAGCTGATGAAAGGACAGGAGAATAAGTAAATGTATGTAATCTCGAATGGTCATAACTATATTATGAAACGGAAGGGAGGTCGAATCTGCGCCACCTGTGATATCAATCTGGCATTGCAGTTTGAATCAAAGGGGCTGGCAATCTGTGAAATCAATAAACTTCCCGCTGGGTATAAGAACGGACGCTATGCACCAAAATCTATGGATGAAGCTACCATCGCAGGCAAGAGTCCGAATATAACGGCTCCGGCTGTAAAGCCAAATACATACGCATTTCACATGGAAGATTCTGAATGGCTGATAGAGTTGAAGAAAAATCTTGAGGTCACAGACAAAACAATGACCAGCCTCGATGATTTATATGCCAAAGTCTACAGTGATTTAACTGCGGCTAGCGATGAGATTGCTGATATTGAACACGCAATAGAGTTCAAAACTGTAAATGCAGCGCAAGGCTATCAGCTTATGGCAGAACTTAAAAGAGCTCGCCGGAAGCGCAGAGAAGCTAAGGATGCAAAGCTTCTGCTTGAGATTGTGATGAACCATCGAAATAACGATGATTGGGGCCATGGTCGGCTTGAGGCTGCTATTGAACAGCTTGACTCGCGTCAATTTACTCCGAAGGTTCGTAACGATCTGTTTGAAAAGAATTGAGGTATATAAAAATGACGATTCATATTTTACACGAATGTATCGACTCTAGCGATTTTTACGCAGAAGGTAATATTATTACTATTAACAAAGATAAAGAGAAGTTGTCTGAAAAGATGTTCTTGCTTTATAAGGACTGCCGGGATTCGTAAGGAAATAGTGTGAAACAGGACGAAACGTGGTGTGATTCATGTAAGGTGTCCGTTGTTAGTGGGAATTCTGGAAATTACTATCGACATCATTGGAAAATTGACAAGTTTGAGGTGTAAATTATGATGGTATATGGAAACATAACGTGTAATCGCTGTGGCATTACATGGTATGGTCCTAAATGTGGAAAGCTCTATTGTGATGAATGTCGTAAGATAATAAGAAATGAGGCATCCATTCGATGCAAGAATAAAAAGAAACATAAACCAACATTTGTTGAGATTGTAAGAATGGCAGATGCTGAAGGATTATCTTACGGTAAGTATTGTTTGAAGTATGGAGTTTGAGGTGAATATAATGAGCGCAGTTGTTGAAAGAAAAGAAGAACAGATACCTAAATTGATTTATTTTAATCCGAAACCTTCTGTTCCGGCTAAAAAACGTGGTGTTACAAGAAGTAAGCAGAAGCGTAAGCGTAATATTTCTCCAATTAGAAGCTTGGATGATGTTCAAATGATTTCGGAATACTTCTGGGATAAAAAGCAATATCGCAATTGGTGTCTATTTAACGTAGGTATCGCAACCGGGTTACGTGCTAGTGATTTACTCAAATTGAAAGTTTCCGATATGTCTTATTGCCTTTATAATGGAAAAATTGAAGTGGTTGAAGACGCTGGAGTGTGTATCGTTGAAGAAAAAACGTCCAAGTATCGAGAAATCATCCTTACTCCAGAAGCGAGGGATATTGTTGAAACATATATTAAGATTGCGAAACTTGGATATGACGATTGGATGTTTCCGTCTCGGCAGGGGAGCTGGAAAAAGTCGTTGAGGACAAATGGTGGAGATGGGAAAACTGGTATTCCTCATATTGCAGAACCCAAAAAGGCCGGTGATCCTATTGATGTTGATTCTTTTGCTCGTATTCTTCGTAACGCTGGCAAAGATTTGGGTCTTAATTATAAGATTGCATCTCATTCTTGCCGTAAGACATTTGGTTATCGTGAGATGTGTCTTAATAAGGATGATAACCAGGCATTGTCTTGGATTCAGGGTCAGTTGAATCATAGTAGTCAGGATATTACATTACGGTACGTTGGTTTTGATGAGGATAAGGCAAAAGAATATTATAAGAAGACTTTTTATGGTGTGAATACACACAGCTTGGAAGACTGAGGTGTGTTATGGCTGATACTTATATTAAAATCTGGGATACTTACGAGAGCTACTTTGAACCCCTTAGTGCTGCCGAGGTGGGGCGTCTGGTACTGACGATGATGAAATATAAATCGTCTGGAACGGAGCCTGAACTCAACGGAAATGAGCGGTATGTGTGGCCTGCCGTGAAGAGAGATTTGGATAAAGATGCCGAATACATCGAAGGTAAGAGGATTTCTGGTAAAGCTGGTGGCTCATCAAGCAAGCGTAAGCAAAGCGAAGCAAGCGCAAGCAAAACCAAGCTAGAAAAAGAAGAAGAGAAAGAAAAAGATAAGATATCGTCTTCGTCTTGTGATGAGACGACAACGACGAAATCTGTCGAGGATGTTTTTCGAGAGAATATTGGGAAGCTCAGTGCTACAGGAAAGAAGGCTTTGGCAGAATATGTTGAACGCATGGGTGATAAACTCGTACTTGCTGTAATTGGAAAGTGTTCTGATCTGGGCGGTAATACATGGGCTTATGTGCGAAAAGCACTGGACGAAGCTGAATCTCTTGGCTGCAAGACAGCTGATGATTACCGCCGGGTGTGTCCGATTGGTTGTGGTCGCAATACAAGAGTGGATAGACAAGCCCCTAGTGGAAACGATTGGTTAAAAAACGCAACGAAACGTCGTCCGTTGGTTAAAAGAGAATTGGAAACAGCATAAATGGAGGTTTAAAATATGGGACTGTTACTTGGTTTGGGTCTGCTTGGAGCAGCGTTTGGTATTGATGCGGCAAAGCAAGCACCATTTAACAGGGCGTATCGTCGTCTTGAAAATGATTGGGACATTTGCACATCGGAAGAGAGTAAACGGTGCGATGCTCTAAAGTATGCGGTACAGAATGGTTTGTGTTTCGAGGATGAGAAAAAACCTGTGATTGAGTGGCAGAAGCTGAGAGATCTTCAGTGGAAGTATCAGTTGGCTGGTATTTCTTGGCCGAGAGAATCTGCGATTCGGGATGTGTGCCGTCTGGCGGCTCGTGACCGTGGATTTGAATACAAGGGATATCTTCGTAATACATTGACATTTGGCTACATTACTGATCCGAAAAACATTTGCAAGCTTGGTATTGTAGATTGAGAGGAGATTTGAAAATGAATAACACTCGTAGAAAAGCTATAAAACAGACCATTGACCGCTTTGATTCCATCCGTAAGAAGCTGGAAGAACTTGTATCTGAGGTCGAAAGTGTAAAATCCGATGTTGAGGATATCCAATGGGAAGAAGAAGAGTATCGTGATAACATGCCGGAGAATTTGCAGGGGAGTGAGCGGTACGATAAAGCAGATAATGCTTGCACGAATCTGTCTGATACTGTGGATGCTCTGGATGATATGATTGGTGCTCTGGATTTTGACTTTGGTGATGTGACTACCTCTCTGGAGGAAGCGATGGAATGATTGGTGTTTCAAATCCGCTAAGGAGAAGCGCTTGGGCCGTATTTTTGTACAGAGGCAAGCAAGTTGCTTCGTATATTTTACGAGAAAGCAATCTTGGTGACAAGGAACGTATGGTAGAGCTGTTGGCACGAAGGTACATGACAGAGCCTGAGAATATTGTTGTAGATATTGAATTTAGAGATTGAGGTAATATGGAATGACCGCGTTTGTAATGTTTATTTTGAATGTGGCACTGATAACAACAGTGGATAACAATCCGTTTGCGTTTTGATTGAGAGGTGTGGATATGAGTATGTTGCAAGAAGAGTACAATTTGACGGATGAAGAACTTAAACAGTTGCTTTATGATATTCGACGTCCGAGTATGGAAGCTGCTATACGTCGTGAAAAGACGTACAAAACATATTTATCGAATGTAGATATTGAATATGATGGTGAATCAGAAGTGGTTGATTTTAAAGACTTGGATATTTGACTGGAGGTGCAAATATGAATATTCTGAGTTTTAATGGAAATGAAAATCCAAAAGATACGGATGGTGATGCCGTTGTCAAGTTAAGTTATCAGGAACTGTTTAAGTTAAATAATATTTTGTATCACGCTCAAAAAGGCGGTGAGATAAAGGACGTAGTGGACTTTAATATTCGAAGGAATTTTTACATGGCGCTTAATTTGGTTCAATATGGTAGTCTGGATTCTGTTTCGCTAGAAATTATGTTAAAACTTTATGAAAACAATAAAACCTAAATTCTTTGGAGGAAAATAATTATGGGTATGGGTTATCGTTATTCTGGAAGCTCTAGCTATCCACGATTTGACAGAGAGTTGTGTGAGGTTGCAAAAATTTTTGGTGGAGTAGAAAGTAAATATATTAAAGAGAAAAGAGATTCTGAAGTTGACGGATCACTCGATTATTGGTTTGGTTTTATGAGTTCTGATAACACAGAACATGAAAAGATTGTTTTCCCGGAAGGTACTAATCCGGTTCTAGTAAAGTGGTTTAACAATATTTATGGGGATTTTACCGTAGAAGAAACAAGAATTGTATGGGAACAGGTAAAGAAGCATCCTGTTATTAAAGATATTTCTGACCAGATTTGGAATGAGTTAGAAGAATTGAGTGCATGGAATGACTCGTGGAGTATTTGTTGAAGGAGAGCTTGATGTTTAATCGTGAATTGTTCCTGAGTCTTTGTAAAAAGTATAATGTTCCGTTATCGTCAGAATATAAAGTGCCAATGATTCAAGAGGAAGATGGAACGATAAGAGAACTAACACCAGAATATTTAAAACAAGTGTTGTTAAAGAAGGATGATGAGAAATGATTATTACTATGTATCGAAGAAAATGGAAATTCTCGGTGATGAGCGCAGAAGATGCAGAAGACTTTATCCGACAGCCACATTTTGAACGGATTCGGTTTATCTCAATCACTGAAGCTAATGGCCATCATATTGATTTTCATAAGTGTGAGGGTAATATTACTTTTCTACCGCTGAAGTTTGATGATTGTACTACTGATCTGGAAGGTACATGCATTACGGATGTTCAAGCTAGGAATATTGTGAAATTTGTCTTGGATAACCACGAAGCAGATAAGACCGATTGGTTCTGCGTGAATTGTGCTGCTGGCGTATCGAGATCCGCCGCTGTGTGCGCTGCCATCATGAGAATTCTGTGTAATGACGATATGCCGGTATTCACCAACAGTCATTTTTGTCCAAATATGACAGTGTACCGTGAAGTGCTCAATGCTTGGATTAGTCGCCTATCCGATGAGAACGACATGATTTCGACTGAGGTATGGAATGCTGTGAACCAGGATATGTAAAACAAAGGAGTGAAAAAATGACAAACACGAAAGAAAAAGAACTGCGGGCTGGTGTTATGAAAGTTGTCAGCTGGTTGGATAATAATTGGCGTTGGATTCATACCAATGATTTTGGAGATGAAGAAAAGGCAATGGATTCCGTTGAGATTTACCATACAGTCTTGAATACGATTGAGATGCTTGGTGGTGATTGGCAGCGTGACGAGAATGGAAAGCATCGGGTGTTTATCGCCGGAGTTGGTGGAAAGGCAGAAGAATAAAGGTGGTGGACAACAATGAAGATTGATTTGACTCTCAATGAAGCACGAGTTATACAAGATGCGCTTGATGCGACGAGCTTGTGTCGGTCTGGATGCTATATTGGTTACAAGAGTGACGATGAGGATTTGTGTTTCAGACTTGATAAGAACGGAAACTATCGTTGTAGGCTGATGCGTGAAATCGATTCTATCAATGGCAAGATCGAAAATGCAATACACAATGGTCGATAAAATCCGGGTTCTTATGAAATTGCTGTAAAAAGCTTAACGACAACTGGTTATGCTGTTAAACTTTGCATAATCACAGAATGCGCAAGCATGGAATGAGGTGGACTTATGAATTTACAAGGACTTGAAAATAAAAAATGGGACTTTAATAAACAAGAGGAACTAGCTATCTCTTGGCTATTAAAACATGGCTTTGAGGTGAAATTGAAAAAACAGTATACATCAAAGGATATTTATACGGTAACAAAAGATGGTATTTTAGATGAATTTATCTTTCCGAATAACCAGAAGAACATGAACGTTCGGGCTTTTATGGAAAGATATGAGAAAAATTTTGAAACAAAGAAAGAACTCATAAAATTAAGAGCAGAGGCATCGGATAATGGTTTGATTAAAGAACGTAGTTGATGTGATAAAAGTTAAGTTCTAGGAGGATTCTATGAAATTCTATGTAATTAAAACCACAAAAAATGGTATTGAGTACAAAAAATATAAATGTATAGATGGATGGACAAAAGAGAAAACGGCAAGTTGGCAATTTTCAAAACAAGGAGCGGAAAGGATCGCTAAAAGATTAAATGATTCTGTAAAAGGACACGAGCATGAAATTCATTACAATGTGTTAGCTGCTAAAAATGATTTGGATAACTTTTGAGTGAAAAGGTATGTCTAATAAAAGCTGAGATTTAGGGAGACATAGTTATGAGTGAATATAAATTAAAGCCGTGTCCTTTTTGTGGTGGAGAAGTTACCGTTGCAGAGGGCAGTTATCGCCAAACACGATGGATGTATGTTACGAGAGGAAACAAAGAAAATAGGTGCAACTGCCATGTTTTCATGGAAAGCAAAACTTACTACTTTGATTCCTCTGAAAAAGACAAGGAAAGAATCAAAGCCGACCTTATCGAAGCGTGGAATAAGCGAGTCGAATAAAAACTAAGATTTAATGGAGGAAAATATTATGAGCGAAACAAATCATGAAAAGAACAAACATGAAGTGACTCGACTTGACGCAATTAGAAAGATAGACATTATGGGGCTTGAAAAGTTTCTTGAGAACATTCAGAAGTATCCAGACCGTTATCCCAAGAATAAATTTGAATGGATTGTATGGTTACAGGAACCAGTTGAAGATAGAGTACATTTTGATAATAAGGTGTTTTAAAATGATTTATACCGTAACAATGATTGACTCGTTTAAGAACGAGCAGAATGCGAAATTTAGTTCGCCAGTGTCAAATACCAAAGGCATCTACTGGATGCCGGACGACAGTTGGATTGCTGGATTCTTTACAGATTTAGCAGAGGCTATTCGAGTTGTTAAGGAAAACGTGACTGACATCTTTGAACATTGTTACAACTACGCAGTCGTTGAAGGATACGAGGAAGGTCTGTATCCAAGACCAGAATTGACGAGGTGGTTTAAATATGATGCTGAGAGTGACACAGCATTCGAGATTGAACCGCCGCTGCATAATAATGTGTGTGGATATGCGTTTTGAAGAAGGAGAATAAGACTATGAGTAGTGTACTTATTGATCGGAACGCAGCTAAGAAGGTAGAATCTATCTTCGAGCATCCTGATAAGATCTATTCGGTGTATTTGAAGGCTGGCGGAGATGTCGTTTGGCTGCAAGGTGAAATTGAGCTGTATGAATTTTTGCGCAGCTTATAAAACCAATATTTTTGAAGGGAAGTGATTTTCATTAACTCTAATTTGTTAATAAATTGTGAGCAAAGTGTTGCCATTGTGTGTATAATGTGCTTGCTGGCAGGGAATCTGGTATCGAAGATCAGCCCGGTAATTCAAAATCAGAGCAATTCGTACCTTTATAATAGTAGTCCTCCGGCAGTAAGTGTTGTGCAGCAAGAGGAAAAGGAACCAGAAGTCATCGTAAAAACTGTTATCGAAACGCGTGTGGTAAACTTCAGTCAGGGAAAGCGCGAACTCACTAATGATGAGCGTGCTCTTGCGGAGCAGATCGTTGCTTGTGAAGCAGGTGCTGATAGCCTAGAAGGTCAGATGGCTGTGGCTCAATGTCTTTATGATTCTGCCGTACTTGATGGTCTAACCATCCAGCAGGTCTTTAAGAAGTATGGTTATAGTTCCTTATATAATAGGAAGGTGACGGCAGAGAACGAATTGGCTGTGTCTATGGTGTTTGATTACGGCGCTAAAATTTCAGACAAACCAATTCAATGGTTTGTGACCCCGGCGGCAGCTTCCGGCAGTTGGCACGAGCGCGGAGCAACGTTCGCTGGACAATTTGGCGCACATAGGTTCTATTACAACGCGGAACTGGTTGTGGATGATGCCGAGTGAATGGCATCATCTAAAATTTTAAACTTTTACAACAACAAAAAGATGTATAATATATTGACTAAAACAAAAAGATGTGTATAATATATCTTGAAAGTTGTCTAAATGAGTGGAGGGCGGTGTTTTAATGCGTGAGAGAAAGGTTCTGAAGGTCATACGAGTTGATGACTTTTTAAAGTACATAAGAAAAAAGAGAGTGTGGGTTTGTTTTGTTTGCAATGGTGTAGATGTTCACATGGTCTGTAACAAAATGAACGATGTTGGAACAGAGACACATGGGATCGTTAAAGGCATTGGCTTCTTCGGAAACGAAAGTCATATTGAGCTGCGGCAAGAATGCCACGAAGCAAGGAGGATTGAGCTTAGACCGGGCGATAAAGAGAAAGCGTATGAGATGATATTCGATAACACAAGCGTGTTCGTATCAGAGAATCCCGAGTTGTACGGGCACTAAAAATATTTTCAAAAACCTCTTGACTTCTGAAATGGTATCCTGTATAATATAGCTATGGAACGGAGCTACACTATTATAGAGGAGAAAAACTATGGACAACAATATTGACCCAAAGGTCGGAGAGGTTTGGTTGGTCGATTTGTCCAATGCAACAGGTCATCAGCAGCGCGGTATTCGACCGTTCGTTGTGACAAGCAACAACAAGCGCAACTTCTTCAGTCCCACAATCAAAGGGAATCCGTTGTCTTCCAGAATATACAAGCGTTCTCCGGTTCATGTTCTACTCTCGAAAGAAGACTGCGATTTCCTAGAGGTTGATAGTATTGTTCTTTGTGAAGAGACTGATACACTTAACAAAGGACAGTTCATCAAAAAGCTTGGTGTCTTGTCTGAGCGTCATATGAATATGATCGCAATGGCAAGATGCAAGGATGAACCGTTTTTACTCGCAGCATTCCTGAGCGGCGTACAACATACCATGGAATTTCAAAATTTTGCCGCATTTGCTTGATTTTTTATAATGGTTAATGGTACACTACATATAATAAGAAGGAGTGTGCCACTATGCTTACTGAAGAAAAGATCAAAGCTTTTGCTGAAAAGTATTCTGATAGAAGCGGTGAGTTTGTTGTATCGACGCTTAACCATGTTCTGGGTTACGAGGCTGAGCGTGGGTATGAGTTGTTTGACTTCACAAAAGATGATTTCGTAAAGATGTTTGCCAAATATAATTGGGTGAACTCGAGTCGTTCGTTTAAAAATGTGAAGTCAATAATCACAGGCTACATCAAAAGCGAAAACAAAACAAGCATGTATGATCTGGCTGACTTTTCAGAGAGCGATGTAAGCGCAGACAATATGTATGCGGATAAATACTTTGCATCAGTTGATGAGTTTGTTGACTTCTTAAATAAGTATGAAGAGCCATATCAGATTCGTATGAACGTGATTGCTGCACTGTACTGGATTGGCCTTACTTCTGAAGAAGTTTCTAACCTGACGATTAACGATGTCGATTTTGAATCTTGTACTGTTCTTGATAAGACAGGTGTTGATGCAAAGTTGATGGATATTATTAAGCAGTGTTATGAAATGAAACAGTATGACGCTCCCAATAAGGGAGGGTATAGGGCATTCTATGTCATGAATGGTGATTACATCATTCGTAAAACCGAGGATAGTATCGGTGCAGACAGTGACCCAAAGATGTCTGTGCATACAATTCATACCTATTTTATGCGGTTGAATAACATCCTCGAAAAAAGATATCACTCAAAGGCTTTAGATCGAAGGCATCTAACCAGAAACGGCGAATACGTGAAGGTCTACGACTACTGTAAGAATAATCCAGAATTTAATCTTGCAGAACTTAGTTTCGGAAATGGTAAAGACCCTCTTGCAGACATTATCGGAAGAAAGTGTAGCAAGGTTGCCTACATTAGCTTCAGACAAGGATACAAAGGTTGGGTCGAATATTTCCATAAAAATTAAAAACAGGGGGCTTCGGCTCCTTGATTTTAATACGTTAGATATATAATACAGGATACTTAAAAATAGTATTTGAATGGAGAATAACAATGTCTGATTTCAAGAAATTTCGTGCACTACTGCAGGATCACTTCAATGAGATGGTGAAGGATGGCGCACCTCTGTTTATCACCAATGCAGATGAGGATAAGCTATATGACCTCTATCTGGACAGCTTCCCGGCTGGCACGAACTCCATCTTCCGTAAGCGGCGTAAGTATGATTGCTCCTACTGCCGTCGTTTCGTAAAGAACATTGGTAAGCTGGTTTCCTTTATGGATGGTCAGATGGTTACCGTCTGGGATTTCGATACCAAGTCCGACGTTTATCAGCCGGTTGTGGATGCGCTGGCTACTTATGTGAAAACCTGTGCTGTTGTGAATCCGTATTATGTTAGCCGCAATATGATCTCCGATGGCAAGTTCGGCACGGAGGTAAACTATGAGTACGATGCTGATCATAAGGCGGTTCACACCTGGGATCATTTCGCTGTCGAGATTCCTCAGCGGTTCATTGTCAATTCCTGCGATGTGACTACCAAGATGGCCGAGTGGCGTGATTCTGCTAATGTGTTCAAGCGTTCTCTGGAGGAGCTGACCATGGATGCCGTGGACACCGTACTTGAGCTGATTGCGCAGAACAGCCTGTATCGCGGCAAGGAGTTTGAATCTCTGGTTCGTGGCTTCAAAATCGATAAGCGAGTGTATGATCGTCTGCCTGATGAAAAGAAGTCCGCTTATGTTTGGATGGCTCCCGGCGGTGCGTCGATGAACCGGCTTCGTATTCGTAACACCGCTATCGGCACCCTTCTTATCAATTTGAGCGAAGGCATGGATGTGGATTCCGCCGTTACCGCCTTTGAGAAGGTTGTCGCTCCTGCCAATTACAAGCGTCCCAAAGCTATTTTCACTAAGAAGATGCTGGAAGATGCACAGAAAACCGTTACTGAGTTGGGTTACATGAACAGTCTGGGTCGCCGATTTGCCACTCTGGATGATATTACTGCCAACAATATTCTGTTCTGCAACCGCGATGCCGCTCCTCGTGTAATGGGGGCAATGAACCCGTTCGAGGCAATGGCAAAATCTATGGGCACCGATCCTAAGAAGTTCGGTCGCGCGGAGGAAATCGGCATCGACAAGTTCATCAGAGACGTGCTGCCGACTGCAACGGGCCTAGAGCTGTTTATGGAGAATCGTTTCGAGAAGAATATGATGTCTCTGATTGCTCTGCAGGATAAGGCTGCGCCGTCTATGTTCAAGTGGCCTAATGGTTTCAGTTGGGCATATACCGGCAACATGACTGACAGCCAGATTCGGGAGAACGTCAAGAATGCTGGCGGCAAAGTCGATGGCGTGCTGCGTTTCTCTATTCAGTGGAACGATAAGCCGGGCGAGTGGGATGAAAATGATGAGGATGCTCATTGCATTGAACCCGATAAGAATCACATCTATTTCGGCAGCAAGTGGCACCCTCGTACTGATGGCCGCCTGGACGTAGATATTATGCGTCCCATTCGCTATAAGGCCGCGGTCGAGAATATCACCTGGCCTGACATCAAAAAGATGAAGGAAGGCGAGTACAGCTTCTATGTAAACTGCTTCGCTAGTCGCGGCGGCAAAACCGGTTTCCGTGCTGAAATCGAATTCGATGGCAACATCTACTCGTTTAACTACGATAAGCCGCTGCATGGTGGTCAGAATGTAGCTGTGGCAAAGGTCACTCTGAAGGATGGCAAATTCTCTATCAAGGAACTGCTTCCCAGTTCTACCAGCACCCGTGAAATTTGGGGTGTGAGTTCCAACCAGTTCGTACCTGTGTCTGTGGCGATGTACTCTCCGAACTACTGGGACGAACAGACCGGCAATGGCAATCGTCACTACTTCTTCATGCTCAAGGATTGCGTCAACCCCGAAAAGCCGAACGGATTTTACAACGAATTCCTGAAGGCGGAATTGCTACAGCATAAGCGAGTATTTGAGGCGCTGGGTTCTCAGATGGCAGTTCAGTCGGTAAATGATCAGCTGTCCGGCGTTGGATTCTCTGAAACGAAGCAGGATTCCTTTATTGTTAAGGTGCAGGGAGCTACTGAGCGAATTTTGAAAGTGGTTATCTGAAAGGAGAAATAATTATGGAAAAGAATCTGTTTGAAATTGCAACCCGTAATCGCTATCGCTTCAACTATAAGGGTGTTATGACTGTTGAAGATCTGTGGGCTCTGAGCGTCGAGGCACTGGATGCGATTTTTAAGACTCTGAACCGTCAAAAGAAAACCGCAGATGAAGATTCTTTGCTGGCTGTTAAGAGCGCCGAAAATACAGAACTGGAAAATAAGATTGAGCTAGTCAAATACATCGTTTCTGTCAGGCTGGCCGAGTACGAGGCACGTGTGGACGCCGCAGAGAAGAAGGCGCAACGTGATAAGATTATGAAGATCGTTGCAAAGAAGAAGGACAAGGAACTTGAAGATATGGACGTTGACCAGCTAATGAAGAAGCTGGAAGAGTTGAATTAAATAGACATTTTATCGTGATTTGACAACAAATAAATGACGATAATACGTTAAATAAAGGGAGAAAAACGATGAGAACTTTGCTTCTTTTCCGTGGAGCACCCGGATGCGGGAAGTCCCCCTATATTAAAGAGCATGATCTGGAAAAGTATACGCTTAGTGCAGATACGATTCGTCTTATGTGCCAGGGTGGTCAGGAAACCCCGGCTGGCACAATGGAAATCTCTCCCCAGAACGATGATGTTGTCTGGGATATGCTCTTTAAGCTGTTGGAGGTTCGGATGTCTCATGGTGAGTTCACCGTGATCGATGCAACGAATTCTAAAACGGTCGAAATCAATCGCTACAAGAACCTCGCCAAGCAGTACAGGTACAGAATGTACATCATTGACATGACGGGCTTGCCGATTGATGAGTGCAAGCGGCGCAATTCGCTCCGTGCCCCACTGAAGAGAGTTCCAGATGCTGTCATTGATAAGATGTATGCACGATTCGCAACACAAAAAATTCCGTCTGGAGTGACTGTGCTTTCGTCGGATGTCAATGTCCTTGAAAAATTGAACTATGTTCCGCAGGATTTTAATAATTGGAGCAAAATTCATATCATCGGTGATGTGCATGGATGCTACAGTTGCCTGAAAGAGTACCTTGGAGACCTGAAGGACGATGAGCTGTACATTTTTGTTGGCGATTATCTGGATCGTGGAATTGAAAATGTAGAGATGTTCAAGTTCCTTTGTGATGTTGTAGACAATAATCGGAAGAATGTAATTCTCCTTGAAGGAAATCATGAACGGTGGCTAAACAAGTGGGGTCATGACGAGCCGGTTCAGAGTGAGGAATTTACAAACTACACTCGTCCGCAGCTTTTTAAAGCAGGGATTGACCATAATACGGCTCGTAAGGTCTATTCAAGAGTAGGACAGTGCTCCTATTTTGATTACGATGATAAAAGATACTTCGTTAGCCATGGTGGTTTGAGTTATTTGCCTGAATTTCTACCGTTCGTGTCTACTGACCAGATGGTAAAGGGTGTTGGCCGCTACTCTGACATGCTCACTGTCGCAGAGTCATGGGAACAAAAGATGCCTGACGGATGTTTCCAAATCTTTGGACATCGAAATGTGCAGGATGTTCCTATTGATATGGGGCATCAGTGCTACAACCTCGAAGGAAAAATCGAGTTTGGTGGATATCTTCGTTGCGTGGAACTTGAACACGGTCAGTCAATCAAGTGTGTAGAAACCAAGAACGATGTGTTCCAAAAAGAGGAGCCAAAGACTGAAACTGTCGTTGAACTGAAAACTGAGTTCGATAACGCAGAACTTGTTAGTAAGATGCGTCAAAGCAAATATGTGTTTGAGAAGCGATTCGGAGATATTTCTTCTTTCAACTTCTCTCGTGAAGCATTTTATAAGAAGCACTGGGATGAGGTTTCTACCAAAGCAAGGGGATTGTTCATTAACACAAAGACGAATAAGATTGTAGCTCGAAGCTATGATAAGTTCTTTGCGGTTGATGAGCGGAATGAAACGAGAATTGGAAACCTACAGAACACTTTGAAGTTCCCGGTGACTGCATATCTAAAAGAGAACGGATTTCTTGGTATCATTTCGTATGATGCAGAACAGGATAGTCTGTTCATTGCAAGTAAATCCACTCCTGAAGGGCCTTTTGCAGATATGTTTCGAAAGATTCTCATGGATACGACTTCTGATGAAGACCGTAAGAATCTGAAAGAATTTGCAAAAGAGAATGGCTCCATCATCTTCGAGGTGATTGATCCTGTGAATGATGCGCATATCATCGAATATAAGAAACCGCACGTTGTTTTGCTGGATATTATTGCAAATGATATGAATTTCAGTGTAATGGATTATGATGATTTGAAGCGTGTAGCCGAGAAGTGTCATCTGCAGATTAAGGAGAAGGTTAAGACCTTTGAGAACTGGCGTGAATTCTATCCTTGGTACGAGGAAGTCATGAACGAGAACTATCTGCATCATGGCTTTAAACACGTTGAAGGCTTTGTTTTGAGAGATAACAACAATTTCATGTTTAAGCTGAAGCTTCCTTGCTATAAGCACTGGAAATTCTTGCGTAGTGTTATGCAGAGCGTTCAAAAGCGTGGATACTACGAACACACCTCAAAATTGTTCACCGCAGAAGACAACAACTTCTACGGATGGATGAGACAACAGAATGATGCCGATCACGAATCGTTCTGCAAAAAGAACATCATTCAGCTTCGGAATGAATTCTATGAGAATCGGCACGAATAACTAAGACATTTTTCTTCCTCCGAAAATTGCTCATTGTGAGCTGACAGCCGGGAAAGACCGGCATTATGGCCCTATGGCGGAATTAGGCATACGCAACAAGCTCAAACCTTGTAAAATTCTCAGTTCAAATCTGAGTAGGGCTACCAACCCATTTGCAGATGGGCAAGTGCTAGAATATTGGCAAAATCGGAAAGACGGTTGACTGCTGGACAGACAGTGTTGATGTGCCACCGTGGTGGAAATGGCATACACTTTCCGCTTAAACCGGAACGCTCGTAAGAGATTAGGAGTTCAACTCTCCTCGGTGGCATTTATATCCGGGTGTAGCTCAGTTGGAAGAGCGCGTGTTTTGGGAACATGAGGCCGCAGGATCATGACCTGTCACTCGGACCAGCCCGAAAGGGCATGTAGAATTTTTCATTCACATTATTCCCAGCTCTCTGGAAACGGAGCAGTGTGGCGTAGTAAGCTGGGTATATGATGCGCCATCGCCAAGCGGTAAGGCAGAGGACTTTGACTCCTCCATCACAGGTTCGACCCCTGTTGGCGCAATTTATGCGGATATGGTGGAATGGCAGACACGCCAGATTTAGGATCTGGTGCTTCGGCGTGTGGGTTCGATGCCCACTATCCGCACCACGGTCATGAATCGTTGTTGTTCATGGTTGAACTCCTTTGACCACTATTATTCCCAGCTCGCCAGTGATGGTGCAGTAGTGTTTTGTAAGCTGGGTTTTCATGCGGCGGTCGTACAACGGCTAGTACATCAGCCTTCCAAGCTGAGGATGAGGTTTCGACTACCTTTCGCTGCTCCAATCTCGTATGGGTAGGATCTTTGGCGGTCAGATCTGGCCGCGCCTGTGCGAGATACCACCCCGAAAGGGGCGAGATATAGGAAATGTGCATCGCTGTTATTCCTTCCTCGTCTATATGATATAGATGCAATAGTGTTTTATAAGGAAGGTGCCCAGTTGAATAGTTGCAGCTATTTAACTGGTTTTTATGGGACATTATCTCAATTGGTTAGAGAACTCAGCTCATAACTGAGCATATGTATCACGGTTCAAGTCCGACATGTCCCACCAGCCCGAAAGGGCGTACATAAAACCCGCTAGAACTTTTGTTTTATAAGCGTTGAAATAATATGACGTTGATACGTCTATTGTTTTTCGCTTATTCTCTGAGATTTAGCTATGTAACACAGGATACGAAAAGGAGGTGGTTTGGTGAAACATTATGGAAGTATTTGCGAGATTGATGGTTCTAAGATTGAACCTGTCTCGTGTATCACTGGTGGTTCACCTTGTTAGCCAAGATCTTTCTATTGCCGGTAAGCGGGCAGGTTTGGCTGGAGAACGGTCTGGTCTATTTATGGAAATGATTCGTGTGATAAAAGAAATGAGGGATACCACCAATGGAGAATATCCAAAATTTGCAATCTGGGAAAATGTTAGAGGAGCACTCTCCTCAAACAACGGAGAAGACTTCCGATGTGTCTTGGAAGAATTTGCACACATCGTCGAAGCAGACGCTACAATTCCTAAACCTTCGGAAAAAGGTGGAAAATGGTCTAAATCCGGCGCAATTTCCGGTAATGGATGGTCTTTGGCATGGAGACTCTTCGATGCTCAATACTGGGGAGTGCCCCAACGTCGTCAAAGAATCGCGCTTGTCATGGATTTTGGAGGACAACGTGCCGCAAAGATATTATTTGAGCGCACGGGCGTGCCAGGGAATTCTGACGAGAGCATCCCGACGTGGCAAGGTGCTGCCAGAATTGCTGAAAAATGCATTGTTGGAAATGATCGAGTGGTGGGAGAAAAAAGCTTTTGTATCGTCGGAAACATGATTGACAGAGAAACCAACATGAATGGGACTGGTGTAAAAGAAGATACTGCTTTCACTATAAACACTATTGACCGTAATGCTGTTGCCTACACTTTAAAGATTCGTTCAGGATGCGAAGGTGGTGGCAAAGGCGCACTGGTACAAATCGAGAAGAGCGCAACGCTTTCTACATTGCAAGATCAAACGTTAATTTGCTTGGCAGACAACACCTCTTTACATAATTCAAAACAAAAGATTTCGCCGGTGGTGTTTGAGAGTCACAGTCAGGATGCTCGATACACTCAACAGGGCGACACAAGTCCGGCTTGTACGGCTCAATGGGGGACTGGTGGCAATAATATGCCGCTTGTTGCTGAAAAGAAAACCTTTGCAATGCAACGCATTGGTGAATACAAGGAAAGTGAACAAGCTAGTACGATGAAATCTCGTGACTACAAGGATGCTACTGACTTGATTGCAGAGAAGGAAACGAAGAATCTGCAATGGATTGTTCGTCGCCTGACTCCTGTCGAGTGTGAACGACTTCAAGGGTTCCCTGATGGATGGACTGATATTGGCGAGTGGGTTGATGAGAATGGTAAAAAGCACAAACCAGCTGATTCTCCTCGTTACAAGGCGCTCGGCAATTCGATTGCATTGCCTCAGTGGTATTGGATTTTCCAGAAAATGAAGCCGTATATCGGTGAGAATCCTACGCTTGGCAGTCTTTTTGATGGAATCGGTGGCTTTCCGCTTGTCTTTGAAAGTACGTATGGTGATGGTACTGCTATCTGGGGATCTGAAATTGAACCGTTCTGCGTTGCAGTAACTAAGAAGCATTTTCCAGAAAAGCAAGGAGGATAATTTGCCAGAAAATAAAGGATATTTAACAGCTGACCGATCTGCGGTAGGCGATGAGCGATACACACCGGTTTACGCGGTTATTCCATTGCTTGAATTTGCCCCCCGTCGAGTAAAACAGTGATTTGGTGTCCGTTTGATAAAGAGTGGTCTGCCTTTGTGCAGGTGTTCAGAAATGCTGGATATAAAGTAGAATATAGCCACATTGATAACGGACAAGATTTCTTTACATACGAACCGGAATATTGGGATATTATGATTTCAAACCCTCCTTTTAGTAGGAAGGATGAAGTATTGCGTAGAGCCTATGAGCTTAAAAAGCCGTTTGCTCTACTACTTCCTGCAAATAGTATTCAGGGTAAGACACGATTTGACATCTTCAAAAATGATGTACAGATGCTGTGTTTTGATTCTCGAATAGGATTCATGGACCCTAAACACGCAGACAGCCCTGTCGAGGGAGTGTCTTTTGGAAGTGCATACTTCTGTAGAAATTTTCTTCCCAGTAAGTTAGAGTTACGAAAACTTGATAAGAAAATCTCATAAAAGGCTAATTCAAACAAGAGGTGACATGATGAACAGCAAAATTCCTATCAATGTAACTATCGATCACGGCTCCTTGAGCCTTCCGGCAAGTCCTATCTTCCAGAAGGATAAGAACACGTATCTCTGTCCGTTTTGTGTGACGAAGCTGGAAAAGTTCGAGTGTGAGTGTTCTGATTGTCATCACAAGATGGATTGGAGTAAATTTGCCAAAAAGGAGTGATTCCTATGGAACTAGACGAATGGAAAAATGCCAGTAAGAAACGAATCGAAAAGATGACTTTTGATGAAGCAAAAAAAATTCTTGAGAATCAAATCCGACTTGGCAAGGAGGGCGGAAAGTGGTGTCCTCGTGAACACACTACTCACGCCTACGAGATGATTCTTAAACGAGCCGTCGCCTATGAAAAATTGCGAAGCATGTATGAAAATCTGTTAGAGGAGTGATGCCTATGAATATAGATTTCTTCCAACGGCGCAAGACACAGCTTGAAGATACGCTTCTTTTGAAAAATCAGGCCGTCGATATGCTTGATTATCTAAAGACGCACTGTATCAGCAATGACCAATATTGTGCCATTCGAGACTACATTGAAGAAGCTGCCAAGATTCTGGAGAGTGACCTCGAATATGCAAACAACAAGCTACAGTCCGTATTCAGACCTAAGTATGGCCGGAATAACAGACTGACTCGTGCTCAATCTAAGATGTTCCGTGATAGAGAATATTAAAAATGGGGTGATGCCGTATGAACACATGTAAGAAAATATGTAACTGGTGTGGTCGTGAAATCAAGCCGATAGGTAGCGAGCAGGGAATCAGTTTTGAGCATCAATACTCTTATGGTAGCCAACTTGATGGTTCGCTTTTGAGTTTTGATTTGTGCCCTGAATGTTCAGAACGGCTCCCAATAGTGCTCGGCGCAATGTTTGTACATAATCCTTTAAAGGACGATTTCTAACGGCGAGTGCCGTATGAAATATAAGCCATCAATAAACCAGACGGAGGATAACACATAAAATGAATAGTGCATGAATTGATTCAAGACAATAAAAAGAAACATAAGTGATTATCAATGAAACAAAATTATATAAAGGAGACTTGATATGGCAGATAGAATTTTTAATCTTCCTCAGACCCGTGGTTCTTTTGAGATGGCTGGTAAGGTCACCGGCACCCAGCGTAGCAACTTCTATAACGAGAAGGAGACTAAGAATGGTGCTATGCGCCGTGTCCTGAGCTTTGGCGTTCAGACTTCCAATGAAAACACTTTTTATGTTGATCTTGATGGTATGCCTCGTGATAAGGTTTACTTCTTCCGCCGTGCCGATAAGGACAAGGGCATCGAGAAGGATAAGAAGGAAGTTGCTTGGAAGGATCGTCTGACTTATGTTGCACCGGAAGGCTATGATATGATTGGCGTTAAGGTCGGTGTTACCAAGAAGACGAATGAGTCTGGTAAGGTCGTCAATGATAACAAGACTCTGACTGACTTCGATGCAGCCAAGGAGATCTCTGATAACCTGCATGATGGTGACAATGTGTATGTCCGTGGTAACATCGAGTACAGCACTTACAACGGCAAGCACCAAATTCGCTTCGTTCCTACTCAGGTGTCTCTGAGCTCTAAGGAAATCGACTTCGATGCAGAGGGTTTCGAGGAGCTGGCTCTGTTTACTCAGACCATTGTTTACACTGGTTGCCGCAAGAGTGATGAGGATGATGAAGTAGTTGTTGATGCAAAAATTGTGAACTACAACACCATTGAGGACGCAGAGCTTTTCATTGACTATAAGGCAAACACTCAGAATAAGGTTCTGGCTGATTCTATTCGTAAGCGTCTGAAGTCTTATACTAGCTTTGAGTGTTTTGGCCCCATTGTCAATCAGCAGAAGGTTGAGGAAGTTGAGACCGAGAATATCTGGGGTGGTCCTAATAAGATGAAGCGCCAGAGCACTCCGGCAGTTCGTAAGCTGTATATTGAGGGCGTTAATCCTGATTCCTTTGATCCGAACCCTGGCGACAAGGATGCGGAACCTACTTACACAGAGGACAATATCTCCGAGGCACGGGCAAAGATTGCTGCCAATACTCAGGCTAAGAAGGACTTCGACGGCAAGGCTGCTGAGAACGACACTTCTTGGTGGGGTGGTTCCAACAAGTCTACTGCAACTCCTGCAAATGAGGAAGAGGACGACTGGGGTTAATTTATTTTAGCATTAGCTATGCAATACAGGATACATAAGGAGTTTAGTTATGCAGAATACTCTTGAGTATACCGCTTATAATGGTATGAAATTTTACATTGTCTACATCGAAGCGCTTGAAAAGGAACCTGAAGAAGACTCTCCGATGATGTCTATTGTGTTTACTACGCATCCTGAGATTATTGCAGAAGCTAAAGCCGACGCGGAATGCAATGGTGGTGCTGTTCCGGTAGGGTGTAAAGACCTTCTGGTTGATAGTGTGGATAACATCACCCGTCAGTTGGATTATGTTGCTCATGCAGTTGAAACGGGTGATCCGTGGTATGAGTGTTTGAAAGTTTAATAAAAGATTTAGAGAGGAATTTACATATATGGCTATGATTCGTAAGGCATCTGCTGTTCGTAAGAAGCTTCATATGCTGATTTATGGTGAACAGGGAACTGGTAAGTCTCGTACTGCTATGCAGCTGTGCTATTTGAAGAATGCAGACGGTAAGCCGTTCCGTGTTCTGTATTTGGATACCGAAAATGGTTCTATTGATAATTACACCGAGGAGCTGGAAGCCAATGGTGTGAATCCTGATAATCTGTTGATTGTTTACACCCAGTCTCTGGCAGAAGTTCAGGATTATATCAAGATGGTTACCAACGATGAGGATATCGAGGATGAGAATGGAGATGTTTATCTGGATGCAGACAGTAAGCCGTTCCGTGCAGACGCTCTGGTTGTTGACTCCGCTTCCATCCTCAAGATGACTGCTACCCAGGGCCTCACCGCCTTCTCGCAGAAGCGTGCCAAGGTTAAGGCCGCATCTCAGGGTCTGACTGGTGATGAAAAGGCAGTTAAGATTGAGGGTGCTGGCATGGAGCTCAAGGATTTCAATACCCTGAACTTCAAGGGTCAGTCTCTGATTTTGGATCTGAATGCATCTGGTGTAAACTACATCGTTGTTTGCCGAGAGAAGGACGAGAAGCATACTAAGGTTGTGAATGGTTCTATCGTAAGTGAGCCTACTGGTCGTAAGATTCCTGATGGGTTTGCTGGTCAGGAGTACAACGTTGATACTGAGTTCCGCCTGTATTTTCAGGATGGTCAGCAGCTCGCTTTCTTCGATAAGGATCGTACCGGTATGCATAAGGGCGGTGAGGTCGTTGAGGATCTGACCCTGCTTGAGTATCAGGATATTATCTCTAGTAGCGCAAAGAATCGGGAGAACGTCATCAAGAACGGCTTAAACGATGCTGTTAAGACTGAGGTTAAGCTGAGTATGCGTGACCTTGGTATCGAAAACGATGAGCCGGATGATGTTCCGGCAGATAAGAGTTCTGATAGTAAAGAGCCTTCTATGGATGACATCAAGGCAAAGCTGAACGACCTGATTGCTTCCGCTTCTCCTGTGAAGAAGAGCGCAGCACAGAAGGCTGTTAAGGCGGCTGGCCTGTCTACCGCGTTCCGTTCTATGACTGATATTGAGGAACTGAAGAAGGTCGCCGCAATCATGGAGAAGGAACTGGCTTAATGGAACTAACCCGTAAATGCAAGATTTGCGGGAAGAACATTTTCATCGAGCGAGACCGTAGCACATTTTTCTACGACAAGACTGGTTTTTATCATAAGGATTGTTTTGTAGAAAAAAAGAAAAATCAAAAACGCCCTTGGACAGATGACCTGCTAAGGGCATTTTTTGACAAAGTGAATGACACTACGGATAAAAAGGTCGATGATCTTCTTTCCAAAAAGAGAGAACAAGACCACAATCGTGAGCTTGCACATATCAAACAGGAAGAGAAAAAGATTCTTTTCGACCATATTCGAGATATATACGCCCCGGCGGTTGTTCCTGGTAGCTTCTACTCGAAACTTGCGCAGTTAATTTCCGGTAATTATTACAAATACAGAGGTTCTATTCCTCCGCTAGAACTTTACGATATGTGGGTTCTAGCGAAACCCCGACTAGATAAGATAGTTGCCGAGAAAGAAGCAAAGGGTTGTGATATGAGTCAGCGATGGAATTACGACTTGGCTGTTTTATTGGCTCAATATCCTAGTTATCTCGATCGAAAAGAAAGACTAGCTTCGATTCGCAGTGAAAGCGAAGAAAAAATGAAGGAAAATCTGACTGAAACGGTACTGAAACGTATGAAAACAGCACCGAAACAGAGTAAAAACGAGAATGAAATTGATATAAGTGCAATTCTCGATGAGATATAAAAGAGGGAGGTGGATGAGTGGAACTCATTTCAAATATCCCGAATGAAATTCTATTTGTTGGCGCAATTTACAAGCATCCTGACTATTTGGTCGAGTATGGGCATTATGTCAAGAGCAAGTACGATTTTGCCGATGAAGCAACAAAATTTTTCTACGATGCAGCGTTAATTATTTATGAAACTCGGACTCAAGAATTTAATAAAACGTCTGTTTTAACGTTTATGGCTGAAGATGAGTCCAGATTGTCCCAATACAAGCGGCTGAAGGGCTGGTCAACCATTGAATACTACATGAGTCTTGCGAATGACGATGATATCAAGGGATATTTCAATATCCTGAAGAAATATTCGCTACTTCGTGAGTATCAGAGAAACGGATTTAACATTGAAGGAATCTTAAAGCATCAACGGTTTGAAATGTTTGGTGCTCAGGACATTTACAAATTGATTCGTGGCAAGGCCGACAAGATCAATACGGTTATCATTACAAACGATGATGCTGAGATTTTGAATAATGGTCTGCTACCAATGGTCAATGAGCGTCTGAGCGTTCCCGATATGGGTTTACCGTTCCAGTATCCTATCATGAATGATTTGTTCCGAGGATTGAAGTTGGGCACTGTGATGTTTAATGGTATGCCATCTAACGCTGGTAAGACTAGATATATGATGGCGATTGTTGCCTACGTCACATTGGTTCAAAAGCAGAAAGCTCTTTTGCTGCTGAATGAGATGGATCTTGAGTCAGTCCGGTATTGCTTGCTAGTCACCGCCATCAATAATCCTGAGTTTCAAGAGTTGCATGGTCATCGTTTCCATAAGGACGAGCGAGAAATCACCCTTGGGATGTACCGGGATGCAAATGGAAACTTCATCTTCAGAAAACAAAACGAAGACGGAGAATACATAGAAAGCATTGATGAGTTTACCGCCCGTGTCTATGAGGAAAGCGAAGAGTACCGCAATGTACTTGATGTTTGCCAGTGGATTGAGAGCGAATCACAAGGCTTGATTATCGCAAAAGATGTTTCTGCTGATTATAGTGATAAGTCCCTGCGATTTGAAATCCAGAAGGCAGCTCTCACTCAGGGAGTTAAGTATGTGTTTTATGATACTCTAAAGAACGACATTGCATCTATTGGTGAATGGGCAGCGTTCAAGGTCACGGCCACCGAGCTTGAAGAGATTGCGAAGAATCTGAAGATTTTCATCTACGGTAGTATCCAGTTGGCTGAAAATGCTCATGAGTATCTCCCTGATGAGCTGAATTCAAACAATATTGCTGAGTCAAAAATGATTAAGCATGTTGCTTGGACGATGGTTCTATTCAAGGAGATTCCGAAAGATAAGTTCGCAAAGTATCAATACATCTTTCATGACCCTGAATGGGGCGGCGACTGTGCTCATCGGTTAAATCCAGACAAACGGTACTATGTTGGAAACATTGACAAGAACCGTTTTGGCGAGAAGAAGAAAATCATGTTTGAAGTGAATTTGAACCAGAATGTCTGGAAAGAGGTCGGTGTCTGCACCAGAAAGTAAGGAACTACAATGGTAAATATCGCAGATCTGAAAAATTATATTCTTGAAGAACAGCAGATTGAACCAATTTTGGAGGAGCTTGGTTGTCATCATATTAGTCATAAAGCTGGATATTATCAGTGTGCGAATCCAGATGGTGACAATAGGACGGCACTCTGTATCTACGAGAATGAAAATCTTACTGCGGTAGATTACACACGAGACATTGTCAATGGAAAGACCAGTTATGATTTGATTTCTGTCGTCCAGTTCTTTCTGGAACTGTCTTTCCCAAAAGCTATTAAGCAAATCTGCGAATGGGTTGGACTTGACTACTATCACAACTTCGAGGAAGACCTTCCTAAAAGTATGTTGATTCTAAAAGAACTCATCACCATGCAAAATGAAGGTGAAGAACACGAGGATGACCGTCCGATAGTCCCCATCTCCGAAGCCATCCTCGGTTATTACAAACCTTATGTTAACCAGATTTTTGCTGACGATGGGATATCTTACGAGACACAACGGGAGTTTGAGATTGGTTTTGATGAACTAACAAATAGAATCACGATTCCAATCAGAGATGAAATTGGTACTTTGGTTGGTGTAAAGGGAAGATATTTTGGTAAGCCGCCTGAAGGTGAATTAAAGTATCTATATCTTGAGCCGTGTGCCAGAAACCGTATTCTGTATGGCCTGTATAAGACAGAGCCGTACATTAAGAATGAAGGTCTGGTATATGTTGGTGAAGCTGAAAAGTCTGTCATGCAGATGTGGAACATGGATGTCTACAACTGTGTGGCGACTGGCGGTAAGAAGGTTTCACAGAATCAAATTGAAATTTTAACACGTCTTTGCGTTGATATTTGTTTTGTATTTGATAAAGACGTTCAGCTTAGTGAGCTTATGGTTCTCGCTAATCGATTTGTCGATGGCGTAAGTGTGTATGCTGTAGTAGATGATAAAGGGATTCTGGATGAAAAGGAAGCCCCGACTGATAATCCTGAAAAATTTAAGGCATTGATTGAAAACTGTGTTAGGAGAATTAAATGAATGTAAAACTCTGGAAGGGGAGTAGGAACGACCTATCAGACCCGATTGGAACGATTATGGAGAACAGAGGGGTCAAGGATTATAAGACCTACATGAATCTGGATGATTCTTGCTTGAATTCTCCGTGGGAATTGGACAATATCGAGTATGCTGTCATGATGTTGAATAAACACCTTTGGAAAAAATCTATCATCTCTATCCTTGTAGACTGTGATGTGGACGGTTTTACAAGTGCTTCGATGATGTTTCAGTATTTGAAAGCGATTGGTTATTTTGGAAAAATCAATGTTCTGCATCATAGTGGCAAGGAACATGGACTCTCTAAAGAAATTGAGGTTCCACCTGAAACTACCTTGCTGATTATCCCTGATGCTGGTAGTAACGATGTTGAGCAGTGCAAGGAACTTCGTGATAAGGGCATCGATATTCTGATTCTTGACCATCACATCTGCGACAGAGAGAATCCTTACGCAGTAATCGTTAATAACCAGAATGGTACATATCCTAACAAGGAACTGTCTGGTGCTGGCGTGGTATATAAGTTCCTTCAAGCCGTTGATGAAGATAATTGGACTGATGTTGCAGACAGGTATCTTGATTTAGTGGCAGTCGGAAATATCGGTGACGTTATGGATATGCACTCGCATGAGACAAAGCGCCTTTGCACAAAAGGTCTTGCACGAATTGTAAATCCGATGATTTGTGCTCTGGTTGAGGCGAATAGTTTCAACATCAAGGGTGACCCGACTATCAATGATATTCAGTTCTACATCGTTCCGATGATGAACGCACTGATTCGTGTTGGCTCATCCGAGCAAAAGAAGCGGATGTTCCGTGCGATGGTCGGTGAGGAACAGACGTTCCAGTACACTCCGACTCGTGGCAAGAATGCCGGTGTCACGATTGACGAGACTCTGGCACAGCATGTGGCTCGTGAGTGTTCGTCTTGTAAATATCAGCAAAACAAAACTAAGGATAAGGCTGTTGCAGAGTTGCAGGAACTGATTGAAAAGCATGGTGCAGACCAGAATAAGATTCTCTTCTGCAACTCCACTGGCATTCTTGATAACACTCTGACTGGTGTTGTGGCAATCAAGCTGGCCGAAATGTATGCAAAACCGTGCGTATTGCTTCGTACTTTTGCTGATGAACCGGACTATTACGGTGGTTCAATGAGAAATCCTGACGGCTCTCCGATTGAAAGTTTAAAGGAGTTCCTGATGAGTACCGGAGATTTTGAGTCAGTTCTTGGTCATGATAATGCTGCTGGTGTGAAAATCAAGAAAGAAAACGTGCCAAAGGCGATTGCGGATTGTAATGAGCTGCTTAAAGATGTCACGATGAGCAAAGCAATCGTGGTTGACTTTGATTTTGACTATAGTAGGCTGACTGTTGCATTGCCGAAGACCATGTATGAAATGCATAAAATCTGGGCACAGGGAATCTCAGAGCCATATTTCTACATTAAAAATATTCCGCTGATTCATAGTGGATGTGCTCCGATGGGCAAGAACGGCAATATGTGGAAGTATTCTGATGAAGAAAAAGGCATTGATTTTGTGTGCTTTGCAGATAATGGCCGGATGATTGGCTGGATCAATAATGACTTCTATGGTGATCAGGAAGAAAAATACATCAATGCTGTATGCCGGTTGTCTTTAAATCAGTACGGAAACAAAGTTACTCCGCAGGCGCAGATTGTTGATTTTGAGGTGATTTGATATGGGAAATTGGAAACGTGCTATCGCCATCGACTTTGATGGCACTCTCTGTGAGAATAATTATCCTGATATCGGTGAACCAAACTGGAATGTCATTTATCAAGCAATTCAGGAACAGAAGCACGGTGCTGGTCTGATTCTCTGGACTTGTCGGGAAGGAAAGCTTTTGTATGATGCAATGGAGGCTTGCTTTGATTGGGGTATTCAGTTTGATGCCATCAATGAGAGTCTTCCTGAGTGGAAAGAGCATTTTGGCACTGCTCCTAGAAAGGTTGGGGCTGATGAATATTGGGACGATAAGGCTGTAAAAATAAAGAATGGAGAGTTGGTTGACAATGAATAAAGTTGGTAATTACGATTTGCCATTAAATTTGCTTGACAAAGCACATCAATCACTTGCACATACTATTGCAGATTTAGAACCACTTCGGGAAGGTACAGCATTTAATCAGATTTTAAATGATGGTGCTCATATTATTGAACCGGATGAATTGACTCATATTCTTGATAAATTTGCAGAGCAGCATCCAGATTGGGAGATTTGTATCGAAACTGACCACGGATCGGTTAGTGAGAAATTTAAGATGGATCATGTTTTCTATGAAGGTATGGGAGATATGATTGTTCTTGATTTTGAATGAAAAATGGAAAAACGACGATATAGATATTACAAAATTGATTACCGTACATATAATTATACGCTCAAGAAATATCACAACTTACACAGAGAAATCTACGCTGAAAATGCAAGAGATGCAGTTAAAATGCTAAAAAGCAAAGAGTGTAATCGTAAGTTTGAGGTTGTTAAAGTCTACTTTGTTGATATTTTCGGTGATAGAAACGATAGGTTTTATCCACGAACTTATGTGATTGATAAAGAAGATTTTGAGTGAGGTGAGTATATGGTTTATATTACAGGCGATATTCACGGCGACTTTAATCGTCTCTTAAAGCTAAATAAGTTTTGCATTAGACACAATCTTGGAAAGAATGATTGGATTATCTGCCTTGGCGATGTTGGTTTGAATTACTACGGCAAGGATGATTCTCGTGAATGGAGCATTAAGACCATTGCTGCGGACATCCCTGCGAATTTATTCTGCATTCATGGAAATCACGAACGCCGCCCGTCTCGTAAGGATGGCTATAAGACAAAGGAAATCAGTGGAGATATTTGCGGAAAAGTGTGGCATGACCCACATTATCCCAATCAGTATTTTGCTATTGATGGCGAAGTTTACCAGATTCTTGCTGATAGGGAAATTCTGAACTGTCTTGTTTGCGGCGGAGCTTATTCCGTAGATAAATATTATCGGTTGGAACGTGGATGGAACTGGTGGCCGAATGAACAGCCGAGTGAAAAGACTAAGAAAAAGATCTGGAATATTACACATGACCCTCAAATCGATGATATTGATGTTATGCTCACGCATACCTGTCCATTCCGGTTCATTCCAACTGAATTGTTTATCGGTGGTATTGATCAAAGCACAGTAGACCAGTCAACTGAAATATTCTTTGATGATATATACGAATGTTATCCTAACGATTGTAAACCGTTCTGGTATTTTGGTCACTTCCATGGAAATAAATACACTGATGACTATGTGATGCTTTTTGATGACATTATTAAGTTTGGAGACAAGGTGAAGAGTGATGGTTAAAGATAGAAATAAAGGTCTGCGAGTCCTTGATTATATCGACGAGAATGAAATTTTAGCGCAGTTGTCAGAAGAGGCTTCTGAAGTTGCAAAGGCGGCATTAAAGCTTCGCCGGGCTCGTGATAGAAAAGAACCCTACACCAGTAAGTATTCGTGAAGCGTGGGCTGATTTGAATGAAGAATATGGCGATGTACTCAATTGCCTATATGCGTTGTTTGATGACGACGATGACCGTATTTATGATTTTTTTTGAACACGCAAATATTACTGCCGATGAAAAGCGCAAGCGTTGGATTAAGCGCCTGAAGGAACGTAATCAGTTTTAATGGTGGAAGGAGAATAGATGTCAGATAATTTTGTAAATCTTCATGTACATACAGCGCAGGGTTCGTTACTTGACTCTATTCTTACCGTCAAGGAACTTGTAAACTTTGCCAAAGAAAATGGCCAGAAAGCAATCGCGGTTACAGACCACGGAAAAATGCACTCTTTTGTTGACCAAGTTAAGGCTTGCAAGGAAGCAGGTATTAAGCCTATCATCGGCTGTGAAGTCTATGAAGTAGATAATCAGGCAGAGAAAGCCGATACAAAAGACTATAAACAACCTCGTTACCATCTTGTTTTACTAGCAAAGAACGAGACCGGTTTAAAAAATCTATTTAAGATTGTTTCAAATGCTTGCGTTGATGGTATGTATAAAAAGCCTCGAACTTCTTTGAACATTATTGAACAGAACGAGTGGGGTAAAGGTATCATCTGTCTTACAGCCTGTCAAGTTGGTCGAATGAGTAGATTACTTGTTGATGGCAACGAGACTGAAGCATGGCAGTTATGGAACAAACTGGAATGGATCTTTGATGACGTGTTTATGGAAGTACAGTCACATGATACGCCAGATCAAGCTGAGGCCAATGCAAAAATTGCGGCGTTTATTAGGAAATACGACTTGCCGTATACCATTACGACCGATGCTCACATGCTTTCTAAAGAAGATATTGATGCACACTCTGTCTTTGTTGAGATTGGAGAAGGCCGAGAAGTTGGTGAAAGCTACGTTGACTGCTATCTTCAGACTGAAAACGATGTTTTGAGAACGCTATCAAAGCAGTTTGATGAGGACTTTATCAAAAAAGGCTGTGAGATGTCTGTGAAAATCGCAGACATGATTGATGATATCGATATCGGTCTTGGACAGCCGAACCAGATGCCAGAAGTGAAAATTGAGGGAAAATTTGATTCTCATTTTGATTATCTTCGGCACCTTGTATATGCCACTTTTAATAAAAAATTCGGGTGGATGAGTGAAGTGGAACAGCAAACCCGGCGGAATCGTATTGAGATGGAACTGGATGTTTTGAAGTATGTTGATTATATTGACTATTTCATTATGCTGTATATGCTTTGCAAAAAGGCTGATGAACGCAAAATTCCTCGTGGGTACTCTCGTGGTTCTGGCGCAAATTGTCTTTGCCTTTTTATGGAGAATGTTACTCAGATTGACTCTGTTCGTTGGGATCTTGACTTCTCTCGCTTTGCAAACAAAGGTAGAAAGAGCCTGGCCGACTTCGACTTCGATGTCTCTAAACGTCGTCGAAAGGAACTTATTGCTATTGCAGAAGAACTTTTCGGCAAAGAAAATGTTGCTCCTATCGCTACGTTTAACTCTTTGTCTACAAAAGTTGCCATCAAAGATATTGGCAAAGTTCTGAACGAAGACCCAGAAAGCCCGTATTATATGCAGATTCCGTATGAATTACGTAATGAGGTCGCCAAGTTAATTCCGACTGTAAAAACGCTGGATGATCTTGGCGAAGAAGTTGAAAAGGAAGTTCTACTAAAGGATATCCTCGGAAAGAGTGAACAGCTTTCTAATGTATATGACAAGTTTCCTCTATGGTTCAAATACGTTATGCGTCTTGAGGGTCTGCCTAAGAGTATGGGTCGCCATGCTGCCGGTACATTGATTACGCCCAAGCCTGTCATTGAATATTGTCCTCTTTGTATGGACAGAGAAGGCAATCAGATGTGCCAACTTGAGATGCACAATGCCATGGATGATTTGTCGCTGGTCAAGATGGACTTCCTTGGTCTTGAGAATCTGGACATTATTGACGATACGTTAAAGATGGCTGGATTAACATGGGAAGATGTCGATATCAACCATCTTGATCTAAGTGATAAGGCTGTCTATGATACCGTCTACAAGTCGGGCAACACAATTGGCATTTTCCAGATGGAATCTGCAGAAGCACGAAAGATGTGTGTTGAAGCAAAGTGCGATAATGCTGAGGATATCATTGTTGTGAACGCAGCGAATCGTCCTGGTACTAAGGACAGCTTCCCGACGTATTGCTCCAATAAACTTCATCCAGAGACTATCAAACTACTCCATCCTGACATCAAACAGCTTTTTGCTAAGACGCAATACATTCTTCTTTATCAGGAACAGGCACTAGCGGTATTCCGCTATGCAGGATTCCCTGAAACTGAGGTTGACAATGCTCGTCGTGCTATCGGCAAGAAAAAGAAAGATGTTATGGCATCCTTGGAAGTTCAGTTCCGAGATGGTCTTCACAAGAAAGGATGGAATGATTACCAGATTTCTGAGATGTGGGCACTAATCTTGAAGCAGGCTTCTTATTCCTTTAATAGAGGCCACGCAGTTGCGTATGGACTTCTTTCTTACCTGACGGCTTACCTGAAAACTCATTATACTGAGTATTTCATGGCTGCGTGTATGATTACCAAGGAAGACGATTCTGGCAAAATGGGTGTGTTTATCAACGAATGCGACCGTCTACATATTCGTGTCCTTCCTCCAAGTGTCAACAAGTCTGATATGGAATTTAAGGCTGATGCGGAAAAGCACACAATCCTGTTTGGTTTGAAAGCCATTAAGGGAATGGGTGAGAGTGTCGCTTCAGGAGTGATTGCAGACCGTCCATATTCTGGACTGGCAGACTTTGTTCAGAGAGCAAACGGTGGTAAGATTGGAACCTCAAATGTTGTCAAGTTGATTAAGGCTGGCGCTATCCCGACAAAGGATAAGAAAAAAATCTTAATCACTTTTGCAAATATGGTTTTTGAGAATGAGTATAAAGAGAAAGGATTCCATGAGATGGCGTCTCTCCCTAAGATTTCCATTCTTAAAGACGAATACGGCATTGATACGGACTCTGTTAAAGACAAACCAACCAGACTTGCCTTATATAATAAGGTAAGAAGGGAGCGCTGGGAAGCGGGCACATGGAATCGAAAGAAAGAAAAAGACAAAAAGCGGAATGCATTTATGCAGGCGTTTGCTGAAAAGTATATGCAAGACGAGCACATGTGGGAATTTGAAACTCTTTCAATGTTTTTGACTAGCAATCCCATTAAGGATGCTTGCACCTATATTGATGCTGGTCTTGATACTGTAGAGGATGGCGGTAAGGCAACTGCTATTTGTGTCATCGTAGATATCCAAAAAAAGAAGGATAAACGTGGCAACCAGTTTGCGTACTTACATGTTTACACGACAGGTGGTATTGTCGAAATGATTTGTTGGGCATCTCAGTATGCACGATATTCAAGTCTGATTTCAAAGGGTAACGATCTTGCAATCCTTTGCAAGAGAAAAGAAAATTCGTACATTGTTGAGAAGATGAAGCCTTATAAGCAGTGGCTGCATGATAGAGAGATAGCGTAAGAGGGTTATAAAGTGGCAGATAAAAAATTCAATGAAAATATGATCCGTTGCTACATCAGGATAAAACGAGTCTTTTATCCGAAAGATGGGAGGGAGGTGGAGCCCGGCGGCTTCGCCACTTTCTCTGCCGAGGTGGTAAAAGTCAAGCAGGGAAATCCTGTTATGAGTCGATACAGTGACCTCCGGTTAAAGGGCAACGTTCCTAGCCTCGATATGAATAAAACTTATTCGTTCTGTGGTGAGTATGTTCATCATGAAAAGTTTGGTGACCAGTATAAAATCATTTATATGAATGAGTTTCAAGAGATTACTGACCCGGAAGAACAGAAAAGCTTTCTCCATTATATCCTGACCGACCATCAGTTTGAGATACTTTATGAAGCATTCGAAAATCCGTATGAGATTATCAAGAATGGTGATATCAAGTCGCTTTGCACTGTTAGTGGTATTACGGAAGGCAGAGCTCAAAAGATCATTGATACTTATGAAAACAACATTGATAACAGTGATGCGTACACAAAGCTAATTGAGTACGGTCTGACCCCTAGTGCTATTGAAAAGCTTGTCCGTCAATATCATGGTGCAGACACTCTGGTGAGAAAGATTGAAGAGAATCCTTACGTCCTGATTGACGATGTGTATGGCATCGGCTGGAAGAAGGCTGACGCTCTAGCTCTGAATATGGGGTTGAAACACAATTCGCAATTTAGAATTGAAGCTTACGTCATGCACTTTCTTGCTGGCCGTGCCGAAGAAGGCAACTCTATCATCTCGGCAAACCAGACAATCAATAGCTGTATTAAGGAACTTGATTTGAATGAGGGTGACCAAGAAGTCATCAAAAGGGCACTTTTCCATTTGCATGATGCTCGTGAAACGCTTTGGTGGAGCGATGACCGTCAGGAATTTGCTTTAACTAGAGTGTGGAATCTGGAAGATAGTATTGCGAAGGAAATCAAGCGTCTGGCGGATGTTCCTGTTGAGCCGATTGGTCGAAATATGGATGCAGCAATCAATGAGGCCGAGGATGAACTTGGTATCGAGTACACTGAAGAGCAGAGAGATGCTATTAAAAAGGTATGCTCTAGCAACGTCTGTATCTTAACAGGTTACGGCGGATGCCTTGATGCAGAGATGGAGTTCTTTAATGGTATCCAATGGAAAAAAATAAAAGATTATGTTAAGGGCGACAAAGTTCTTCAATATAATGAAAATGGGACTACAACGCTTGTTGAGCCTGAGAAATATGTAAAATTTAAATGTGAATATCTATATCACATGAAAAACAAGTCGGGCAGTATCAATCAACTATTGAGTGCAGAGCATAATGTTGTTTACTTGACCAGCAAAAACAATTTAGCTAAAATCCCAATGTGGGAGTTGTATCAAAGAAATGTTAAACGAAAGTCTGGGTTTAACGGACATTTTATAACAACGTTCAATTATGATGGTCCAGGAATCGATTTGAGCGATGCTGATATTAGACTAATGTGTGCTGTTATTTGCGATGGGTCGTTTTTGAAGGATCATAAATCAGCTTGGTGTAGAGTAAACGTAAAAAAAGAGCGAAAGAAACTTCGCATGAGAAGACTTCTTTTGGAAAGTGGTAGATACTTTGATGAGCATCAGTGGAATCCAAAAGACTTGGAATATTCGAACTTTGTCTTTTATGCTCCAAGAAAAGAAAAAAGATTTACTTCGTATTGGTATAGCTGTAATCATCATCAGCTAGAGGTGATTTGCGATGAGATTCTAAATTGGGACGGTCACGTAAAAGAGGGGAGACGGAAAGATTTTAGTACACTGATTAAAGAAACGGCAGATTTTGTTCAGTTCGCATTTTCTTCTTGTGGTTATCGTTCTGTTGTACATGAATCAAATATTGAACGGCACGGTAGAATGGTCACAGAGTATAATGTTCATATTGTGCAACACTCGAATGGAAAAGTTTCTCTTATGACAAAAGGCAGTAAAAGCGATATTGATATTGTTCGTTCAAGCGATGGATATAAGTATTGTTTTACGGTTCCGTCTCATATGTTTCTGATAAGATATAATGGAAGAATTTGTGTCACAGGCAACACCGGTAAAAGTACCGTTGTCGCTGGTGTTCTAAAGGTCCTTCACGGTAAGTCTTTCGCTCAGACTGCACTCTCTGGACGTGCCGCAGCTCGTATGCAGGAGATTACTGGTCAGGACGGGAAGACCATTCATCGTCTTCTTGGTTATGATATTGAGAATGGTGGTTTCATTCATAACAAGGACAATCCTCTTGAAGAAGATATTATCATTCTGGATGAGACATCTATGGTTGGAGCTCAGTTGTTCTATGACTTGATTCAGGCAATCGAGACCGGAAAGCGATTCATCATGATTGGTGATGACGGACAGCTTGAGAGCATCGGTATGTGTAACATTTTCAAGGATATGCTTGCATCTAAGGTTGTTCCTGTGGCTCGGTTGACTAAGATCCATCGTCAGGCAGCTAAGTCTGCAATTATCACGGAGAGCATCAAGGTTCGCAATGCTACGCAATTGGTGCCTTATGGCTGGGCTGGTAGTGAGATTCGTGGTGAACTTCGTGATTTGGAGCTTGATATCTATAAAGATGCAAGTGAGTCATTCAATCACATCATCAATCAGTACCGTACCTTATATAATAAGGTAGGGAATGATAGTGCGAAGATTCAGATTGTACTTCCACAGAAGCTGCGTGGTAGTATCTGTACTTATGAAGTCAATAATGCTATTCAGGAAATTGTGAATCCGAGTCGTGGTCAAGCAGAAGCAAAGGTCACAATCTATGGTGATGGCAAGGATAGAGTGTATACTCTGCGTGAGGGCGATCAAGTCATTATCAACAAGAACAATTATGAACTTCACACATACAATCTCAAGACAAAGAAAAAGGAAGAGAAGTGTCCGGTGTTCAACGGAAACCGTGGCATTATCCGAAAGATTGAGACTAGTTTTATTCTGGTTGATTTTGACCAATGGGGAACGATCTTCATTCCGCATTACTTTGGTGGGAATAACATCTGGGCAACGCTTGAACTTGCTTATGCTTTAAGTTGTCATAAACTACAGGGCAGTGAGGCTCCGTATGTGATTGTTGGTATGGACAACTCTGCATACCTGATGCTGACGAGAGAATGGCTCTATACGGCCATTACTCGTGCCAAGAAGTATTGTGTGATTTGCGCCGAAACTCATGCTCTTGATCGGGCTGTAAAGACTTCGAGGGTGCCATACAAGCGGACGTTCTTGAAGGAATTTTTACGGAAAGAATTTTCAGAAAAGCATTGACAATTATATTCGTATCCTGTATAATATAGTTATAAAAAGTCTCCATCCCGTAGGCTTAAAATTCTCTCTTTAGATGCATAACACAGGATACGAGAAAGAGAAGGCTTGCTCGTAACGACAAGCCTTTCTTTATTAGCTATAACTATATAACACAGGATACACAAGGAGGCTTTATGACAGATAAAGAGCTCATAGGTAAGCTTGATGCGATGGTTAAGGCATTGCAGAAAGCAAAGAAAAAGACGGACAAGACCCGCATTTTGCTGGATGCACGTAAGGATTTTGGAGATGAAGCTGATGAGTTAATGGCATTCTTCCGATTCCTGCTTGACCCGGCAATTGTTACTGGCCTGTCTAATGCAAAGATCAATAAGAAGGTAACCGCAAGGCCGGATTTCGATGTTCAGTATCTCAGCTGCGGATACCTTTATATTATGGGTGCTAGTCACAATACAGGCTCTGATACATCCATCGCAACAATCCAGAATTATTTACATAAAAATCCTGAATACGAAGAGTTTCTGAAACGACTGTTCACTAAGAACCTGCCGATCGGAGTCGAGGCAGCTACCATCAATAAGGTGTACGGCGAAGAGATTGTTCCTGTCTGGGAGGTACAGCAGGGATATCCGATTGACAAGGTTAAACTGAAGCGGGATGAAATGATTTTTGTATCGCGCAAATTAAATGGAGTGCGCGGCACCTTTATCAATGGTCAGTTCATTTCCAGACAGGCGCAAAAGTTTACTGGACTTGACCACATTATCAACGATATTAAAAATACTGGCTATTTTGGTTATGTATTTGATGGAGAGTTAATTCGTAAGAATGTCGATGGTCTGTCAGATAACAAAAATTTCGTTGTTGGGACAGGCATTATTAACAGCGATTCTACAGATAAGAGCTGCATCAAGTTCGTAATTTTCGATATGGTTCTACAGAGACAGTTTGAAAATGACGAATGTGTTGAACGGTATTCAGTTCGTAAACAGCGGCTTCTTGAGCTGAAAGAGAAAATCAAGCAGCACAATCTTCAAAACATTGAAGTTGTCGAGATGGTCTACGAAGGAACCGACCATTCACAGATTGCTAAATGGCTTGATTATGCTGTTGCAAATGACTGGGAAGGACTTGTCTGTAACAGAGATGTCCCTTACCGCCGGGCACGACATAATGGATGCCTGAAAGTAAAACGTTTTTATACTGTTGACCTGCGAATCATCGCGATTGAGGAAGGTCAGAACCGTCTGGCTGGCACGACGGGAGCTCTCGTTGTGGACTACAAGGGTAATGAGCTACGCATTGGCTCTGGCTTTGATGACGCTACGAGAGCTACTGTGTGGGCGAATCCTGATGACTACATTGGCAAGATTGTTGAGTGTAAATACAAAGAGGTCAGCTGTGACAAGAAAACTGGCGCTGAGTCCCTGCAATTCCCGACCTTTGTAAGATTTAGAGATGACAAGAACGAGGTGTCTTATGCCTAAAAACAAGTTAAAAGATTCCTTTTATTGGATGGGTGGAAACGATAAGAATGAAGTAAGCTACGGCTAAGGAGAGGATTATGAAAACTTATTACGCAGTAACCGAAGGTAAATATTCAAATTATCGAATTATTACTATTACTGAAGATAAAGAAAAAGCGGGAAGAATCGCTGCAGCTTACGACGGTGATGTCGAAGAGTACGAGGATTGTATTATAAATCCGATTGGCGTTTGGAAGGTTTATCACTACGAAAAAAATAGAGACTGGCTCGTAATCCGTTCCCATAGAGATGTTGAAGATATTAAAGACAAAGAATGGGAACCTAATTATTTTGATTCGGCTCCTTACGATAAGGAAATGGTATGGACTATTTATGTAACCGCTGAGAATAGAGAGCTTGCCCAAAAGATTGCTTATGATAAGTATGCTCAGTGGAAAGCTGAACGGGAGGGCTGGCATGAATCTTTCCAAGAAGTCTATTAAACACATTCTTCGGATTCTGGATAACAAATGTGTTGAGAATCCATCCAAAACCACAACAATTAGCTTCAGCGGCAATCGAATTCCAACTCGTGAATTCACGCCTAAGAATAAAGAAGCGTATGGATGGTGGACTATTGTTTACGCTCCATCCGAAGGTTACTTTTGGGGAATCAAGAATGAAATGTCTAAGGAGTTTGGGATGGATTTGGATAGTCCAGATATCAATTCTCCTGCACAGCTTGCAGATTTGTGAGGTTTTACAATGTTTATTTTAACACAGAATCAAACCGGAGTTGTTGACACCGGTAAATGTTTTGGAATCCATATTGTAGATGAATCAGCAGTAATCAGAGCGTATACCTTTGATGAAGATGGATGGATGAGACTTGGTAAATATAAAACAGTAGAACGAGCAAAAGAAGTAATCCAAGAAATTAATACTGCTCTTTGTGAGAGCCGTGTTAGTTTCGATATGCCGGAGGACTAAAATGCTACTTTTAACGCAAGGTGGAGAAATTATAAATCTTGACCGCATGGCAATCATTGATGCCGCAAACCTTAATGTTTACGCAAGGCAAGGTATGGGAGAACGCGGAATTGTTCTTGGTAGTTATAATACTGCGTCAAGATGCTACGAGATTATCGGAAACATTTTTGACGACTATTGTTGTGATGAGAGGATTTTTAAAATGCCGGAGGAATAAATGAACGACTTCCGAAAACTAGCCATCCCAAAGAAAGAACGACTTGAAGTTCAACTTATGGATGGTACAGAAGAACACAATATCATTTACGTGATTACATCTCTAGCCACTATTAAAGGTGCTGAGATTTTTAAAAATTTTCGTTTGTATTCTGTAGGCTCCGCCGGGGAGCTCAACTTATTAGAGAAGCGAGACGGCGATCCCTACTTTGATAAGCTGAAAGGAACAGAATATGAGTAATTCGATGAATCGAGAAGACCGGCGCAGAGAGCAGCGTAAAGCACGAATCCTTGCCAGGCGAATCAAGAAGGCTGGTGGGCCCGATTTTCTTGCTGGAATGCCAGTTGAAGAGTGGGAACCAAAGATTGGTGATGAGGTCACTATTAAGGTAAAGAGGATTCAGGGTAAGAAAGATTTCTTTAAGATGAGTCCTCAGTATCAGGACTTTATCAATAGCCTTGAAGACAGAAAGCCTTACAAAATCACCAGTACCGGTATGAAGGGTCAGGTTTACGGCATTGACGCACATCCTTATTTTCAGATTTGGAAGGGTGATATGGAACCCTACAAGGAGCTCTAATGAGGATGTACTTCAGAACGGACTATAAAGAGTGGGGCCCGGCAGAAGCCACTTTGCAGAAAGGACACTGGTATAAGGTTCTTTGTGATGCTGGCGACTTCTACATAATTGACAACAGACCAGAAAGTAACAAGTGCGGTCTGCGGCTAGGAGAAATATCGTTTGTTGATAAAGAAGATCTCGAAGATGACATCTATGTCGTGACCGGAAAGAGTGAAGAATTTGAGGAAGGAGGTGGGGCGATATGATTGGTATTGACCATCGTGAGCAGGGTCGTAAGGAACGAGCCCTTGCAGAGTATTATAGAATCTTAGCTCGATATCCCACTGAATGTGGAGATCCGATTACATATCAGTTGTCAGAAGAGCAGCTTAAACAGGTTCTCTGTGGAGAGGTTACTGTGGATGAGTTGATTGAAAGAGGTGAGGTAAATGAGAGACAGGATTAAGATGTGGATCGCTTTCATTAAGATTTTTAAGGATTATCTTATTGCGGTCGGAATCATGATTGCGTTGTGGCTATTATCTTGTCTTATCAAATATTGGATTTCAGTATCAAGCTTCCCAGATTGGTTTAAGTTTGCACTTCTAAAGTAAAGGAGGATTAAATGGTAACCGATATTCTTAATAGAGAAATTCATATTGGCGACACAGTTCTTAGAGCTAGAACTCGAAAAGGTCGCGGAGTTCTTTGGAGCATTCATAAAGTTGTCTCCATTATGAACGTAATGATTAAAGTTCAAGATGGAAAGTACACTTTAAATGTCGCACCTAAAAATTGCATCGTAATTGGTGAGAACGACATTCCTGAAAACTGGCAGGACGAATATTAAGGAGAGTTGAATGACTGTTGATTTGATTGCGTACACACAGCGAGTTGTTCCTACAAATGATAAGAATCCTTTAGATATTGTAGAGGAAGCTGCGAGTATTTGTTATGATTCTTCAATGACTGACGATTATAAGATTGCTAAGGGATGTAAGGCCAGCGGTCATTATTCTGTGCTTGAACACATCAACTTTACGTTCTATGTCAAAGATGTGAGTCGCGCACTTCTGGCACAGATTAGTCGTCATCGACATATTAGCATGAGCTGCCGCAGCCAGCGTTATTGCAGCGAGGATGGATTCAAGTATGTAAATCCGTTTACCGGTGAAGATGCTGATGTTTTCGATAATATGATGTCGGACATTGATACCGATTATCAGATTCTCAAGAAGTATCATAATGCCAAAAACGAAGACGCTCGTGCAGTTCTGCCAAATGCTTGCTGTACAGAATTCTACATCACGATGAACGCTCGTGCTTTGATTGAGATGAGTCATCTTCGACTTTGTTCTAGGGCTCAAAAAGAAATCCGCGAGATGTTCACAGAAATGAAGAAGGAAGTTGCACAGGTTTGTCCTGAAGTAGCAAACTGGATGGTTCCTTCCTGTGAGGCTAATCCGAAGTATCCGTTCTGTCCAGAAGGTCGTGGCTGCTGTGGCCGTCATCCTCGGTTGGCAGATGTTTATAAGCCTATTGAAAAAAACAAGGAGGTTATTGATGCAAACACTTGACGAAATCAAGAAGAACGTCGAGCACCCGTCTTATTACGGCGGTGCAGACAATCCCTATGAGGCAATCAAAGTGCTACGGGAGTGGCAGTTAGACAAGGATGCTTATCTTTGGAATGTTGGTAAGTATCTGAGCCGGGCAGGTCACAAAGATGGCAATTCTCAGCTTCAAGATTTGACGAAGGCACGTTGGTATTTGGACTATAAAATCCGGCTTTTAGAGGAACAGCAGAAGGTTGCTGAAAGTGTCGTAGATACGCTCAAGAAAGTCCCTAACGAGGTAACTGATAAGCTGACTACGATGTCGGATTACATTCCTCGTCATGCAAAGCCCGACTATACGGATGATTTGGTTTTCTGTCCAGAAATCCATGCTCCAAACATCGAAACTGCCGTGGTCCCTGATTGTGCCGATGAGGTCAAGTTTTAAGAGGTTTACATAAATGAGAATGAGATACAACTGGGAAGAACCATTTGCGGCATTTGCCCTGTTTGTTACAATGTTGATTTTTGGCTTTGCCAAATTTGTTTTAAGATAATCAAGGAGAAAAATAC